TAAAGGGAACAAGAGATTTCAAAATGGATATCATACTAATTCTGCCGGATTAAGAGAGCCATCATGGTTTAACGTTAAAGAGGAGTGGAAGTAATAAATGAACATCTATTATTCTTCTCCATATTCAACTGATAAATTACTAGGTCGTGCCTATAACGACCTATGTTCTATTGTACCCAATGATGATGATTTTATTTGCCTCATAGATGGAGATGTAATGTTCCTTAATTCAAATTATGGTCACATAATTGAAGCTGCAATAAAAAACAATCCTCAATATCAACTTTTCACTTGTTATGCTTCTAGGATTAAAAATCCTCAACAAATGTATCAAGGCAAAATAAGTGAAGATCCAAACATTATTCATCATTGGGAAATAGCGCAAAGAAATGCTATAGAGAATAAGGGTAAAGTTAAAGAGCTAAAACAGTTGATATCAGGTCATGTAATGATATTTTCCAAATGGCTATGGAAACAAATTCCCTTTGTAGAGCAAACTAAACGAGGAACAATATTGGGAATAGATAATGTATTCAGTAGTCAGGTATTAAAATCAGGCTATCGAATAGGATTAATAGAGGATTTATATGTCCTTCATTATTACAGAATGAAACAAGGTATTGATTACAGAGAGCATTTAAAATGAAAGCACCAATAAGCAAATTAGCTAAAGAAATAGGATTAGATAAAATTGCCAAGACTATTGTCGCTAAGGATAAATATTTAATTCATAACAAGAAGAGATATAAGGTCACAAAAATCAAATGATCTCACAAATATTCATTTTTATTTTTGGAGGAACAGCAATTTATCTTGTAGGTACAACTGGAAAATGGAAGAAATATGGATATCTATGTGGGTTATTATCTCAGCCTTTTTGGTTTTATGCAGCATGGGAACAAAAGCAGTGGGGAATATTTTTTATATGCTTTATATATCTTTACAGTTGGATTAATGGATTTAGAAATTATTGGTTTAAATGAACAAAAAAGAAGTAGAGAGAATTTTTAAAAGTCTTTTGAGACCACCAAGTGAGGAAATTTGGAGATGGAGAGTTGAATATAAAAAACTTCTTAAATCAGGAATGTTTTTTGAATTTCATCCAGAACTAACTGGCGATTGGAAACAAGATAAAGAACAATGGCTAAAGATAAAAAGATCGATGTAATCATACCTCTTGGTACCGGATGTGATTGGAAGGAGCATAATGAACTTAAATATTGCCTCAGATCTATTGAGAAAAATTTAGTTGACCTTGGAAAAGTTTATGTAGTAGGTCATAAACCAAGCTGGCTAACAAATGTCATCCACATTCCTGCCGAAGATACACTAACAAGAAACAAGGACGGTAATATCATTAATAAAACCCTACTTGCCTGCAAACATCCACAATGCTCACAACAATTCATGAGAATATCAGATGATCAGATATTACTACAACCTTGCACAATTGAACATCTACAACCAGGACATAGTGGAGATTTAAAACTATATGGCAAATGGAGAAATCAAAAATGGCTCAATAGATTAAAAAGAACCTATGAATATCTCAGAGATAATAATCATACAACATTCAATTATGATATTCATATTCCTTTTGTAACCAATAAGGATTTATTCATACAAACATGGCAGAATATTGATTTTGAAAGCGACATAGGGTATTGTATCAATACTATGTTTTTTAATGTAAATTTTTCTACTTTCAAAAATAATGAGTATATTTGGCAACAAAAATGTACAATTGAGAAACCAATTCATTGTCAAGATATCATTATAGATAACTTAAAGGACAAAAGGTTTCTTGGATATGGCCCACGTGGACTTAATGATCATTTGAAAATTGTCATAAAGAATCTCTTTCCTTGTAAGTCAAAATATGAACTCTAATCTCAGCCTTTCACTTGATGCTTTTAAATATTCCAACATAGAAAAAGCTTTTCAATCTGATATTCAAAAAACCAAAGCAGATGTTCCAAAAGAACATCTCAAAGAAATGATCAAAGAACATGAACGTCTTGTAGATGTACTTGATAGTCCATCTCATGAAGATGACAAAAAAGAAAGCAAAAAGCAAAAGAAAGAACTTAAAGAATATAAGCAGGAACTAAAGAAAGCATTTGAAACATTAGGTGTAAAATCTGATTTTGAATATTTAAACGATATCATTAAAAGTGATGTAAGTGCAGCATTTGGTTATGGAGAGGGTGCAGAAGCTATAAAAATCTCAAAGAAAGGTAGTGAGATAAAATCAATGGCTCAATCTAAGAAAGCTGTTTATGATAACAAATATCAATCATTAATGTCTCAGAAGAATGAAATAAAGCAGCAACTTACTCAACAAGGATTTGAATTTGAACAAAAAGAATATGGAGAAAGAGTTGCTGGATATAATTATGAATCAATACCTCAAGATATAAGAGATCAAATCTATAAATTTGAAGATCTTGTATATCAATGTCAGGAAATAAATAAAGATATCAAAACATTACAGGTTCTCATTGAAAATATTCAGGATAACAAAAATTACAATCTAACTGTAAATCAATTAAGTGTATTGAAAATAGATTAAAATATTTAGAGGAAAATAAAAATTTCCTCTTTTTTTATTTGTAAGTTTAAACAATTATGTTTATATTTGATATATAATTAGATGTTTAACTATTAAAATTTAAAGAGATGACAATTATTGATTTTTCACATGACATTAAAGAGATTCTTAATTTCGATGAATTGCCAATTGATGTTCAAAAGGCCATTAAGGAAGCTGAAGTAATTGAGTCAAGAGGATTTCAGGAATTAATTGGATTGCAAGGCAGAAAGTTAATATTTTCTGCTGGTGGTCATTGGTTATATCACGATGAAGCTATGGAACACCCTAAAGGATTTGTAATTGACAGCATTGGTGCTAAGTATTACAAAGACCTTACTGGCGGTGGGAATATTTCTTTTGTTGAATTACAATGGTCAGATAAATAAATAAAAGATGAAAATGACACCAGAAAAATATAATGCACAATTGGCCATTTATGATCAAGTGCTTAATAATGCAGATCAAAAATTAAAGAAGGTTATATCTGGCAATAGAAATGAATTTGGATTAGTTAATGATGAAACTAAAAATTCATTTGAGTATAAGGCTGCCAAATCAGAATATGATAAAGCATTTTTTCTATATAGAGCATTTGCCTCTTCTGTGCCAAATAAAATTAAAAGAGAGGCAGCAATGATTCGTAGAAAAGAAAAATAATTTATGTGGTAAACTTTAAAAATAATCGCTGCAAATTTGGATAATTAAACATTTTAGTTTATATTTACATAAATGTTTAACTAAAAAAGATAAGAAAATGAAAGCTACTATTTATTTAACCGAAGATCTTTTAGGAAGTGTTGTAAAAATTGAAGGTACTATTTTGAATTATGGAACAAGAAAATATGCCCAATATAATAACGCTCCCTATATTGATTATATTCCACAAGGTAAAAGGAAAGCCAGAAGGATAATGAAATCATACAATCCATACATTGTTGTACTGGCTGGCATCAATCATATTGACCCTATGGATGCTTTTGTTAAAGTAGATGAAAAATGCTCCAAAAGTCGATATCTTTCTTTTGACAAAAGATATAAAACAGATTTTGATTTTGCATTAGATAAGTATATCAATGAAAATAATATCAATGTGATTGTGGATTATAGGCACACTAAGGGATTCTCAAGTTATTAGAAAATAAAGTGCAATAAATTTTGCACTTTAAACTTTTTTGTTTATCTTTATAGTGTTGAAAAGATGTTTAATTGAAAAAGAAAGAAAATGAAAAATTTAGAAAGACAAGCTTCAAACATTGAGTATTTCAAGAAAAGGCTAAATGCTTCTTATGTTAAAGAAGAGGAAAATTTAAAAATTTTAGTTGGTGATAATGTTGGAGCGAGAAAAGATTCTTATCCAATTCATTTATTGATTTGGCAAGGAAGTCAAAAAGACCCCTATGTCAATTATATTTATCCTAATTGGGATAAAGCTCAAGAGAGGATAAATTTATCAATAGAAAGAAACAAAGCCATAAGGGAAGCTAAAGAAAAGCAAAGAGCAGAAAAATTAGCTTTTGTGCCTAAATTTGAAGTTGGGGATATATTTGTTGCTTCATGGGGATATGAGCAAATCAATATTGATTGTTATCAGGTAGTAGAAAAGATATCCACTCATTATGCAATTCTTCGTAAAATAGGTTATGAAAGAGTTGAGGGATCAGAAGGTCATGATTGTGAATATGTTGTTCCCATTAAGGATTCTTTTGTAGGCGATGAGACTTATAGAAGAAAAGTGACCAAATGGGGTATTAAAATAAGTGAAGTGAGATTTGCTTGTAAGCATTCAGAAGGAGAAACTCATTATAGAAGTTGGTATTATTAATTATGAATAGAGAACAAAAAATTAAAAAAATCCTCAATGATCCCCGATTAAACTTATCGGGGCTTTGTTTGGGTATTAAAACAAAAGGATTAACAAGGTCATCAATAATGAATAAAATGAATTCTAATCATGTACATAAATTCAAGGATTCAGATTTTGATGTTATAGAGGGTGAATTGCAAAAATTTGCCAATGAAATTTTATCATTTATTAATAAATAAGTATATTTACAAAATAAAAACAATGTCTAAGAAAATAAATATTACCGATAAAGAACTTGATAGGGATATCGTAAATTTAAATTTGCCAGAGGTTGATTTAATTTCTGAGAAGAATTTGGATTTTTATGATGATGAAATGAAGGAGTGGCTAAATGATGATGATAATATAGAAGAAAATAATAGTGCCGAAGAGTAGCAATTTAATTCCAATAAAGAAATTAGTAAACAGAAGTGGCAAAAGTTATGTTACGACTGTTTATGTATCTCTACAAGAATACAAGGAGCATCTTAGGGGAAATTCTGATTCTTCTAAAAAAAGACACATTAATGAATCGGGTCATTATAATCCTGAAAGAGTAAAGCTTCATAAAAAAATCATTACTAATATAGTATCATCTTGTCCTAAGCCATTGCCACGAGAAAAACCAACTGCAATTTTATTATTAGGAGGTGCAGCATCAGGCAAATCTACTGTTGTAAATAAATTTATAAAACCTAAGTATGGTGTAAATTTTGGTACTTTAAATGTAGATGATATAAAAGAATCAATACCTGAATATAAAAATTTCATTCACACTGACGTTATTCTTGCTGCCAATAGGGTTCATGAAGAATCTTCTGATATAGGATATGTAGCGAAAGACAAAATAATTAATCAAGGAAGAAATTTTATATTTGATGCTGTTCTTGGTAATAAAGAGAAAGCTAAAGAATTAATTGATACTCTCAAAAAGAAAGGATATAATATAAAATTAGTTGGTGTTAATGTTAATGCTGAAGATGCATTAAATAGGGCCAAGCTAAGAGCATTAGGCAATGGAGACGGGAAGGGGGGAAGTGGCAGATATGTCCCCGATGAGATATTAGTTAAGGGACATAGAGGTAGCACAGAAACATTTGAAGAAATTAAAGATTTAGTTGATGATTATGAGCTTTATGATAATAATGTTGAATTAGGCAATGATCCTATAAAAGTTCTTGATAGCAGTGAAGTATATAGAGAAGATCTTTATATTGAATTTAAAAATAAGAAAAATATAATAGTGGAAGATATTATAAAGAAACAATCTGTTTTACAGAAAGCTATAAATTCACTCAGACAACTTTTCTCAAAATCAATAAATCCTATTAGTGAAGATACTGGTCAAGAATTAACTGATATAGATATCTCACGAATCAGATTAAAAACCAAAAGCGATATTATTGCGGATTTATTGCAAAAAGGACAATCATTGCAGGAAAATTACAATGAAGCATTAGTGCAATACAATGATCTAACCAAAGGCAATACAAATGAAGCTATTTTAAAGCGCTTAAACACTCGAATAGATCAAATTGAACAATCATATCTCCAAGACAAATATAATCAAGTACAGCAGCTAAAAAAGGCTGAGAATGATCTCTATTCTTGTATTGAAGATCATTGTCAATTACTAAAGGCAATTGATACATCACAAACAGGAGATTTCAAATATAAAAAATACCTCCTAAATACTCTTAATAGAACAAGAGATACAATGCCTCAAATAGATAGCGATAACATCGATGATGTAATTCTTCATTTTCAGGGCAAAAGTCCAGACAGCAAAGTAACAAAAGAAAATATAAGTCTCAGTGATCTTAAATTTGCTCAAAATGAAATCAATGAAGATAAGGTACTCGAAATACTTGAAAACATTGATCCCGACAAACTAACTCGCTTCCTTGTAAGTAAAGATAACTATATCATTGACGGAAATCACAGAATTTGTGCCCTCTGTGAGATCGACGAAGAAATGGAAGTTCCTTGTTACAAAATCCATTTGGATGCAAAAGAAGCCATCAGGAGATTGAATTTAATGAAAATAACAAGAAATGATGATATCACTAAAAGCGAAGAAGATGAATCTTTCGAAACTATTCAAAAAGCTTTCAATGATGACCTCATAACTCCTGAACAATACTATCAAGCAAAACAACAATATAATATTATTAAAGCTCGAAGTGGAGTATATGCAGACACAGCACAAAATAGAAAACTAAAACGAGTAGGTTAAAAATATGGTAGTAATGGACAGCAAGATCAATCAAATGCAAAACAAGGGCAAAATAACGATTCTAAGCAACCAAAATCATATTCTGATACAGAGTTACAAGATTATGCTAAAAATGCTTCACGACAAGATTTAGAGCGTCAAATAAAAGAATCCAGTGATCCTAAAATTAGAGAGTATGCACATAAAGAATTAGATAGGAGAAATAAAGAAGAAGCCGTTAATGAAAATAAGGGGCAAGAACAAAAACAACAAGACAATCTCAATGAACGATTTGAAAGAATCAGAACTGTTCATGAAGATATAGATCGATCAATGGGAGTTATCAATATAGCTCGCAAAAAGAAAGACTACGACAGATTCCCTTTGTTAAAAAGAGAAGATATATCAGATGAGCATGCAGCGACTTTATTTAATTATACTGGAGGTGGATATATGCCGGTTAATCAGGGATTGATGAAGAAAAATCCAAGCGAAGAAATAAAAGAATATGCAAGTATGCTTAATGAAGTACTTGATAAATTAGACAATCATGAGGGCGAAGTATATAGATCAACTCAATCTTGGAAAGATATTAATGAAATCTATGAAGAATATACTAATGCCAAAAAAGATGGAAATATTCAAATGGATGCTTTCTTGTCAACAAGTCAAGATAATTCAATAGCAAGTAATAATTTTCCAGGTGATATAAAATATAAAGTTATTTCAAAAACTGGCAAAGATGTATCTGGCTTATCTGATTTTCCAGGAGAAAAGGAAATATTATTCAAATCCGGAACTCAATTTAAAATCAAGAAAATAAAAGCTGAAAAAGGTAAATCAGGAGCAATCAAGGGACAAATATTAGCACTTGAAATTGAACTTGAAGAAGTGAGTGAACAAATTTCAAAAAGCGAACACGATATTATTGCACTATCAGGAGAGCCATACATTTCAAAATCACAACTAATCGACCTTTTTGTAAGAAATATTAATGAAAATGATCTACAAAAATATAGTGATTTGCTTGCAATTGATAAATAAAAGAGCTATATTTAAGTATCAATTAGATGTTTAACTAAATGTAAAGAAAAATGGAAACTTACAGATTATTCACAGTCACAACGAATTCTTTCAATACTTTCGATGTGATTAGCACCAAATCACAAGACGAATTAGAATTTGATTATAAAGGGGTGATTGATAAGGGTGCGGTTACGAATGTGACAACATCCATGCAATCTGGAAATGTGTTATTTAAGCATAATGGGTGGATGAAGAAATTATCTTACGATAGAAAAATAGATTAATCATGACAGATAAAGAAAAATCAAATTTGGCTAAAAAGATGCAATCATCAGAGCCAGTAAAAATAAAAACCGTAAAACAGAAAGATGAAAAGAAATCTAAAGAATAAAGCAACCGATGCTCTTTTAGGATTTATAGTAGGGGACATTTATGGTGTCCCCTACGAGTTTATACCGCCCGAAAGAATAAAGCGCCCAATACAACTAACTTCTGGTGGTTCGCATAATCAACCATTAGGATCTTGGTCAGATGACACCTCACTTGTTTTAGCCACCATAGATTCAATTAATGAACAAAATGGCATTAATCCATTAGACATTAAGAAAAAGTTCTGCCAGTGGCTTAATAATGCCAAATATACATCAGATAATGTAGTATTCGATATAGGAAACACAACCTTACAAGCATTAAGAGATAATAGGCCAGGAACTGACATTAATAGCAATGGCAATGGATCACTAATGCGAATGCTTCCAATTGCCCTATATACTTATAGAATGGATTCATTTTTACTACATTCTGTAATAATGAAACTTTCTTCAATAACCCATGATCACACAATATCAATAAGTACTTGTTTTGAGTATGTTGATTATTTTCATTTACTTATGAGTGGATTAGGCAAATGGGATGCGTTAATTCGATTAGATTCTTGTTTGTTTCAGAAAATAAACCAATTGAAAGAAAGTGATCTCGATACACAAGGATTTGTAAAAACTACTTTAGAAGCTGCATTGTGGTGTTTTCTCAATACTAATAATTACAAAGACTCAATCATTAAAGCAATATCATTAGGCTATGACACAGATACAGTAGCAGCAATCACAGGTTCGTTGTCGGGATTTTATTATGGAGATGTATGTGATATTGATAAGATTCTCAATGGACAATATGCAAAAAAAATAATAAAAAAGTTTGTTGATAGCTTGCACATCTAAAATATAAGTTGTATATTTATACTATCAATTAGATGTTTAACCTAAACGCTTAGGAAATGAAAACAAGAATTGAAGTCCTTACAAATGATTCACACGAAATCATCTTAGAAAGATGCGGATATACCAAAAAAGAATTGGTCTATTCAAAAGATGGACTAACATTCAAAATAGGATGGTTACATAAAAATAGTTGGGGACAATTAAGTTATATTGATTTAATTCCTATTTGTATTAATTAATAACATTTCTAAATGCAGCCCTGCGATAACCCCAAAGGGTCTTTAATCGAATAATTAGAACGAAAACTTAAACGCTTAGAGATATGGAAGATTTAGAAAACAGAATTGAAGAATTAAAAGCATTGGTAAGAAACGATGATGAAAAAGTAAGGCACAATGCCCTTAATGAACTTTCTGAGTTGATGACCCATGAAGATTTTATGAGATATGCGCCATTTACCGCAATGGCAATACTTACAAATAATAGAATCGAACCTAAATAATTTTCTAAGCGTACCCGGCGATCACCTCAAAGGGCTACGCTTTAAATCGTACCAGAAGGAATTAAGAACTTTTAAACTTAAAATCATGAATTTAGCAGTTAATTTGAAAAATCAATACTTGCAATGTCAAAATCCGTTGCCGTTGCTCAGAAAAGTGACCGGCAAAAATGTAGTTTTTACATATGCCGGATGGGGAGAACACACGTTTTTCATGAATTATGACGTCAATATCTCTGACAATTGCGGACATAAAGATGCTGTTACAGTGTGTCTTGATGAAGACAACAATATAGTTACCCTTTATGATTCAGTTGAACGCACATGGTACGATTCGCAAGGATATAGGGGTAATTTTTAAACTAAAATCACTTCGCAAGATTTCAAAAACGAAAAAAGGGGCTACGCTTTAAATACATCATCCCATCAATAAAATGATGGGATATTTTTTTTGTTATATAAAAAAATAACTATCTTTACAAAATAAAAGCACAAATTGTTTTGCAAAACATATTTTTATGACTCTTAGTGAATCAAGTTCAATCTCAAGATAAATTTCGTTTCTTTCTTCCTGTACATATAGAAAAGGGAAAAGATGGCAAAATAAAAGAAGTAATAGTTGAAGGAAAAGCTTCAAGTCCTGATTTAGATTCTCAAGAAGAAATGCTTGATCCCCAAGGAGCAGATTTAAGTTCCTTCCTTATTATTAATGATAATCACATCAAGGGCTCTGCTGGCATATTAGGAGAGATAACAGAAAGTGCCGCTAAAAAAGATGGCATATATCTCAAAGGTAGATTATATCCAGAATTAGAAAGTGTTCAAAAATTTGTTCAGTTAGAAGATGCTATTAAGAAAAACAATGGCAGACTTCGCCTTGCTATGTCAATAGAAGGTAGAGCACTTGAAAGAGATGGACTTGATCCTCGTAAAATCAAAAGAAGTAAGCTTACTGGCGTTGCGCTCACGTATCAGCCCGTGAATGGTAATACTTGGGCCAATCTAATAACAAAAGGTGCAACTTATCAAGATGACGAAGAACTGCAATATGACACTATAATAGAGCAACCACAACCAGATGTATCCAAATCCCATTCTGCCAATGGTGGCAACCCTCAATACATTCTTGATATCACAGATGAAAATGGAAATAGAATAACAGTATCCAAAGACTTTGAAATAAAAATAGATAAAGCAATGGATACTACAAGTGCAGCACCTTTGAGAAAAGAATCTCTCGAAAGTGATGTGATTGAATTAGAAAAGCAAAAAAAATCAAAGAAAAATTTTTTTATTAAAAATAAAAGTGATAAATTTAACCAAAATTTAAGCAAGTCCGAAGTTTACGACTATATTTTTGACAATATAGACCATGTAACAATAGACTCAGCAAAGCAATTGTACACTTACATCGAATACTTTCAGAAAAGTCAAAATGATACAATGGCTGAACTCACTGAGGAAAAATTACAAAAAGCTTTCAATACATTAGAAATCCTTTCTCAACAATCTACAGAAAATTTACAAAAAGGTGGTATGCCTTCACTTGATCAAAAAACTCAAGGTGGAGCAGAACAAGTGCTTGAAAAAATGGCATCTACTATGAAAAGTTATATGGAGAAAGGTATGACTAAAGAAGATATCTTCAAAGCAATGAAAGAAAGCGATGACTATAAGGATTCAAAAGATGAAGATATGGAAAAGGCTTACGGCATGTGTGGAGAAGTAAAAAAGTCTGAGGATGTTGTTAATGAGAATAAAGAAGGTGGGGGCGAAATTGAAAAGTCAGAAGAAGTAACTGAAAACATAGATGATGAAATTTTAAAAGCCGAACAATCTCTTGCTGATCTTAAAGCTAAGAAAGAAGCTCAGATCAAACCACAGGCAACAATTGAAAAATCACAAGAAATTACTGCTCCTATTGTAGACTTTAGTGGTATTGAAACTCTCATCAAAGGAATGCAAGATCAATTTAATGAAAAGTTCAGCGCAATAGGAGAGATCAATAAGGCAATCTTGGAACAGAATGAAGATTTAAAAAATAAGCTGTTTAAATCTGAACAAGAAAAACAAGAGCTTGAAAATAAATCTCAAGGTAGAAAATCAATTATTACAAAAAGTTTCATTGAAAAGGGACAAGAAGATGAATTAAATAAAGGAACCTCCTTGTCAGTAACTCAGCATAAAGCACAGATTCTTTCAAAAGCTGATTCAATGATTGATTGGAATAGCGATGATATAAGAAAGGGGTATGGCAACGAATTTGCGTTTGCTAATGAAATAGCAACTTATGAATCAACCGGACAAGTGGGGCAGGGTATGATTAATAAGTTCAAAGAAAAAGGAATAACATTGGTTCAGTAATAAAAACAACACACACATGAGTAAATTACAACCAGGTCAAGTTGATGTATTATGGTCTAAGTTTTTAAATTGGGTCAATTCAAAGAAAGTATTAGGAATATTAATTTCCACCTTTGTTTTTATTGCTCCTGAATTAGGAATTGATGTTGATGTTATAAATGATATAATTAATTCTACTACCGGAACTGCAAGTGAATTTTATGATGAATCAATTGCACTTGTAGCTGCTGCTGTAGCATTTTGGCAAGCAACAAAAGAAAAGATCTCAAAAGTAGTTACAAAAGAGTAATTGCTATTAAAATATTTAAAAATCGTAAAGATGAGCTAAACTCATCAATAATTGTTGGTAATATGTTTTATGTAAACAATTTATTAAATGAGTTTAGGAATTTCTTTAGGAGATTATGCAGACTTCTCACACGGCTCTCAAGGGTTTGGTGAAGATGCATTAAATCAAACTCCACAAACAGCTGAAGCACTTGCAGAATTAAACAAGGCTTTGTCTGCTGGATCTATTACTGGTGGTGCATCAGTAAATAGTGCAATACCTGGACAGGGTGCTGCTTTAAAACCTGAAAGTCTTGAGAGGACTTTAAAACTTTTAACTTTCCGCGACAGTGATATTCGTTTATGGAGAGCTTTCCCTAAATCTGCTGCATTCAATACAGTAGAAGAATTCAATCAACTTTCCAGCTATGGTGTTGAAAGAGGTGGATCTTATTTAGAAGGTGAATTGCCGGAAGAAGAAGATTCGACTTACATCAGACGTGCTGAGAAAGTGAAGTACTATGGTGTAACCAGGGCCGTAACGCACCCTATGACCTTAGTACGATCAGCACATGGTGATGTAATTCAGAGGGAAATCAACAATGGCACAATGTGGTTGCTTAGAAAAGCAAACAGGGCATTGGCATTTGGAGATGAAAATATCATCTCAACTGAAATCAATGGTGTATACAAACAACATCAATTAGGAATCAACACCAACCTTACTTCTTATTATAATGATGAAGTAGTAGTTGACCTTAAAGGAGCATCTCTAACTCAAGAAGTTATTGAAGATGCTGGACGAGTTATTCTTGAAAACTTTGGACAAGCAACTCATTTATTTGCCCCTCCTGTTGTTCTTAGTGATTTTGGTAAAGACTACTATCAAAAACAAAGAATTATCTTAGGTGGCAATAATGGTGGATACAATGTTGAAACAAACATTAGCTATCCTAAGCATGTAACAATGTCTTTTGGAGATGTTGATTTAATGCATGACATTTTCTTGCAAGAATCTAAAGGTGTAGCATACAATGAAGGTGCAAATAGTCTCAAAGCTCCTGCTGCTCCTGTAGCTGGTAGCGTTCCTGCTGCTGCAAGTGATAGTGCTGCAAGTGAATTTGCAGCTGGTGATGCTGGTGCATATTGGTATGGAGTGAGGGCAATCAATAGATATGGCGAAAGTGCAATGACTATATTGGATACTTCTTCTATATCACCAACTGCTGGCCAGTCTGTAGATTTAACTTTTACTTCTGGTGGTGGAGCAAATCCTGCAACTGGATATGTAATTTATAGGACTGAAAAGGACGCTTCTGCTTATACCACTGCTAAATTCTATCCTATCTTCAAGGTATCTACTACTGAGGTAACGAATGGATTTGATGGTGGCGCTGCTGGCAAAGTAAGAGATAGAAATCACTTTATTGCTAACACTCAACAGGCATTTATTAGTGATACTCCTAATACGTTTGAAATTAAGCAACTTGCGCCATTACTTAAATTGGACTTGGCGATAGTTTCACCTGCGTATAGGTTTATGATCCTTCTTTATTTCACTCATTGGCTTACAAGCCCAAGAAAGGTAGTAAGGTTCAGGAATATTGGTAGATGGACGGCGCCTTCTTAATAAATAATATTTAATCTAATAAGGGGTATAACCTACCCCTTATTTTTTGTTTTATTGATATTTTTGCTTTATTTTGTACTAATGGGTGGAATATATTGTATAGAAAATAAGATCAATAAAAAGTTTTATATAGGATCAACTAATGATTTTAGTGATAGATTTGGTCAACATAGGACTGCATTAGAAAGAAATGATCATGTTAATAGATATCTTCAAAATGCTTGGAATAAATATGGTGCAGATAATTTTGAATTTAATATTCTTGAAATTATTGATGATGAATTTCAGTTAATAATAAGAGAGCAATCTTATCTTGATGATATAGCTGATGCACAAATATATATACAAACAGGTAGGGGTAGATTTGTAACCGAATGTTATAATTTGTCGCCAACTGCTGGCAGAACTATAGGATGGAAAGCCAATGAGGAACAAATAGAAAGAAATAGACAAAATGTATTAAAATTATGGCAAGATTCTGATTATATTGAGAAACAAATGAAGATTAGGAAATCCAAAGAGTGGTTAGAAAATGCATCAAATAGACACAGAGAACTTTGGAAAACACAAGAATTTAGAAATAAGATTTCTTCTATTGTAAAAGAAAGATTTTCTGATTCAGAATATAAAAAATGGTGGAATAAGAATGTTGCCAATGATCCTGAAAGATTAAAGAAATGTTCAGAATGGATGAAGAAAAGATGGCAAGATCCTGAGTTTAGAGATAAAATGAGGCAACATAATGAAGATAGAAAGAAAGATCAAGCAAAGGTAATGAATAATTTATGGAATGATCCAGAATGGAGACAGATGCAAATAGAGGTTAGAAATTCTCCCCAAACCAAACAAAGGAAAAGTAATTCGAGATATAAATGGTTAGAAAAAATAGGTGATAATAATCCAAATCATAAGAGGGTAGGTGCATTTAATCCAGACACAAATGAATTGATTCATGAATGGATTTCTTTAAAGCAAGCCAAAGAACAATTTGGTAAAAAGTGTATAAAGCATTATATTACTAATTATCCAAAAGTTTTTCATGGTCTTGTTTGGAAATACCTTACCTAACATTTCTTATTCTCAATAATAATCCTTATATTTACACAAATAAATAAAAATTGCAAACTATGGCTATAGTGATTAAAACAAACAAAAATCATTACAAAGGACAAACGACTACAACAAGTGCTGGAACTATTTCATTTGATAAAGATGGAGTAGCGCAAATCACAGATGAGCAATATCAAATATTATCCCATCCCCGTTTTGAATTTATGGGCCTCTATAAGACAGAACAAGAGGTAAAAGTTTACACTGAACCCATTACTGCTAATCAAAATGATGAAATCAAAAAGATTGAACAGAAGGATGAAGAGCTTGAAACAGTAACCAGTGGCCTTGCACAAGTTGAAGATGAAAACAACAAAGAAGTATTGCAATCAGAAACGGTTGCTTCTGAAACATTCGAGCAACAAGTAGACAATGAACTAATTGAAGAAATAAAAGGCATGAGATTTAAATCTCTTCAAAAAGTAGCCAAAGAACTTGATCTTCCTGAGACAGAATGGGAAGCAATCAGAGTAACAGAAGATCTAAGACAATATGTGTTGAAAAATATATCTGAGTAATGAAAATTCAAATAGATACTGACAATAAGGTAATTAAAATAGAAGGAGTCTATAAGATTACCGATATAATGAAAGTAATTAAACAATTGCTCCCCAATGATTGGAAGAAATATTCACTTGAAACAAATACAATTATTTACAATTGGACTTCCCCTATTGTTATAAATAAAAACGATTATTGGCCTAATAGACCATATTATGTTGGAGATGTATATTGTGGATCATCTATTACTACAAATAGAGAAATAATGTTTGATTCAAAATCATCTGTTATTAATTATGAAATGCAAATTTAATTGATAACCTATGCTAAGATATGGCAATTCTTTAAAGATGTTTTGTTTATCTTAGCATGGTTCATAGTATTAATAAGTTTATTCTACTCACTCCCATTGTTCATAATCGTAACTGCTATGTTTGCTCTGCTTTCTTTTAAATAAATGCCAACTTTTAGTTACTCACTTCCTTATAAAATAAACACCGATCTTGTATTAAGTCCACAAGAATTGGATCAGAAATATTTTTTTGGTGTAAACATTCAAAATGGAGCAGGTGGGCAAATAGATAATTCCATAAAAGAATACTACATAAGAAATGCCCAAAAGGAGATAGAGAACTTCCTTGAGATTAAATTAACACCTCAGATCATTGAAGAAAAACTTGACTACAGAATAGATGACTTTAAGAATTGGAGCTATCTGAGAGTGTCATATCCTGTAAAAAAAGCATTTTCATTAAAAGGATTTATTAATACAATACAACAAATAGAATATCCTCAAGAATGGCTAAGTGTAAGACAAACAAATGATGAGATAGGATTAAGTAGACATATATATTTAGTTCCAGGTGGTACAAGTTCAATTCAAAGCAATGCGGTAGTATTTAATGGCATAACCCCACATGCAGGTTGGTTCGGTAACAGACAGGTGCCTTTTTATTGGAACGTGAATTATTGTACTGGATTTACTAAGGTGCCAGAAGATATATTGGCAGCAATAGGGTACTTCGCAGCGATACCTTTGTTTGCAATAGCTGGGGACTTAATAATTGGCTCTGGTATTGCTAGCCTTAGTTTAGGATTAGATGGATTAAGTCAAAGTATCAGCTCGACCAGTAGCGCAACTAATTCTGGTTATGGTGCCCGTATTGTTGAGTACAGAAATATTTTAAAACCATTACTTCAAAATTTAAGGAGTAGATATAAAGGAATAACATTCTCAGCAATTTAATGTCAAGAAATAAACTTATAACACGTCAACAAGCACCTAATCTTTTTAGTCAACCTCAAGTTGATTTCAGAAAGAATGACTTTGATGCAGCAGTTGAACAAAAGGGATATAGGGTTTATCATGAGCAAAACATCAATTGTCCATGTGGAGATGACACTAATGGCAATCAACCTCTTTCCTCTTGTCAAAATTGCGGTGGTAGTGGTCATGTGTTCATAAATAAGACAGAAACGCGAATGATCATTACCTCCATGAATGTTGACACTCAACATAAAGAATGGAGTAAAGAAAGAATAGGTACAGCCTCAGTGACAGCAAGAGATGTAGATCGATTATCATATATGGATCGCATTACCTTGATTGATGGACAAAGTGAATTTAGTCAAATACTACACCCGACCATTATAGAAGTAAATACCTTCGATAAACTTGTTGCATTTACTTTTTACGATATAGAGAATATAGATGCTGTCTTTTTATTTGAGGGTGCTACAAATAAGCTCAAATTGCTTGAGAACATCACTGATTATACATATCAGTATAACAGAATAGTACTTGATGACCAATACAATTCGCTTGTTAATCCAACAATTTCAGTAAGATATAAACACAAACCTCAATTTCTTGTAATTGATATTCCACGTGATATAATGAATAGTCCAGTTGTAAATAAGACAACTGGACAGATAGAAGAATTAACATTTCCTATTCATGCAATAGCGCGTAGATCGCATTATGTATTAGATCAGGAAAACTATGTAGGCAATAGAGTTTTTGATAATAGTTTCCAATCTGCTTGTACAATAAATGAACTAACAAAATTTGAGAAAATTATCAAAAATAGTGAAATAAGTGCTATCTTTGACACATTAACTCAAACTCAACTAGAGGAACTATTCAAATTGTTATTTGTAGAAGATTCACTATACGCGATTACTGCCAATAGTAGCGTATATAACTAACGACATAAGATCAATTGCAATCGATAGGTAAAAACATTAGAGTTCAACATTTAGTTTTAACTCAACCAAGTCAGGTACCTACAATCCCCTCTCCTGTAACTATTGATCCATCTGATGATAGATGGAAATCAACTGATATAATGAAAGGAGAGTGGGCGCATAATGTTGCAGATGATGTCTGGTTCTATCGAAGAGATAATAATACTATTGCAACAATAAATCTTAATGCAATTGGTGAAGGAGGTGGAGGTTTAGAAAATCGTTATGATACAGTAGCACTAATGATTGCTGAACAGGGCAATCAAACTGATAAGGGGCTACAATTCGTTAGTGATGCAAGTGGAGATAGCACAATAACAAGTGGCTATGCTTATTACGAATATCTTGGAACCACAAATGGAGACCTTACAGATTATCGTGTTGTAACTAAACAAGAAATATTAAGTGGCACCTCAATAATTGCATTAATAGATGCTGAAATTGGAACTGATTGGAAAACATCAGGAACTTCAATCGGCTTAGGCAAAAGAACATTTGAAATAGAAACTACTGCCCCTCCTACAGCTAATTGTGCGCGGTTGAATAATGCTACTCACGAATCCGCTACGAAGTTATTTCTATCTAATACCGACACTGACGGGGCAGACAGAAGTAACGCTATAGATGAATTAGAGAGCAATTCTTTGATAAGAATAATCAAAGACCAGGATAACTTTTTGGTGTTCAAATGTACGGGCAAAACAGCGGAAACCGGGTATTTCGATATTGACTTAACTTGCTTAGAGAAAAAAGGAACTATCGCGGATGACGACGAGGTAAGTGTAGAGATTGATTTGAGGGTTGACGTGAGCGGGAAGTCGGATAATTCAATTGCGTTAGGAACATTCAACCCTGCCGCTATAGTAGTTGATCAAAACGGGTATTATACTGCTTATAACCCATCTGGGGATGTGACTTTAACTTTTTCAGGAACTCCTAAAAACGGAGTTTGGCAGGTAGTTGAAATCACACTTGAAGCAGGGGAGACAATAACCATCCCTGAAAATGGAATAATATATGAAGATTCTTTTACTGATGGAGTTGCCCCTGGCGCGGGAACATATAAACTATGGATAGGATATGAAGCGGAGGAATATCAATTCATTTTATCATCTTTCACTAGAAAAATAACTGTTGTTCCTTCAGCGACTTCTCTATCGATAACCGGAACACAAGAAGTAGGCGAAACCTTGACATTAAACTACACCTACAACGCAAACGATGGAGGGACTGAATCAGGATCTACTTTCAAGTGGTACCGATCAGATGATTCAGGGGGAACAAACGAAGCTGAAATAAGCGGAGCAACTTCAAGTACTTATGTTCTTCAAAGTTCTGACAATGGCAAGTACATACGAGCGAGCGTAACGCCTTCAGATGGAACTTTAACAGGTGTAGAGACATTTTCGGATCGCGTGGGAGCCATCGATTTACCAACCTTGTCTACACCTACGGTTACCCTTACGCCGGGGGATACAGAGCTTGATTACGAAATATCAAATGAAGATGTCGCCGCAACAGGCGGAATATTAACTTATGATACTAATTCTGATTTCTCAACTGAAATTCCAGTTACTGGATATGATTTCGCAACAAAAACCGGAACAATAACCGGATTGACGAATGGAGTAACTTACTATGTCAGATTGATAAACACGGCTTTGGGGTATAACAACTCGCTTCCTGGAAGTGATAGCGCGACACCAACTTCTGGCAGTATAATTTTGGTGAGTGACAATTTTAATGATAATTCTATAGATGCATTAATATGGGATCAATCAACAGATGCAAATGTAGTAATAGCCGAAACAGGACAACGGTTAGAAGTTTATTCGACAGGAGCTTCTTCGACTGAAAAAGGTCTACTTTTAAAAAATGCTCAATCTTCCGCAAATGATTTAATCGTTGTCCAGGCTAAAACAACGCAGCCCGAAACTGATTTTATCAGTATGTTGTTTGGGATCAGCTCTATGCCATATGATACGAATGAAAGGTGTATGATTGGGAGGGATACGGTTACAAAAGGTGCTTATAGATGCTTAATAAGAGATGCTGGAGTTAACGAAATTGATGTAAATACCGGGGTGTCCAGTGGCAAAGACACAAGAATAAAATATATTCCTTCGACAGGTGTGGTAACTTTTGAATACTGGAATGGATCAGCATGGACAGAGTTTACTTCTACAGCCGGAAATGTTGATTTAGGATCATCTATAGTTGCATTTTTGTACATAGGAGGGACTACTACCGACACGTCTGCAACAAAAGCTCTGTTTGACGATTTCTTTGTAAGTAATAATGATTATTCAACCCAATATCCGGTATAATGAGCATCCCAGCAGTGATATTGATAAGTAAAAAAGCTATTCGTATAGCAAGTCAAAATGATTTAGATAATATTGTTTTCCAGCCAAATAAGACATATTTATTTAAATCAGGACAACAATTTTCATTTAATGAAACACTTAATATTTCTAATTTAGAATTAGGTATATATGGGGGAACTGATTATGCTATTTTCGATGGATCAACAGACATCTCAACAGCGACTTGGACAGATGAAGGAGATGGAATTTATTCAACGCCATTCGCATCTAAACCAAAATGGATATTAATTAACGACGTACTTGCAAAACAGGCCGAGACATCGTGGATAGGAGTCACGGACAAACCGTCTGGTAATCAATTATCGTTTAACTCTAGTGCAATTTCTCAATATTCATCGATAATAGGCGCGTCCCTTGTTGCTGAAGATCGTCCATTTTCATATTCATTAGAACACATTGTAATTAATTACAGTTCTGGAACATTAACATTAGATTCTGACATAACATACAGTGAATCAGGTAGATTTAAATTGTTTGGGCTACTTGAATTTATAGCCTCAAACAATGAATGGGCATACGAAGACGGTAGGCTATACGTAAAAACACCGTCAAATCCTTCGGGGCTAAACATCAGGAAAATTGATTACGACATTGGATTGAATAATTCTGGTAATGGATTTCAAATTGATGGAATTCACTTCCAAAATTACTATCAGCATGGGATAAAAAACACAGGGAATAATTTTTTATTGCAAAATTTCAAAACAAACAACATTAGAGATTCTGCAATTTTCATCCCTAATCAAAAAACAGGGGTGACTATTAGAAACGGGATTATTGAAGATGTTGGAAATAATGGTATTCAGCTTAGCTCCCCAATTAATTGCTTGATACAAAACATCGAAATAAACAGAATTGGTAAGGGCGAAAATATAGGGTGGCAGACGTATCCTGTATTGTTTAACGGATCCAACACATCCACAGGAGAAGGTTGTGGTATTAGATTTCAGTTGGATTTTGATGATGATAGTTTGTATGGGCAAAATATAACTATTAGCAATAATAGAATTAGCAACACGGCGTATAATGGAATTTCCGTAAATGTTGGGGACAGCGTTTTAATTGAGAAAAATATTGTTTCTGATTTTTGTGAATTACTCAGTGATGGAGGTGGGATATACGTTTTCAGGGCAAGAAATCAAAACGATGGTATAATAGCTGAAATTCGTAACAACATAGTATATAACACAAACAGTAAGACAGGACTAGTCATGTCGTGCTACTTAGACAATCGCAGCTATCAGTGTCACGTTCATCACAATGTGTTTTTTAATTCTTTTGGGTTTGCAGAAATATTTATTAATAATGATACCAGAGAACATATTATTGAGGATAATATAGTTTGCTCGAATGATGGACAGGCTATACTTTATAATGAATTTGGACCTTCTGCAATATATTCTCAGGGCGATAATACTAACAGAAGAAACGTATATTCTGTGAAAAAATCAAACATTTTTTGTCACGATAATGATTTAGGAACGGGCATTTTCACACAAAATGATTTTAATTATTACATATCTCCATACTCTGCAAATGTCGCCAGAAGATCAGGAACACCTTTAACTTTTGCCCAACTTCAAGCAGAATATTCAGATGATACAAACAGTGTGTCTAAATCAAACTGGCTAACATACGTGAATCAATCAGTAGCCGAAGAGCATGTCAAATTATATACAAACGAAACAGGAAATGAAACAACTATAATAGCACCTTCTGGATATGAGGATATTAATGGGAATGATGTAAGTGGGCAACAATTGACAGTCCCTGCTTATTATGGATTATTATTGTTGAAAAGTGCAGATTAATTAAGTAGATAAAAAACATTAAAGACCAGTACATGAGAAAGGGGGCCGGGTAGTAGTCGAAGGAAGTAGATAAAAATTCAAATTAAAATAAAATGTTTTATCCCATAGTTATAGACACAAGTGAATTAAGTCAAGAGTTCAATCTTAATAAATCACAGATTGAACGATTGCTCGATAACACCATTAAGGCTATAACTTACGAAGCATATCGAAACTGGCATAATGAAGCTGCCAAAACATTAAAACAAACTCGCAATAGATACCTTCAAAATCTCATTGTAGTTGATGAAGGATTAGCTAAGGGAGCAGTAGTATTACGATATGACGATCCTCTTGTAAGAATGATTGAGGAGGGTGCGCCACCACGCGATATGAAAGAGGCTTTTGAGAAAAGCGATAAGGCCAAAAAGAAAAAAAATGGAGGTTGGTATCTTACAGTTCCTTTTAGATTTGGCGCACCAACTTCATTAGGAGAATCAGAAGTATTCAGTGGAATATTGCCTCAAGAAGTTCATGCTAAAATTAAATCCTTTGAAGCAAATATCCCAATAGGTGGAGGAATGCGATCAAGAGGATTAAAGTTAGATGAAATACCACAACAATTTCAGGAGAAAACAATTCGCAAAGAAATACCAGAAACTCCCACATCTCGCTTGTTCAGGGAATATGTATCAAAAACAAGTAAATACGAAGGTGTAGTAAAGATCAAAGATTTATCAACCAATCAAACACGAGGTTATATGAGTTTCAGACGTGTGAGTGATAAGAGTGATCCTGATAGCTGGATTCATCCTGGAATGGAGGAGGGCAATTTCTTTGGCAAGGGATTAACTAAGACAGAACAATTTCTTCCTGATGTTATAGATGCTCAGATAGAAAATTTTTTAAATTCATTATAAACTTTTTCCTCAAAATGTTGCACATCTAAAATATAATTCTTATATTTATACTATCAATTAGATGTTTAACTAAAAGATAAAGAGATGAAAACAGAAATAAAATCAGGTTTGAAGTTTAAAACGGATTATGGAACAATCAATACAGTTGTTCAAGTGACTGAGACAAGAGTAATTTATACAGATGGGAAAACTACTTCAAGAGGTTTACTAAATAGAAGACAATCAACTTGGTGGATGTCAATAAAGGGATTTCACAAAGGAGTTAATGAAGGTAAATATATCTTAATATAAACTTCCATCATATTTTCACCAAAGCCTCAATTAATTTTGAGGCTTTTTTTATTTTCTCCCAATATTTAGCTATATTTACATTGATTTTATAAATAATATCAATGCCTCTAATAATTCCAGAAGTAACCTTACAGAACTCAATAGAAGCGATTCTAAGCTTTATTAGGACGAATTGGAGTAACAATACCGACAAGACCAAAACAATGCTATATAAGCTCTGGAATGGTGTTACATACGGTCGTTATGATATGTATACACAAGCTCAGACAGTATTTCTCAAAACAGATGATGATCCACGCAAACTAAGGATAAGACCTTCGTTTGATAATGAACTTGCAGGGATACCTTCAATCTTTATTAATCTTCCAAGTGAAGAATCAGGTTATGCAGATGGATTAGGAATAGATGAGGGTGAAGCAGATTATACTTATGATGATGATAATCTCGAATATACTAAAAATTATGGTCGTGGATTTTCAAGCAATTACAATATAGTAATCTCAAGTGATAACAGAAATGAAGTAATTCTCATATATCACACACTAAGAGCACTTCTAATTCCCTTGTTTAATCATGTGATGTTTGAGGGACTTGAAAATCCTAAAATATCAGGCAGAGACTTACAAATACACAGCGATATAGTACCAAAACATATATTCATGAGAGCAATAACATTTACATCATCTTATAGAGTAAATGTAGATGATTTTACAGCAAACCAAATGTTCCAAAGTATCACATTTCAAGGTACACCAACATTGAGTGATGAAATTAATTTAAATTATGACCAAAGTGAAAGTATCTCAATCCCTTAGTGCACAACAGGCATTAAAAACATTAGCAAGATCAAAAAGACTCATAACCTATGTTGAGAAAAAGTTTTCAGATCAAAAAAAATCCCTTAAACAGTGGGAAAAGATATTCAATGATGAAAAAATCTATTAATTTTTTTTATTCATAAATAAATTTGTATATTTACACAATTGAAAATTGTATATGCTTAAAATCGTTAACATAGAAATCCACATGCATATACCACATTGGCTCAAAAATTAATTTTCGATAATAAGTCTACAGTTCTACCAGGGGTATACACTTCTTTTACATCTGGAATCACTAACCCACCTATTTCAGCTACATTTGGTAATGTTCTAATCATAGACACTGGCAAAGGTGCTGGCTATGCAGGTGGTTCAGGTATAGCGGGAACTTTAAAATCAGGCAAAGATGCAATATATAGCTTCCAAAGACTTCAAGATTATAGAAATCATGTAAAAGGAAGTCTTTTATGGTTACTTGGAGAACCATTATTTCAACCTCAAGGCGCAGGCAATGCGCCAGGAGTTCCCATGATTCATTTTGTTAAAGCTGCCGCAACTACTCCTGCTGAAATTTCATTTACATTTACAGGAGGTGGCGCAAATGGTGGTACTTTTGTATCTCAAGTAAGAGATGAAGGAACCTGTGGAAATGGTGTTGAAGATGCAAACAATAACCTTACAAGGGGATATGCAGGAGTAATGAGAGCATCAACTCTTGATCCCACTCAATTTGTTATTGATTTTTATGTAGGAACATATAAAGGAGCAGATTCAGAAGGTGATCCTTGGGATTTCGTTGCCGATACTGCAACTGAACCAAGACTGCTTGTAAGCTCTCCTCAATTCACAAACATATCAACCCTCATAGCATGGGCTAAAAGTGATTTCACTTACAATCAATATTTCAAATACGATGCAGTAGATAGTAGTGTATCTGGAACAGGATTAGTTAATAGTGCTGATCTTACATCTAATGCAGGCAATACACTCGCAACAGGTGGCACAGAAACTTACTCAACAACCCATCTCGATACAGTACTTGATAACATTAGTGAATTAGACTACACCTTTGTACTTGCTACTGATTATGCAGGTGATGCGATCTCAAGTGATAACAGCAAAATACTTTCTCATATAGTCAATGAGGCCAAATACAGAAAATTCATGTTCGTAGGAGGTGGCAATGACGAAACTGCATTTGAAGATGGAGATTTATCAAGTGGTGGTGCTGGTAGTTCAATAGAGACAGCACAATTCTATGGTAGCGAAAGAGTAATAGTAGTTCACGCCGGATGTAAATTGAGACGAAGAGGAGCTACTGGTTTTAAAGACAGAGATTCAATTTACAAAGCTGCTCTTGTGCTTGGAAGAATAGCAGGCAATGCACCACAAGTTCCTGTGACATTCAAGTCATTGAGAATGGATGGAGACAGACATTTACTTAACACAATAGATCAAACAAAAGCACAGAACAGTGGTGTTCTTTGTACTATCTATGATACTGATTTTGGAGCATGGACTGTATTGCAAGGAATCAATACATTACAAGATAATGAGTTCTTCATTACTGATACAGGAAGAAGTTATGAAATTTCTATAGAATCTATAAAAAGTGCTTTATCTAAAGGTTTAGAAATTAATGCTAAGAGAACCTTGCTTGGACAAAGTAATGGAGTTAACAGGAATACTTTGTCAATTGAAGATGCAATTAATTTTACAGATACTTATCTGTCAACATTGACAGCTAGTGAAACAACTGATAATTTAATTTTAAGTTATAGAAATATAACTGCTCAATATGTGGGAGATTCCATACGCATTTCATTTCAATTCGAGCCGAATTATCCGTTGTCGAAGATAGTATTCAATGGAGTTATAATCGATACATCATTAGAATTATAAAATAAAGTAGCATAATGGCAAAAAAAGTAATGACCGCACCTTTGGCGGTAGTCAAAAAGAATGGTGTAGCTGTAGCAAAAATAAGATCTCTGAGATTAAATGAATCTATTCAACGTGGAGAAGTTCAGGGATTAGGTAATCTTACCTTAGATGAAGTTCCTGCAACTCGTATACGATGTAGTTTGTCGTTCAGCTTTTATAATGTCTCTTTTAGAGATAGTGCAGTTCCACAAGGTATAGATAGAGTATTTGATACTTTGAAAGATTTTGCAGATAATATTCTTTTAAAAGATGGAATACAAATTGACATTTATAAAAAGGTAGAGGATACAGTAACTGAAAATGGTATTAAAACTGCGAAATTAGAACCATTTGCTACAATAAGAGATTTACATATAGATAATGATTCTTTTGACCTTACAGAAGGTAACGTAAGCACCAGAGATCAGAGTTTTCAATACCTTACTCCTGTTTTATTTAAAGACGTTTCGTAACAAAAGACATAGTTTAATACTTTTCTTTTCTTTCATTCAGGTTTTTCATGGGTTTTGGGAGGCAAGTTAATAGCTTGCCTCTTTTTTGTTAATATGAATAATATTATCTATATTTACACAAATAAAACGTAAAACAAATTTATGTCTCAGAAAACAAACCTTCCATCAGATAAACTTGCAATAACCATCTTAGGTAACATTTATGAAACAAATGCCTCTATAGGTAAGTTTATTGATTTTTCAAAGAATCAAGCCTTCTATTCATCTGGAATGTACAGTTCAATAACCGACTCAACCACTCTTGATGTCATAGATATAATGAGTGCTCTTTATGCATTCTTTCCTGAGATAAAGAAAGACACAAGGGTAAGTAATCTACTTGATCTAAAGCCCAATGAATTTAGTGCTGTTATTGAAGAAATGGATAGTAAGTTTTTCCCCTGGTATAGTGAATGGAAAAAGCAATTTCAGAGTGCCAAGAAAGTAGAAAAGAAAGAAACGAAAACAGAGGGTGAATAATGTATCCCAAAGATTCGCAAAATGCGATTCGCGAATTTATGATATGGTGGAATGCAAATTTCCCCATAGACTATTGGTATAGACAGAAATTCAATATAAGATTCAATAGTGAATCTCACAGAGAACTTTCCTTGTTTGACATTCTTTGTGAATGGGAAGAGCAAAATTTAACAATTGAATTGCATAATGAAATATTTGATGAAAAGCAATTTGAAGAATACAAAAAAACAGGTATTTGGTTAAGAGGTAGAGATGAAGAAACTAAAGATGAGGATTGGGATAGATTTTTTGAAGATGATAATTTTGAATTATTCGATGATAAACAGTAATATGTACATAGATATCATAATAAATTAGTGGCCGAAAGACGAATTTCTTTTTCTGCTGTAGATAACGGAGTTTCTACCACTCTTGATAAACTAAGACGTTCCTCTCAGGAAATATCAAGAGGTATGATTGAGGAAGCTCGTAAATATTCTCAATCAGGTAAGCAACAAATAGAATTCATTGAACAGCAAATCAAAGCTATAGAACGAAGAAACCGTCTTGAAAGAGAAGGTCGTGAAATGTCTGCAAGAGAAACATTTCAGGCAGGAGGAAGTAAAGCAGATTTTGCAAAAACAATGGGTACTCTTCGTATTGAATCTGAACAAGATGAAATGCAAATTAAGTTACTTAGAGAACTCATTGAAACTATTCGTTTAACATCCAAAGAGGAAATTGCAGAAGATAAGAAATCAGTTATTGATCGAATACAAGAGCAAAAGAGAGGTTTCTTATCATCTATGCTATTTGGTAAAACTGCATTAAGTCCAGAAGATCAACTAAAAACATCATTACAAGAAGAAATATTAGGAGACAAAGGTAAGGCAGGTGGCAGAGGTGGAGTGATGGGAGATGTATTTGCAGGTACTTTTCTTGCAAATATGTTACAAAGAGGTTTGGGTATGTTGAATGCCTTACCTGGAGCAAGAAATGAAGAAGCTGCCTTGTCTCAAATATTAGGTGGTGTTCCTGTTTTAGGTGGTGCTTATGGTAGATCATCGGAGGAACAATTATCTGCTGAAATTGGACGAACAAGATTGAGAGGATTGGGAGTAAGAAGAAGGTTTGGATTTAGTCAGTTTGGCTTTGATATGGGCGAATCTGCTCAACAGGCTGAATCTGCAATGACTGCCGCAGGAACTTCAAATGTCAATGTTGGCAATTTTGTAGCTTTACAAAGAGCTTTCTCACTTGATCCAGGATTATTGCAAGAAAGATTAAAAGTTGGAAGATTTTCAGGAGGACAAGATCAACTTCTTAGTGAAATAACTAAATTACTTGCTGCAAGTGGATTGCAAGAAGATAGGGTTTTATTTGCTGAGTTATTAAGAAATCAAACACAGCTTGTACAGGAATTTGGAATGACTGCTGAAACAGTTAATCAGGGAATAGCCACAGGAGTTATTACAATGTTTAATAATGTTGGTGGTGGATTTTCAATGAGAGACCCAAGATCAATGCAGAGAATTAGTCAAATCAATCAAGGACTTTCACGACCTGGAAATGATATAATGAGGGCAGAGAATTTTAGTGTATTGAGGCGAATGAATCCTAATGCTGGAATATTTGACATTATGCAGATGCAGGAGCAAGGATTACAAACTCCTGGTTTTTTGCAGGGTGTTTTGGGTAATATAAGTAATCGTTTTGGTGGAGATGATCAAATGGCTATGATGGCACTTCAACAACGCTTAGGATTGAGTTTTGCAGCCACCAGGCAACTTTATCAAAATCGACAAGCTATAATGTCAGGAGGTGGTCAGGATATCATTGAAGGAATAATGAAAGATAGCGATGTAGATAAAATGGCACGAGAAAACACTGCTGCCCTTGTAAGAAGTCAGGCTGAAATTGCAAATGCTTTTGTAGATGGTCTGCTTCCTGGTATGCTTGATGTTGGACAAAAAGTTGGGGTCAAGATAGCAGAAGAAATAGATAAAGTTACAAAGGGTATAAAAATATTTGATTGGATTAAGAATCAAGGTAATATTTTTGCAACTCCTAAAGTATCACCATAAATGGCCCAATTGCAAAAACCTTATATTTCACTAACTCACGATGATCCAGAATTAGTTACTGTAGCTGATTTTGTAGATAATAATGGAACCTCTATTGCATTCAATTATATCAATAGAGAAACCGATTTACTCAATTATCAAGATGAAAATGGATTTTCAAACAGACAAAGAATATTTCTTTTATATACAGAAGAAGAATGGGATCAATATGCAGTTGAGGGTGCAACAATAGATCAATTAAGAGTTAATGAAGATTTCATAAAAGGTGATGATAGAGATTTATTAATTAAAGTAGGTACTGAAATTCTCATTCCCAAAGATCAAATAAAGCTCGACAATGCTTTTGCAGTTTCACTTGAACCCAGTGATACTAACAAATTTACTACCTTTGTAAGTGAAAACCTTAAAGCACTACTTAATGATCCCGATTATAAAACAACTTATGATAAAAATAAATTAAGCAGAGCAGTTGATTTTTATCCTCAAATAACAGTTTGGGTATGGAGTAGAATAATAGATGGATTCATTGATGTCTCCCCCTTTGTACAGCAAGTTACTACCAATAGTTACAGAGATGGAGCAACATTTAGTCTTACATTAGCTCCTATTGCTGGACAAAAAGATAGTACAGGTAAATGGTTTCCAAAGAGAGGATCAATAACTGGATACAATAGCAATAGTCTTAAAAATCATTATTCAGCACAATCTAAACTTTATAAGGTCAATAATGATAATGGAGAACTTACACAGGAGCAATATTATTTTCACAACATTATAAATAGCAATGATCTTGTATTTATTCGTTTTGAGACGCTTGATTTAGAGAGACAAGATAGGAATGATAATGAAGCCAGATTTAGTGTATCTGAGAATGACATTCCCAATAAAGTATATGACCTCATTGGCTTTGTGGATAGTAATGTTATTCAAATAAATCCTCAAAGTGCTGAAATAGGAATTAATATAACCGGAAGAGATTTATCAAAAACAATTCTTGATGATGGAAGTTATTTCTATATTCAGGAATTTATGAGTGCAATATTTCCAGAAAGAGCAGATACATTAAAATTCCGCAATCGCATTTATGGAAGATTGCAAACATTCACAACTCAAGCTTATAGATCAATAAGAGAATCAATTAATCTTGTTATCAATCAGCTCTCATCAACTGGATATGTGCCTAATGATGTATTTAGAGGATATGGGAATCGAAGAAATAGGATAATCAAAAGTGAAGAAAGTGAAGCTCAAAAGATTACTAAAGATGTCATAAGTGGATCGCAAGAAAGAGCTAAACAATTTATTAAACAATCCAGGATTGAATACAATATACAAAATGCCAAAGACCAAGGTCAGATTAATATTACCTTCAATGCTATTGTTTCATGGATTGAGTTTCTTGTCAATCAAAATTTAATTAAAACACCTGGATTCATTGAGGATGGATGGTTTGCTTACACTTATAATGGAGTCGGTTATATTGATAGTGAAATCCCAAATGAATTAGAGGGAACACTTATTAATCCATCTATTGGAATAATAGCATCTCAAAGTCAATCTTCCATATTGAGATTTATTAATGCACCTGCATCTCAAGCAATAGCTTCTTGTTATTCATATGTGTTAAATAAACAAAGAAAGGTTAGTCCAGACATTACAGATCAACTAAAAGAAGGTGTTTGGCAAATAATTGATGTAGAAGTAGATCCATCTGTAACCAATGTCAGAATTGCAAATACAAGCATAGCAGAAGCAAATGGTAGTATATCTGAAACAATTAGGCAATTTTGTGATGAACCATTTATTGAATTCTTCACAGATACATATCAGGATCGTTTTAAATTCATTGCTCGCAGACCCCCATTTAATTATGAAGCATGGAGAGAATTAGTTGACCTTGCAATTGATATTGAGAACGAAAACCTAATAAGTTATAATCTTGGCTTTGATGATAATGATGTATTCACTTATTACATGCTCAGACCGCAAGCTTTTTTGTATGGTGCAGATACTACATTTTCACTTGACTTTCTTCCTGCTGTAGTGTTTCCTCAATATGTTGACATTTGGGGTAGTAGACCTTATGAGAAGGTAACTAATTATCAGCCATACATTCCCAAGAATAATGATAAAATGATTAACTTTGACCAAAGACAAATCATTAGAGATTTAAAATTTATGATTGATATTAATGCCTATCTGCCATTTACTCGCAAAGGTTTGATTACTATCAATGGAGATCGTAGAATCAAGAAAAACACTTGCATAAGATTAAAGCAAACAGGAGAGATTTGTTATGTAACCAATGTAGAGAATAATTACATTAAATCAGATAGTATTGATAGAACAACCACTCTTGTCGTTGAGAGATGCATGGTAGAGAAATACATAATTCCACGAACAATTGAGGGAGTAGAAAATAAAGTATCATATTTCAATATAGTTAATACTGATTTTGACGAGAAGCTGTTTATAAGAAAAGATAATCAAGATAACAATAAGTTGACAGCAGATATTATAAAAAATTGGGAGGTAAGAAAAGATAGCAACAATAAACCAGATGTGTTTAATTTCTTCCTTCATAAACGACAATTTGATTAATGTCATTTAGTAGACAAATAGGGCCAAATAGCGTAGGAGGTGATAGATATATCACTGGACTTGCCTATGTCATAATTCCAAGTGATGTAGATCGAAATATCTATGTAAGAGAATGTCTAAAGACTGGTTTCCTGTCCATAATAGGCGAGGAAAATAATATCATACCACGTGTGAAGTGTGATAAATCAATTCTTCAAACAATAGACTTTCCAGCACAAACAGGAGTTTTAGGTAGCCAGGTTGCTTATGTTGTAATTCCAAAATACAAAGTTCCTATTGTTGTAGCTAATATCAATAAGCTGACAGAATTTAATGACATTAAGGAAAATCAATTTAAATTTAATCGCAAAACAGATTTTGGTTTTGTAGATATCACAGGAGATGGTAATGGTAATCTTAGTATTTCAGTATCTTCAAATCAACCCAAGAAAGGCAAGATTAATATAAATCTTACCAATAAAGACAATACAAGCGAATTTAATTTAAACACAAGAGGAACGTTCAATATCAATGTCAGTGGCAAAACTACAATAAAGAGTGAGGAGGAGATAAACGTAATTGCTCCTGTAATAAATCACAATGAAGGAAGTGAAGCAATGGTGTTAGGCGATACACTTGCCCAACTTCTAAAAGACTTAATTCAGGAAATTTCTATATCTACAAACAATGGAGGGCCACTATTTAATTCATCTAAGATTGCAGCATATTTGGAGCAGGTAGATAGTATTTTAAGTGAAAAATCAAACTTAGATTAATGGCAGTAATCAAGCAAACAATAAAGACACAAATAAGAGCTATCATTGAGGAAATGAATAGCGGTGATGTTACTAAAAAAGATCCAGAAGTATTATTGGATCAATTTTGCGATAAGCTTGCTGATGTAATCAGAGATGCAATATTGAGTGCAGATGTTCAGGCTGGTATTCCCGTATCGACAGCAGGATCGGCAACCTCACAAACAGGTGCAACAACTGGATTAGGTTCTTTGTTGTAAAAATATTTCTCCTCAAAAGTTGCATATCTAAAATATAAGTCTTATATTTATATAACAATTAGATGTTTAACTAAAATTTAAGACGATGAAAAATAGCAAATACATACAAAGTTTCAACGAACATCAAGAATCTGATGTTAGGTGTAGTTTTTCTGTTGAGGAAACTAAAGCATTATACATTAAGGCTTTCAAAACAGCATGGGATGTTATGGCAGGTAGTGAAAATATGAAGGGAATGACAAGTCAAAAACTTGGTAAAGACTTAGACGAGGATATTGATAACTTTTGGTGGCGTGATACTGGGCTTGAATAAAATTACGCCTAACTAAAAGATAAAGAGATGATAACTTATAACACTAAACAGCAATCTAATTAAGATAGGAAGCCTCAAAATAATTGAGGCTTTTTTTATTTTCTCCCAATATTTAGCTATATTTACACAAATATTAATCCTATGACTTACGATCAAGTAAAAGAATTATACAAGCAAAATGGCTATAAATTCTACGATAGTGGCAAGCATAATGTCAATCTTTTTGGTATCAGAAATGGATATGATACAGTAGATGAATTTAATGATGTTCTTGGAATAGCCTATCGTGACGATAATAATAAGCCAGTTGTTATAGAACATAAAGGCACTACTAAGCCAGGGCTTTATTATCTTAAAAATAAATTAGGCAATAAAAATGGTACTGCAATATTGATTCCCGGATATTATCCTAAATGCTGGACTATTGGAAAGCATAGTGGTAAATATGAAGCATTAGTACAAAATGGCAATGTATTTAACGTTTGGAGAGATAATGATAGTGATGGAAAATTTGACATTGGAGGTAGAATTTATACAGATGTTGGGGGATTAAATATGCATACAACTTCTTTTGTAAATTATAATGCAAAAGTTGGTGCATATAGTGCAGGATGTCAAGTAAGACAATATAGCAAACAACATCTTGAAGTAATGGAAATCATTAAGAAAAGTGCTCAATTGTATGGAAATGTTTTTTCTTATGCGTTATTTGAAGCTTAATGCCAACAGTACCAAATACTAATCAATCATCACTTCAATATCAACAACTACTTTCAACAGTAGGTAAAGCAGGACTTCATGCTTTATTTCCAAAAGATTTTGAAGCTTATTTTATTTCATTTGAATTAACTGATTCAAGAGGTAGGGTAATTGACTTCTTAACCTTTCCTGTAGCGCCAGAGCAAGTAAGCGAATCACAACCTAAAATCACTAACATAAAAAAAACAGCAGGTGGAGTAACAGCAATAAGCAGTGAGACATTTGTTCCTACTCAGATTCAAATTCAAGGAACATTTGGCAGACGTTTGAGATTTATGATAGGACAAACTCAAATAGATGCAGCCGCACTTGCTTTTTCAACTCAGGGAGGTAAATTCAACAAGGAAGGATTATTTCAAAATGGATTATCGGTTGCTTTTCCTAATTTCAGCGTACAAGTAAAAACAGGTTATGGAGTAATAAAAATACTTGAAGCTATGATAATGAAGAGCGATTCATTAGATAGCGACAACAATCCACATCGCTTGTTTTTTTATAACTCAATATTAGGTAACAATTACCTTGTAAAAGTAAATAATTTCACTCATAGCCAAACTCAGGATCAAAACATGATCCCGCGCTATAATTTACAAATGACCTCCATTGCACCATTGGAATATGTCAGAGATAATCCGCAGAAAGCACTTACAAAAACTATGACATTTGGAGTACTTAATAAAGCAATGGATAATGTTGCAAAGAATGTTAAATCAGTAATAGTATAATGTACAATTCTAATACAATAGATCGTTTTTCTCATATTTCAGGAGTGCAAGTTGATACTCTACTATCTGATTTTGTAGATTTCAATGAGAACGATAAACAAACTATTATTGATTACTACAGTGGTACAACATCAACACCAGATGCACAAGCCTTTACTAATCTCAGCGATCTTCAATATAGACTAAATTCTTTAATAGAAATTTTAATGCTCAATAAACGATCATTTCCATATCATGAAGATTGGGAACTATTGATGGAGTTAGAGGATATAAAAACCAAACTTCAAACAATAAGTAATAGCAGTAAATTTCTACGATCAGCAATTGAGAAAAACAATTTCAATCCCAATCCTCTTGTAGAAATTACTCTAAAACAAAATCACACATTAGAACAACTTGCCAAGGAACTAAACAGTAGTGATCCACAAAACGAATGGACTAAAATATTCCTCAATAATCAGCTTATAGAAGAAGATTATACACCAAATGGAGGAGTACTATTAAAAGTAACATTTCAAGGTGCTGACAGCCTTTATTTGACCTCTGTAGTAGACAATATCAATACAGCCGAAAAGACTTATGGATTAGATATATTACGAAGGCTTACATTTGAAAACAATGACCTCAAAGTCCTAACATATCAAGAAACGCTACTACAATCACTCACAATCCTATCTCAATTGCGAAGAGGTGATAATCCAGAATATCCAGACGATGGAATTGACCCATCTCTTATAGTTGGTAATACATTGGGTGCAGTATCGTTTCCCTCTCTATTCAGGCAGTTATACAATACATTTGCAACAGATGATAGCCTTAAAAATTTCATCCTTAGAGATGTATCAATCCAGGGTGATTCAGTTCGATTAGATTATGAAATCACAACCAGGGTAGGAGAAATCCAGCAGGGAAGCTTAATTATTTAAAATATTTCTCCTCAAAAGTTGCATATCTAAAATATAAGTTGTATATTTATATAACAATTAGATGTTTAATTAAAAGATAAGAAAATGAAAGCTAAATACATAAATAATAGACCTGTAAGTTTTGGAAATCCAGAACATATTAATGTTGGCGATATTATTGAACAAAATAATCCACCAAGAGGTGTTAATTTTTGGGAAGTTTTGGAAATTAATAAAACAAATAATAAAATTGAATATATTATAAAAATGTTGAATGGATCAGCTTTTACTGGCTCCATTTACAAAAGATCATATATTTTTAAATATCCAGAGAAAAAATTACCTACCCATTGGTTTTTTGATAAAATGGTTTCGGTAAATTATCAATCTTAATTAAACATATAAAACACTCTCTCACCAAAGCCTCAAAATAATTGAGGCTTTTTTTATTTTCTCCCAACTTTTCCCTATCTTTACAAAACTAAAAATTGTAATTCCTTTCTATATGTATATATTAAAATTTGGCAAAGATAACACGTCTAACTGATATAGAAGAGTTAAGAGATATCGTGGTTGAGACTTTTATGAACAAAAGTTCCAAGATCACAAAAGTCTCCAACAACTCTGTTTTGTCAGGTATTTCTTTCGGAATTGCTAAAGTGGGCCAAAAGGCATTGACTGAAATAAGTGCCGTTGAGGCCGGACTTTTCCCTGACACAGCCACAGGAAACAAATTAGACTTCATTGCTTCAAATTTTGGAATAGCTCCACGATATACTGAAAGTGAATCAAGTACATACATTAGAGTAACCGGAACATCTGGAACTATTTACACAGCCGGAGTACAAACAGTACAAGGAAGTCAGGGAATAGTATTTGATCTTGAAGAAGATTTAACTTTAGATGATCAAGGATTTGGCTACATAAAAGTAAGAAGTCAAGAAGCTGGCAGTGAAACAAACGTTCCTCCCTTGTCGCTCAATACAATCAATCCTATTCCATCAGGGCATACTAATGTAATCAACGAATACGCAGCCACAGGAGGAAGAGACAATGAAGATGACGATTCATTCCGAAAAAGAATAAAAGAAGGTGTAAATATCCTTGCCAAAGGCACAATCTCAATGCTTGAACAGGCATTTATAAAAATCAACAACAATGTATTGAAAATATTCTATCAGGGACTCAATAGTGATGGCAATGTTCAGTTAGCAATTGCAACTCAAAATGGAATAGCCCTAACAACTGAGGAACTTGGAGAACTTTTAGAAAAAGGCGAATCAATGTTCTCTCTTGCTGATCTCAGACCTCATGGAGTTCAAAGTTACGGAATAGAACTTATCAATATTGAATTTGAACCCATAGATATTAACTATAGAGTACAATTACTTGATTCTGTCAATCCAGATGATTATAGAAAAGCAGTACAAGTACGAATGAGCAAAGCACTTGATTTCAGAACTTTTGAATCAGGAGTTGATTTTGTAGAATGGGATGATCTATTGTCAATAGCTAAAAACACAAGAGGTGCTAAATATGTACCTGATCAATTTTTCTTCATTAATGGAGGAAGAAATGATGTAGCAATTGATCCAAATAAATTACCACGAGTGCGATCTTTTGTATTATTTGATTTACAAGGAAATATTATAGTAGATTTACAAGGCAATCTTTCTCCTGTATTCTTTCCAAATCAAGTATTATTAAATCAACAATTAACGGCATTAAGAACAATTAGCTAATGATTAAATCTCATTCTATAAAATTATATCCAACAAAAAAGCAAGAAAGATTTTTTATTAAATCTTGTGGGGTGGCTCGTTTTGCTTATAATTGGGCATTAAATAAATGGATTGAGAATCATAAAAATGGAATAAATTCAAATAAATTTTCTTTAAATAAGGAGCTAAATTCAATAAAAAGAGATCAATTTCCTTGGATGCTTGAAGTAGGCAAGTGTGCTCCACAATATAGCATATATAATCTTCAAAAAGCCTTTGATAATTTTTTTAAAAAACAAGCTAATTACCCAAAGTTTAAAAAGAAAGGAGTTAAGGATTCATTTATTGCTATAGAAAATCAACAATCTTTTGGTCACCATAAACATAAAAAGATAAAAATACCAAGATTGGGGTATGTTAAATGCGCAGAGAATATTAGATTTGAAGGAAAAGTAAATAATGTAGTAATTAAACGAGTTGCAGACATGTGGTTTGCGGTCGTGAATATAGAAACAGTACCCAATGAAACCCCTGCTTTAAGCGAAAACCAAGTTGTAGTTGGGATTGATTTGGGTACTAAGGATTTAGCAATATGTTCGGATGGACGCGTTTTTAAGAATCCAAAAGCACTCAAATCTAAATTAAAATCACTAAAACACCAGCAAAGAAAGCTTTCTCGAAAAGTTAAGGGCAGCAACAATAAGTATAAACAAAGAATGAAGGTTGCTAAACTACATTACAAAGTTTCTTGCTTGAGAAAAAATGCCTTACATCAAGCCACAAGTCAAATAGTAAATAGTGCAGATGTGATTGTTTTGGAAGATTTGAATGTAAGTGGAATGGTTAAAAACCACAAACTTGCTCAAGCTTTATCGGATGTTTCATTGAGTGAATTTAGGAGACAGATTGAGTATAAAGCTAAATGGCAAAATAAGCAAGTTGTTATTGCTAACAAATGGTTTCCATCAAGTAAAGTTTGTTCATGTTGTGGTAATATAAAAAAAGAGCTTTCGTTAAAAGAAAGAAAATATGTGTGTTTTGAATGTGGTTTTGAAATAGACCGCGATCTTAATGCAGCAATAAATTTGGCTAATTACAGCCCTACCGAAAAAGTTTCGGGAAGTAACGCCTTTGGAGACGATAAGGTTCATGATGAAAATCAGATGGTCGTCAATGAAGAAGGAAATGGATTGTATTTTAAAAATAAAATCTCATAACTTTGCCAGAGACCAAAGTTATAACATCCTCAACTGTAACTTCCATTGTAGGAAGTGATATAAGCATTATAACAAGCTATCGTGAAGCAACTGATACAAATATACTTCCAGATACAATAAGTGCTTTTATAGGCGATAAAGTAGCTACATTCGATGGTACAAATTATAAAGAAGGAGAATTAATAATACAAATGAAAAACAATCCTACACAAATAGATTATTCAATAGATGCAAATGGCAATCTCATTGTATTTTCTAATCAAGGAGATGAAAATAAATATTCAATTGATAATAATACAGGACAATTAAGATATAATGATTAATGGCTAAGAATTTAGGTCAAGTTAAAGCAATTCATGTTGGCACAACTGCACCAACTAATACCAATATGCTTTGGAGAGATACAAGTATAACTCCTAAAACATATAAAGAATATATAGATTCAAGTGGCACATGGGAACCATTAGTTTCAGCAACCCACAAATACAAAAACATTACACCCGCTGCGGGAATAGCCGCTATCGACTGCGAGAGCCTGGAAACTGTCATAGCTACCATTGATACGGTAATGACCGCGAACCACAACATCACGAAAAGCAACGATACAAACCTGAAGCATTGCTTTATCGACGGGGAGTGCATCGGAACCGTGGTACTGGATTTCTCTGCATTTTCCGGGGTAGTATGCGCGGAAGCGTCTGGGAATTTGTGGACGTGGGATAACACGAATAAGGAAATTACCTTCGATGCGGCTACGGCAACGCCTTTCGAGGCGAGTATTAAGAAAGCAAAAACTGGTTGGATTTTGAGGTTTTCAGCAATAGTACCGGTATGATGAGTTTGAGACATAGGGCGATGATAGGGAAAAGGAAAAAGTTTCTTGATGATATAGTTTTCTGGTTGAAAGCAAACGAGCCATCTACGATTGAATTGGATTCAGAATCGAGAGTTAACAGAATTTATGATTACTTAGGCAGTGGTAAATCGTATATCAAAGCTGGATCTTTAGGGCCGCAATTTTCATCTGATGGGTTAATTTTCAATTATGCGCTTAATCGCAATCTGATTGCAAACGAACCGGAATCATCTTTTAGATTCTATTCGGGAACTGCAAAAACTATAATTTTTCGAGGTAGTTTAACTGCTCCTGATCAAAACAATAAAGGAATAATTGGCAGTGATTCAAAATCTATTCTTGATCAATACACATTAACTCGTGTCCGTTTTTTTGAAAATACATCTCTTCTATACACATTAATGGATTTAAACCCAAATTTCTTCATAGCGATGTCGATAGGTGATGTTGGTAATAATGTAGATAGACCCGCGAAAATATATGTAAATAACACCTTTATTAATGTATTGGTTGACACAACAACCGACTTCAACTTCAACAGAATCGGCAAAGGACCTCTCGGTGATTTTCACGGGGAAATGAAAGATTTTATTCACTACAACAGACAGTTAAGTGAGGCAGAAATATTAAGATGGAAGACAAATTTAGGTTAACATGGCAGCAATAGACAATTATTAAATTGTACAAAGTGGAAACTTTAAATAATCATTTGCTTTTAATTTGGATATCAAATAAATATTAACTTATTTCTTCACATTTATTATAAATGGCAATCACAAAAAACATATCGGATGAATTTGGAGATGTTCTAATAATTAGAGCCAATGTTCCCATAATCGGCCTTATAGCCCTTACTGATTATATTGACGACACGACTGAGCAGGGCAATAATAGATTCTATAAGGAATTTCGATATACCATAGATGGAATTAATTACAGTAACTGGCAAGAACTTACAGCCGATAATCTTAATGCCGTTGTAATAGATTCTCGTGATACTTTTATTATAGAATATCGCTATACTCATATTAATGATGAATCAGCATCTTTCTCAATATCAGGATCACTTGATCTTGCATGGAATAGCACTCAATTAGATGGTCAGTTTTTAGAAGTTCCATGTGGCAAAACTTATGAACAATCTATATTTGCAGATTTCTTTTCTTGTCATGCTACAGAAGTACTTGCATGGTGTGTTAATGTAACTGAGAAACTATATAAACAAGGGATAGTCCCAAAATTTGTAACAAGAGGTGATGAAAGTAATATAAATGGAATAGATAGAGATTACATTGACTTTTGGAGAGCAGTTGCATGTTTCTTTGCCTATATAGTAGTATTTGCACGTCAATTTGAGAAATTCAGAGAGAATGATCAATTGCTTTCTCAATTCCTTGAACAACGCGGAGTTTTCTTTTGTGATGATGCAAGTAGTGCAGATAAGAACTATCTTGTTGAATATTATTTTGATGAAATAAGACAAAGAGGAACTTCTCAAATTTATAAAACAAAAGATCAGCGAAATAGTGAAGTAGATGGAGAATTATTGAGACTTCTTTGTTACAATAAAGAAGTTGATGAATTTATATTTAATGTTCATTTACCTCATACAATAGGATGGTCAGTTGAAAATAGCTCACCTTTATATACTGGATTATCAAGACAAACGGGAGCAATTAAAGGATATGAGTTTACTAAAGACTTCGTTGATCTTGCTAAATATCCAATATTTGGCAATGGTGTAATTGAGATTATTGAAGATAATGGAGATCAAGTTCTATCAATCAAAGATGTACCAATCGGTGAAATCAGTGGCATAGGTGAAAATAATCTCAACTATAAAATAGTAGTTGACGATGATATGAGCTATGAAATAACCTTTTTTGTACGTCAGGTAGATGCAGGTGAAAATTTAACATTTGGAGTAAGAACTTATGATATTGCAAGCAACTCCATTTCTCCTGTAAGAATTGATACAGATGTAAATCAATCTTTTTTCTTTGAGAAAATTCAACTTAATAAAACTGACAAATATTATTTTATACGAGGTATAATTTATTCAAAAGATATTAATGCAAGTGATGTTGAAAACAATTTAGCAATAGGTCAAGGAAAACATCTTAAATTTGCAAGTGGTACCTATGGATTAATTCCTTATATTGCAGTTGATAAAGATGATGATCAAAGTATATCGATATCTCAGGCTGTAGGATGGAATCAATTAAATGCTAATATTATTACAGATGGAGATAACGGTACATTTGAAGCTGAAAAAGAAACTTATCAATTGCTTAACGCTAATATATTTACAGATGCTACCAATGGTACATTTGAAGACATAGAGGCCAATTGGATATCTCCTAAAGATGACGGTGTTCATTGGGTTGAAAGATCTTCTACTTATGCCTATGCTGGCAGTTTCTCTTGTAGAGCTTCTGGTTTTTTTTATGAAAGTGCTACTGTTTCTGTTGTAGATAGTTTTAATAAAGAATTTACTGCCTTAAATTTATCTTTTAAACCTTCTTTAGTTTCGGGCAGAAGATATATATTAAAGGCCAGAATAAGGACTGAACAAAATGCATGGCCCAATAGGAATGGTGAAACTTTGTATTTTAATTTTTATACAGGAGCAGGCAGCTATCCAATTACCAATGTAGTTAGACAGTACCGAACGCATGATCAAATTGAAGATTCTTGGCAAGAAATAAGTTTGCAATTTACTGCAACTGCAACAGATAGTACAAGATCCTTTCCCATAAAGGCATTTTGGAACTCTGTAACAGGAGAAAATTTACTTAAAGATGGTGAAATTTACGTTGATAATGTTGTAATAGAAGAATATGAACCGTCAAATAATTGGGGAGATATTAAGGAGTATGGTGTTCCAACTTATGCTTCTTTAGAAAGATCAAGTAATTTTCAATATCAGGGAAGTTATAGTTGCAGGGCTTATAATTTTAATGATGGACACAGTAGTGGTAGTATTTTAGGAGGCCTATATAATGGCGTTGACATTTTATTTAAATTTTTTAATTTATCTGTAGTGTCTGGTAGAAGATATATAATTACAGCACAAATAAGAACAGATGGAGATAGTTGGCCCAATAGGGCAGGTGGGCAAATAGATATTGGCATAGGAGTTAATGGCTTAACTGCTTATCCAGATGAATCGAGGATTTTTAAAAGCAATTTTGAGATTAATGGTCAATGGCAGCAAATAAGATATGATTTTGTTGCAAATACTACAGGCAATCTTTTGGGTACAATATATGCTTTTATGAATGCAAGTACAAATATTGCAGAAGATGGTGAAATTTATATAGATCAATTGCAATGTGCAGAGCTTGAATTTTTAGGTGATGAAAGTCAAACAATAAGTACAGGTAATGAAGTTAGAATATGGGACCTTAAAATAAGACCACTTAATGCACCTTATTCAACTGGATTTATACTTCCAAAGAATTTCATTTCAATTTGGGCAAAGAAAAGAAATGGACAATTAAGTGAAAGACAGATTGAACAAAGATTGAGGAAATACTTACTGCCTTACAATAGTACATTCAAAGTTAATTATCTTGAGGTTGAAAGCGGAGATGCACTCGGTGACTACTCGGCAAATGACTACAGTGATGATTATCATATTTAAATTAAATAAATTGTGAAAATAATACTATTTACATATACCAAATGTCAAATTTAAAGAAGTCAGCATTTAAATCAGATATTGATACCAAAATTAAGGCCAATGGAACCCGTGCCATAACGGGGACAGTGCATAACAGTGTACTTACTAATATTAAGGATTCATTTTTATTTTACGTCCCACTTACTGATACTGCCGAAAGAGATGCACTTGTTTCTGCTGACAAATATGCTGGAATGATCGTATGGGTGAACGATGACGAAAGACCTTATTTTGTAGAATCTGATTTATCTACGTGGCATAAAATACTTAATCAAGGTGATATTCAATCTCTTATAGATACTTCTGTAACTGGAATCACTGGAAGAATTTTTTCTCCTGTAGCCGATCTTACAGCACTTAAAGCACTTGATACAACAAGTTCATCAACATGGCCTGATAATGGAATTATAGTAGTTAAATCGCTTGGAACTTATCGTTTGGACAGATCAAGCGTATCGGCAGGAGACGATAATAGAGTAGTGCAGCCAACTACTGGTGTGGGAAGGTGGTTAAAAATAGCTTCAACAACATTTGATCATAATAATCTTTTTAATGCTCAAGGTGGAACAACAAATGAATATTATCATTTAACTGCTGCACAACATACTTTAATTCAAGATACCCTCGATAAAAGGCATACTCAAAACACTGATACTATTCTTGATGAAGGTGGAGCAAATGAAACTACTGTTATTGAATTAAGAGATGCAATTGATAATGATATTCCAGAATTGCAAGGATGGGTAACTCGTTTATTCCAAATTAAAACAGTTAGCATTGATTATCAGATTACACTTAACGACAGAACTATCCTTGTAGATTGTTCAACTGGCAATAGGGAAATAACTCTCCCTAATGTCATTAATGCAGATGGATATGATTTTATCATTAAAAAAATAGATTCAACAGCCAATACAGTAACAATTGTACCATTTGAATCAAATGCAAGCTATAGTATAACGGAAGATCCAGAATTTGTAATGGTAGAATTTGACGGGGAGATAGTATTAAACATTCAAGGTGAAGTAGCTAATTTACAAAGCGATGGAGAAGATTGGTACCTTTGGGCTTAATAATGTGAAAAATTTTAATTATCTTTACAAACAATATGAGCAGAATAAAATACAGCAATAATCTTTTCCTTGGTCGATTTGAACTTCAACGCACTAAAGAATTTTTTGATGATGATGGATTTAGAAAATTCATTCTCAACAATGCCATTGAATTTGGCCTTATAAATAATTCAACAGATGGCAATTTTACTAATGGTAAAGTAAGTAAAGATATCAATGATAATACTATTAAGTACGAAGCAATTGAAGCTATCGATAGTTTAGGAAATTTTATAGTTAAATCTGCAACTACAAATATTTCTGTCCCCACAAATGGTAATTGGTATTGGGTAAAAGTTAAGTTTGCTGAATCTAATCTTGAACAAGGAACCATTACTATCTCAACAGATGGAACCATTACAGGAGTTGGTACTGAATTTCTCAAAACATTAAGGGGTGTAAGAACCGACTTTCCTGCTCGTATTAGTTTCCCTAATTCTGTAAATAATACAGGTCAATATGATGTATTAGAGATAATCAGCGACACATCTGCTGTATTGCAGGGCATTACGGAGCCTGTAAGGACATTTACTGCCGAATCTAACCTTACATATCAAATTGTAGGAACTTTCGCTCCTGGTAGTGTTCCAGATGGCGCAGATGAGAATATTTTTGTATATGATAGTGCGCTTGTTACGTTAGTTCAAGAAACAACACTTAATACCCCTCCCACCCTAATAGATGGTCAAGAATTTTTACTTGCAAGAGTGCGAAGTGTAGGAACTGATGTTGAGATACAAGATAAAAGAAATTCAATATTCAAGACTACTTCAAATTACTTTGTAAAAAATCTTGATAAAGCAGCTAACCCTTTAATTGGTGTAGAGAGCGTTAAGTGGGATAGTACCTTATCTACTCGTGATAAAAACATCATTGAGGTAGCATGGGGAATGAGATCATCAAACTGGACTATTGACAGTTCGTTAAATAGAGTAACTATCATAGGTGGTCAGGGTGGTAAATTTAAATCAACTGGTGATTTTACTACTGGTGATTTTGATGGATGGAGAATTTATACTAAAGATGGTAGCTATTCAATAATTAAACAATCCACATTAAGCGCAACGCAAATAAATCTTACACTTGATGTTCTTGATCCTGATAAATACAGTGATACAACACAACAACTTCTCATTGTACCTAACGTTAGTGAGGTAAGCATTATAATTAAAGCTGACAGTGGAGATAGTACAACTTTACCAAATAATAAATTCTCCTATCCGGTTAATACTGATGTAGCTAAGATTCATGCACTTGTTTATAAATCTCCTTCTTGTAATTATGTTGTTCAATATCAATATAAACACATAAAGGATTATAGTGCAATCCTTACTATTCCAAGCGATAACGAAAGTGGCTATTTGACAGAAACATCTTTCAATTCAGATGGCAGCCTGAAGCCAATTGAAGATCAAGTAAGAAATACATATACATCATCGGCAACTGTGGGATTTATTACTATTGTACTTGCAAGTAATGCTTATAGCAATAGAATAGCAAGCATTGAAACAGGCGATTTATTTGGATTTGAAGATCACGATTTAGATAATGCCAATCCTGTTATTTCTCTTGAGGTAGGTACTAACCCACTTAATCAGAGAATTAATCCCACAATAATTACTTTTACCACAGAACATTATATTAACCTTAAAACAATTAGTGCAGGTGCAGGTAATAAGTTTTGGATTGAGATTCAAGCTGATATTACATTAAGTGGTCAAACTTATAAAGTTGTACAAGACTATGTTAATGCAGGCAATCCAGGAACTGAATTACTTGATATTGATCAATTTCTTATAGATCAAGCAGCAGATGAGAATTTATTGCTTAAATGTACATTTGATGGTACAAATTGGGAAGTATTTCCTCATGTATCATATTTACAAACCATTAAATCACTTATAGAAGCCAATACTACTGCTATAGAAGCATTAAAGCCTAAATTTTATCAATTAACATCTTTGTCTGGACTCACAATTACCAGTTCTTATTTTACAGTTCCAACATCTGGTTATTATAGAATAGATATTAATGCAGAACTTGAAACAGAAGCTTATGGATTAGTGCGCATTAACTTGTTTAGAAATGATGTTGAAGTTACTGTTGAAAATCCCTTTACACATGCATTTACATCAGATAATGTTGGAGCATCAGATAGGAGTTCTATAGGAAGCTTGTCATTAATAAGTTTTATGAATTCTGGAGCCAATTATAATTTCAAATTAACAGCACTAAGTGGATATAGTGGCTCAAATCCGTGGCAATTTTGTAGATTTTCAGTAACAAGATTATATGAATAATTATGCAACTATACTATACTAACAGTCAAAAAGCAGGAGGAGAGCAAACTAATCCTTTATTATCATTGGGAGGATATATCTCAAGCTCTTCTGTACCAAACGATTATTTAGGCAATGTTATAAGTGATATAAGTAGGCTTGCTATTGATAATAAGTCCAGAGAAACAATTATTCTTGCCTTAAAGAATACATTAGTTAATGATGTTGATAATGTTAAGATATGGTTTGAATATCCAACTGATGATGAGGACAATAATATCTCTCACATAAAATTAGAACTTGCAATAGTTGATCCAACAGTTGATGACTGTGGAGATTTTAAATTTGAACGAATCAATTCAATCTCAGCATCCCCCTTGTATGCTACATTCATAGAAGCTAATGGAAATGATAACGCTATCGATGTAGGTGAAATATTATCTGGCAGAAGTGTTGGTATATGGTTTCGTAAGACTATCAATCAAACCAACGCAGCACCCCTATCTTGTGATGATCTATATGATAATTTTACCAATAACATTTCACTTGATACTCAGCAAGTTATAAATTTATTTATTCATTATAATGAAGAAAATAGCATTTCGCTTTCAATTACAGTATAAAACACCTATATTTACATAAATAAAAATCGTAAACATAAATGAAAGGTTACTACAAACTCACTGAGGATATCTTAAATAAGGTTCCTCAATCTCGCGATGATGATCAAATACTATATGCTCACATCCTTGCACAATTAAATTTCAATATCTTCAAACAACCTGCAACAAACCTCATAAAGCAGGTATCAGATAAGAAACTTCCCTCTCTTGATAGTATAACTCGAATCAGAAGAATGATCCAAAGACAAAATGCATTCCTCAGAGGTTCTCTGTATGATAAAAGACATGGGATAAAACAAGAGAAAGCCAAAAGTGATTTAGGTTATCCAAATTTATTACAGAGAAATTTGCAATATGCATGACCTCATTGGAAAACTTTTCAACACATGTTATAACGCATTTTACAACGATTGTAAGACATTTTGTGATGTTAATAGTGTAACTAATCGAAAGACAGTAGATAACTTCTTAAAACGTCTAAAAAAGGCTTATAATATCAATAGTATAGGTGAACAATGGTTGAGGCATTATTTCAGATTTCAATTTGCTTACTGGCTCGATAAAGAAAATGTTAAGCGTAAAATATCACTTCAATGGATATTAGGAAAGAAAGCATTTGATCGTTATCAGAAATACATGACTGGCGACAATGTAGACAAAATCAATTATTACATTGAAAAGAACACTTCTTTTATTATCTTTGATGACGAAAAATCTACTGAAAATAATGATTATGAAGATCAACATAGAGCTAAGTATTTAAATAAAGATATTGGTCTATTGTGGTGTATTCATCATACTTCTCTTTATAAGAAGAGTCCTATATGTTTTCGATGTAAATTCAGAAACGAATGTAAAGAGCTTCTTAAAATAAATTATCCTTTACTTTACAAAAAACGATGTTTGCAATAATAAAAATAAGAACCCATCATGACACTGGAGCAAGTATAACATCAGGGTGTTTTGAATTTTATAAAGGAGGTTTTATAACAAAGAAACAAGCCAAATGGCACAAGAAAAGACTTAAAAATCCTGGCAATTATATTATTATAAAGTATTGGAAATAAAATACTAAGTATTTGTTTAATTAAAATAAATAGATAATGAAAGTGAAAAAATTTATTGAATTAAATCGTGATGATTTAACAAAATTTAACAAGCTTCTACCAATAGATAAAGTTACATTTTATGATTTTAAAAGTAGCGTGATAGCAAGAGAAGAAATTAATAGGGCTGAAATAATCATTTTTAAAGATGATGACAATAAGATAAAAGAGTTAAAAAATAGATATAGGGTGTGATAATGAAGCTTTATAGAAATAATCAAAATAGTAAATTATATACCATTGAACATTTAATTTTGGATATAAAATTTACTAATCGAAATGAAAATACTGGAATATATGCATATCCTTTTAATTTTAATGGAGATGTAATTAAATTTTTGAACAGAGATCATAATAAATGCAATCAATTTGTTGTAGATAATTTTACACAAGTTTGTGAATTATAGTGTATGACAGAGAAACTCTCACCTGACTTCTTAAATGAGTTATTCAAGACTTGTTTAAGAAGCAAAACTGTACTTGAAATAGCAATAAATCATGTACAATATCATTTTTTACCTACAGAAGAATATAAAGAATTATGGAAAGCAATATCAAATCATTTTCGTACACTTGAACAAATACCCTCAATTGGTTCACTTGCTGAACAATTCAAATTAAAACCTAAAGTAATTGAACAACTAAGGCATATTAAAGAAGCAGATGTACCAGCTAAAGAATTAATACTTACTCAACTTGAGATTTTTGTAAAGAAAGCAATGTTTCTTGAGCTTCATAGCGATATGAAAGAAACATACGAGAGGGGACAATATGAAAAGGCAATTGAGATACTTACAAAGAAATCTGAAAACATTGCCAATTTTTCTTTAAAAGCAAAGGCATTTGAATCTATTTTTTCAGGATTTGAGAATAGATATAATACCAGAATGATTAACAATTCATTGAGCCAAGGTCAATTCTTAAACAAAGCTTCATTTGGAATAGATTCCCTTGATAGCAGAACTTATGGTGGATTAGATAGGGGCAAAACTTGCCTAATTACTGCGCGATCTGGAATAGGCAAGTCTTTCTTGCTTAGATGGATTGGGTATTATAATGCCAGAATGGGTAAAAAAGTTTTGCACTTTCAATTTGAGGGAAGTAAAAAAGAGTGTACAAATGCTTATGATGCATTAATGGCTGGCTCAAATTATCACGACATGAATCTCACCTGTTTATCTCAAGATGTAGTAAATAAGGTAATTGAAAATTCAAAGAAGATTACAGGAGACATTAAGGTAATTGCTTATGAACAATTTGATGCAGCAACTATGGTTGATGTTCGTAATTCTGTAATTGATCATTTTAAATCTTATGGCGATGCAGATGTTATATTAGTAGATTATCTCGATGAGGTGCAGCCAGGAGATGGAATAAGATATAGTGCATCTGCTGAGGGTGAAAAGGCAAGAAAAAGAAAGATTGCCAAATTATTTACAAATCTTTGTGTTGAGTTTAATATGAGTGGATTTATTCCTACTCAGGCATCAGATGTTCCTGTTGAAATATGGAATAATCCAAACAAAGTAATGACAAGATCGAACATAAAAGGTGATAAAAACTTAATTGATCCCTTTAGTATTCATATAACTATGAATCAAACTATGGATGAATATAAAAGTGGAGTAATGAGATTATATGAAGACAAATTCAGAGATCATCCGAGTGGCAAAACTCATTACATTTGCACCGCCTATAAACATAGCAGATTTTATGATAGAAAACGTACACTAAATACTTTTGGAGATGAAAAATAAAGCAATATTTAAATTCAATGGCGGCAATTTAGCATTACTTTGTTCTAATTGCAGAGAAATCATTAAAATAGGAAATCAATTTTCATCAAAAGAATTGCTTGCTTATGGTAATAAATTAAATTTAGAACCTCAATATTGTCAAAAGTGCAAAAATGAAGCTTGATAAAGATAAACTATTCAATCTTCTTTCTTCATTAAAACCTTGGGACAACAAGAGAGGCAACTTTGTTATCAATTGCCCCAAGTGTGATCATCGTGAAGCATCCATTTCATATAATAAAGAAAATCATCCAGTAGGCTGTTTTAGAAAGGCCAAATGTGGTTATGTTGGCAATATATATGATTTACTAAAAATTTTAGGAATAAAAGCTCAATTTACTAAAGATGTTAATGTATTAGATGATAAACTTGAAAATATTTTTCTAACTTCTTTAGTAGAACAACAAAAATTACTATCTTTACCAAACAAACAATTGCCATTGGGGTATAGAAGAGTTTATCAAAACGACTATCTCGATAGCAGGGGTTTTGTAGAAAAAGATTATCAATATTGGGAAGTAGGCAAAACGAGCTTACTTAGTTCTTTGAAAAAATACTGTATATTTCCTATTTATCTGGAAGGTCAAGTTAAGGCTTATGTCAGCAGGAGAGAAGTTGAAGGAGATCCAAAATATAATAATTCAATCTCTGATTTCTCTTGTTTACTTGGAGGTTTTGACAAAGTAACCGATCAGACACATACTGTAATATTGTGTGAAGGAAAATTGGATATTATAAATGTAAATAGGCTTTTAGACCTTTATGATTGTGACCAAATTAAACCATTATGCACTTTTGGTGCAAAACTTTCCCACAATCAGCTTGAATTATTAAGATCCAAGCCCAACATTAAGAATACCATCTTACTTTTTGATAACGATGTAGTCAGTAAGATAAAGCCAATTTCCTTTGAATTAGATTTATACTTCAATACCAACATAACCACTATTGCAGGAAATAATGATCCAGGCGATTGCAGTTATGATCAATTAGAGAAAGCACTAAATAATATTAAATCTCCTTTTGATTTTTTCATTGATAATCTTTAAAAAAATTGTACAATTCTTATGGCAAAGAATATAACTGTAGTATGGAAACGAATTGTTTCATTTTTAATGTCCAGCGAAAATAAAGTAGAAAAAACCAGAGACTTACCAATCTTAGAATTTTTAGAGATTTTGCAAATTGAATATATATCTGCTGAATTGAGATCTAAGATATACCCTAATGTCAACGATAAGAAATATTACAAAGAAAGGGTAATGTTTCATAAGAAAAATAAGATTCAAGACATATGTAGTCGAAATCCTGCATTACCTAATATCTTTATTGATAGTAAGGAAAAACAAAGGGTTGCATCTAAGATATATAGAGATGGATGGGGCTTTCCTGATTTTCATTATAAAGATGAGCAACATAGGGAATCATTTGCATCTCAGGATTTTTATAATTACTTTATGAAAGATACTGACATAAGAATCAAGCAGGAAGATGATAGTGCCATTGTGGGAGTTCTTGTAAATGTTGATAGAAAAAATAATATAGCAGTAATAAAAGCCAAAGGCGAAGAGAAATGTAGAAAAGTTTCTCTTGATCATATTGCAAGAATTTTATAACTTTAAATAAAAATTGTAAAACCCATGAAAAGATTAATTAAAAAATTTGCTTATTGGTTATTGAGAATATCCAATATCACTAATACTTTCACTGAAATAGACAAAAGATTGTCTAAATTGGCAAATGGAAGGTATTATTCATTTCGAGTAGAAAAAATAGTACATTCAAAAGAAACAGGATCTGAATATTATATAGAATATTCTCTTTATGTTGACGGCCTTAATTGGTTTAAAAGTAGAAATTTAGATAAAGCTTTCAAAGAATTAGAAAACAAAATCAACGATACCAACTCCATTGAGCAAGATGAAGATTTTATTTTCGATTTGCCATTTTAAATTGCAACCCATGAAAATCGTAGACTGGCTTGAGGAAAATTCTCTCAACTATTCCTTTGTAGAAGAATTTCCTGACAAAATATTTGAAATCAAAGATGTAGGTTATTTCCTTATAATTGAACCAAAGCAAGTTCAAATTGAACAAGAAATACAATCCCATCTATTCGACCAATCATTTCATCTTATCTTAGATGACATGGAGCAAACATTAGCTGATATAGTTCAGTTCTTTGCTTTTAAATTCGGAGGCAATTGGTACTTCTACAACAAAGATCAAGAACCTCAATTAAACCCATTAAAATATTTAGGAAAGGCCAAAAGTCAATTGTGATGAGAGAAATGTTTAAAAAATTACCAATAGGTTGGTCTGCCATACGTTTATTAAATGGCAAATTGGAAGTAAATGTATGGTATAATGAATATTTTATAAAAAATACCATTACTTATCCTAAAAATCTTATTAATTCAGACTATATTATTAATAAAGAATTGCATACTGGATTAGGAAGAATAAATAGCAAAATTCATCCTAAAAAATTATCTCGACTAAAAGCTTTGAATCACCTTCCATTTGATTGCTTTACTAACGAATATATCTATCATTATAAGACAATTCATAATACGATTGAGGCAAAGAGTGGAATTTTAAAACAATTAAGTTCAAGTTGGATTGATGGTGAGGGTGGATCTATTAAAATAGTTAGTAGCTTATTTCCCAATATTGTTAATTTGAATAATAAAGAAATTAACACTTCTGATATAATTTTTATTGAAAAGATAAATTCATGAACTACTCTCACCTTGCTATTCATTCTAAATACGAAATATGTTCAGGAACAAGAGAACATAAAGATTACATAAAGAAAGCTAAATTCTTAGGAATAGATCATCTTGGAATATGTGATCATAATACATTAGGAGGAACATTATCATTCCAGGAAGCTTGCAAGAAAGCACAAATAGGTTATTCATTAGGAATGACAGCCACAGTACAGAGCAAAGCAACTTACCTTGTAAAACTATATGTAAAGAATAAAACAGGATGGCAAAACCTTTTAAGGATCAATAAAGCAATTAAAGTAGATAATGATGGATTTATTGTTGAAAAAGAACTACTCGAAAGATCATCTGGTCTCATCCTTGTGATTCCTCCCGATAGCATAAATTATTTTAATAAAGCAGTATTCTACAAATTTAGTAAACAATTCAAAGACATATATTTTCAATTCGATCCAGTTGAATATAAATCCAATGAGCGAGATAAAGAGCACTTGCTAAACCTTAAACAATATCTTCATGAACTTTATCCTATCTGTCCTCCTGTATTAATGAGTGACAGTTACTATCTTGATAAATCTCATGCTCATATAAAACCAAAACTTGCAAAGATCGGCAAAGTACCATTTAGCTACGCAAGCGACGACCAACATTTCAAGAGCATTGATGAACTGTTTTTTAGCCTCTCTAAGCTATTTAAAGGTGAAGATGATAGATTATATGACATATTCGCTCAAAGTGCTGAGAACAGCGTTAAAATAGCTGATAAGTGCAAGTTTGAAATAGAAACCGGAAAACTTCATCTGCCTAAGTATATTATGACAGATGAAGAGAAAGAACAATATGGAACTACAAATAATATGTTCGACAATCTTATCATGAAAGGATTGATAAGAATAGGCAAGGAGAATGATCAAAAATATTTAGACCGCATTGAATATGAAACAAGTGTAATTGATTTAGGAGGATATAGAGAATACTTTCTTATTACCTATGATATTTGTAGAGAGGCAGATAAGAGAGGCATAATGAGAAATTTAGGTCGTGGTTCTGCTGCATCATCTCTTTGTCTTTACTTGATGAATGTTACAATGATTGATCCACTTGAATATAACTTACCTTTTGATAGGTTTCTTAATAGTGCAAGGGTAACTAAGGGATTGCCTGATGTGGATATAGATTTTTCCAGTGAGGGACGAGAAAAAATTAAACAATATATAGTTCAGAAATATGGATACAATCATACTGCTTATGTTGGCACATGGGGATTATTAAAAATAAAAAGTGCATTAAAGGAACTTGCTAAAGAAAATGGTACTGATTTTCAGACTATCAATTATATTACAGGAACATTCCCAAAGAAAGTTGCCGATGAACCACAAAATATTACTGAATTGTTTAAATATTCACAGGAGGTTACAGTTCTTAAAAAGTTCATAAAAGAAAATATTGAAGTTGTAAATGATCTTCCATTAGTTAACAATGTAATTCGTAATAAATCAATTCATGCTTCTGCTATTATAATTTTCCCACATGTAGATGAAGAGGGTAATGAAATTGAAGTATGGGATTGGATACCTGTAAGAAAAGAGGATGGAATTATAGTAAGTGAATATAGTGGGACTGTATTAGATAAACTTGGATTTCTGAAAGAAGATATACTTGGACTTTCTCAACTTGATAAAGTTGGAGATATATTTAAAATAGTTAAAGAAAAATATGGTAAGGAATATAATTTTCAAAATATTCCACTTGATGATAAGAAAGTATTCTGGATGTTTAATGATGGGTACACTGCTGATGTGTTTCAATTCAGTGGCGGTGGCATGACTGGTTTTCTTATGGATATGAGGCCTGATAAGTTAAATGATCTTATTGCCGCCAATGCTCTTTATCGTCCAGGCGCAATGGGTACGGGGTCACATATTGATTATATAAAAATAAAAAATGGTGAAAGATTACCTGAATATCTTTGGGGACTTGAGGAAATCACAAAAGAAACTTATGGAATTTTAGCATACCAGGAGCAAGTGATGAGGGCTTGCGTTGATCTTGCGGGATTTTCCCTTGCTGATTCCGATATGATTCGTAAGGGTATAGGTAAGAAAGATCAGGAACTTTTAAATTCATACAAGCCACAATTTATTGAAGGTGCAATAAAAAATGGTTGCCCGAAAGAAGAAGCTGAACATATATGGAATATGTTTGAAAGCTTTGGTCAGTATTCATTCAATTACTCCCATGCTGCTTGTTATACGATTTTAGGATATACCACAATGTACCTAAAGGCTCATTACCCTGTGGCATTCTATAATGTAGCCCTGCAATATGCTGATGATTCCACTAAGCCTCAAATTATAGCCGAAATGAATCGATTGGGAGAGGTAATGGTATCTCAGCCAGATATCAATCATTCGGGAGAATATTTTAAACCAGACTTTGACAAGAAAAAAATATATTGGTCACTTGTTTCTGTTAAATGGGTAGGTGAAAAAGCAGTTGAGAAGATCATAGAAGAAAGAAACAATAAAGGTAATTTCTTCTCTGTAAAAGACTTATTTGATCGCGTAGATAAGCGAACAGTAAATAAACGAGCAATTACTAATCTCATTCTTGCAGGTGCTTTTGATGAGCTTTATAATGTCAAACAAGAATCTGACAGAATTAAGATATTGAGGGAATATTATGAGGAAATTATAAAAGAAGATTTACCAGAAGAATTTAATGATTTCAATAATATTTGGAAAAATCATTGGTGGATATTGAAAAGTCTTGAATTGACAGGATTGGGGTATATTAACTATAAAGAACTCATTCAGTCATCTTCTTTTGCAAGTGAATCAAATTCCCTCATAGATCTTTTAAGATTTAATCAGGAGGAAAGCATAGGGCAGGAAATAGTAGTTAGTGGAGTAATTGAAAAGATCATTGAAAGAAAATCCAAACGTGGCAAATTTGTCCAGATAGATATCAATGTAAATAGTGAAATGATTCATTTTACATTATGGAATGAAGAATATGAAAAGTATAAAAAAGTCTTGAAAAATGCAGAAAAAAGCATTATCTTTATAAAAGGAATTATCAAACATGATGGATGGAAGAAATGTAACGTTCTTCATTCCAATGAGAATACTAAAGTAGAAATCATTTAAACCCATGAAAGTAAAATTTAAAAAGCTACACCCATTAGCCAAAGAACCTTATCAAAAATATCCAACAGATGCATGTTTTGATGTATATGCTACTTCAATGGATGATTTGGGCAATGGAATTATAAGATATGGAATAGGATTGTCTTTTGAGATACCAGAGGGAACAAGATTAGATTTAAGACCTCGATCATCAATTTATAAAACAGGACTTATTTTATCTAATTCAACAGCAACGGGAGATTATGGATATACAGGAGAATATTTATTTCATTTCTATAATATAATCCCATCTTTGCCAAATTATAAAGTAGGCGATCGTATAGGTCAAATTCATGTTGAAAATGTTAATGTTATTGAATTTATTGAGGTAAAAGAGCTTAATGAATCAGAACGTGGAGAAAATGGATTTGGATCAACTGGTAAATAATGAAAAGAATTTGGCACCCCTACCATCTTTGGGAAGATTTTCATAATAATTTTTATGGCAATTGTTCTGGAATAAAAAAAGAACAAAAAATACAGTATTCAATTAAAATGTTCAATAACGAACATTTAACAAAAGAAATGATGTCTTTTGTTGTTGAGAACTGGAAATATTCTTGTGAGCATAATTTATCAAATACAAGTCTTAATAGAATAGCGTGGTTGGGTCAGGCAGCATGTGCGGCTTATCAAAAAATACCTCATGTAATAACAATGGAAGCTTGGAATTTACTTTCTAAAGAAGTCCAAGACAGATCTGATAAAATAGCACAAGAATTAATTTATAAATGGGAATTGCATAATAAAGATTTAATATGCCTAAATATAGATTAGATATTAATGTTTATGAAGCTGCGAAGCAAAGAATAAAATGGACTTTTGATTCATTTGATAAAATTTATTTATGTTTTAGTGCTGGCAAAGATTCAACAGTAATGCTTCATCTCGCTATGGATGAAGCAAAAAGAAGAAATAAAAAAATAGGTGTATTAGTAATAGATTTAGAAGCTCAATATAAATTAACTATAGATCATTTAAAAAATTGTATTGAAGAATACAGAGATTATATAGATTTATATTGGATTGCTCTTCCATTAAAATTAAGAAATGCCGTTAGTGTATATGAACCTTCATGGATATGTTGGGATAAAGATCGAAAAAATGATTGGGTTAGGGATTTGCCAGAAAAATCTATAAGTGATGAAAATTATTTTTCCTTTTTCAATAAAGGAATGGAGTTTGAAGAATTTATGTTTGAATTTGGGAAATGGTATTCTGATAATAAAAAAACTGCCTGTTTAGTTGGAATTAGAACAAATGAGAGTTTAAATAGGTTTAGGGCTATTTATAATCTCAATAAAAAAACATTAGATTCAAACTTATTTACTACTCAAATTTCAGAAAATTTATTTAATGTTTATCCGATTTATGATTGGGAAACAGAAGATATTTGGATTTATCATTGTAATAATCCAGAAAAGAAATATAATGAATTGTATGAATTAATGCATAAGGCAGGTGTTCCATTAAGGCATCAAAGAATATGTCAGCCCTATGGTGATGAGCAAAAAATAGGATTATGGTTATTTCATATTGTAGAACCGGAAACTTGGTCAAAGGTTGTAAATAGAGTTAGTGGAGTTAATAGCGGAGCTTTATATATAAAGGAAAATAATTATAATAATATACAAAAGCCTAAAAATACAACATGGCGGGAAATTTCCAATTTATTATTAAATTCAATTCCTGATAAAACCAAAAATCATTACAATAATATAATTGATTCTTATGTTAAATTATGGAAAGATAGAGGGTATCCAAAAGGAATACCGGATGAAGTTCCAGGCTGTCTTGAAAAAACTGGTAAGGTTCCAAGTTGGAGATTAATTACTAAATGTATTTTAAAAAATGATTATTACATGAAGGGATTGGGTAAATCACAACCTAAAACTGAAATGTATGGATTAGTATTAAAAATGAGAAAAAACAAAAACCATGAAAGTATCTAAAAATTATCATTCTGCACTTACGGATGAAATTCAAAATTTAAAAGAATTAGATTATTATAAATATAATAATTCTCATGTCATAGCTCATAATTTAATAGATGGCGTTTTGCCATTGTTTTATGAAGCTGATGTGATTTATTCTGAGCCAGCATGGAGAAGTGGATATAAAACTTTTATTGATCGTACGGATTGTAAAAATGATGATTTTAATTTATATTTGTTCTCTATTCAGAGAATAATAAATGAATTAAAAAAACCCACTTTTATCATTACAGGCAAACATGCCATTAATAAATTAAATCCAGATTATATTACTGAAATACAATTACACGGATACTCTTCTTTGTTGGCTATATGGAATCATGATAAGGTTGAATTTAAAGATAATTGGGAAGCAATAGATAAGCTTTCTGAAAAATTTAATACAGTATTGGATTTTAATTGTGGATATGGCAATGTGGCTTCTAAATTTAAAAATTTTATATGTTCTGATTTAAATAAAAAGTGTGTATATTACATAGCTAAAAAATATATGGGTTATGATTCCTAAAATACAATTTCTTAAAGATTTAAAAACTGTAAAATTACCGGAATTACCAGAAGATACATGGGTAATTTACAAAGAAGGATATGATATACCAGATATACCAGGAATAAGGGGCAATATAGAATTCCAAGAATACAAAACCATTTATCACAATATACATGCTAATTTGTTAATATTTTTTGGTCTAAATAAAATTATGACCCCAAGTAATAGAACTGATTTTGTGCTTGAGCATCTTTTTACTATAACAAGGGATATTCCTAAAATGAGCATAGATCATTTACCATTTATTGGGGAACCTTGGCGTTTTTGGTTTCATTATGGACTTTGTGGCACTGGTAAATTTGCTATTCCTTATAGTTATACTATTGAAACAGAATGGAAACATTGGTTTCTTAGGGACAAAAATAATTGTCGTTTAGATTCTGACAATATTGGATTTTGTATTACAGATACATATTCCGATATAGATATGCTTTCATACAAGGCAGATTTTTATGATCTTAATGATGTTGATTTGCAATGGTATGATGAAGCTAAAGAATTTGTTTTTAATAAATATACTTCCCCTAAGCTTTGGATTAATAATTTATTAAAGATGTGTAATAATAAGTTTGGTATTAATTATTCAATAGATTCTTATAAAGAAAATGAAGTTTACTTATTGCCAGAATTGGGAGTTTATAAATTTCTTCATGAAGAAAATATAAGAAGGCTAAATACATTTAATAAAATTATTCAAGTTACAAAGAATGAAAATATATAATCCAGATAAAAATGTTCTTGAAGCTGCAAGAGAAAGGATGTCTTTTCTTTTCGATACTTTTGAAACTATTCATGTATCAATATCAAGTGGTAAAGATAGTACAGTACTTTATCATTTAGCACTTCAAGAAGCAATCAAAAGAAATCGAAAAATACATGTTTTTTTCCTTGATCAGGAGGCAGAATATGCAGCATCAATAGAAATTATAAGGGAACAAATGAAGCACCCTAATGTAATTCCCTTATGGTATCAGGTTCCTGTTTATATGACTAATGCCACAAGTTATTCGGATTATTTTCTTTATGCATGGGGGGAGGGTGAGCAATGGATGAGAGATAAAGAACCTAATTCAATACATTCAATAGATGAAGAATATCCAAGAAGATTTTATGAAATATTCCCTTACCTTGAGGGGAAAGATAAAGATGCTATTTATCTTGTTGGGATAAGGGCAGAAGAAGGTGTAATAAGGTTTAGGGCAGTTACTAAATATGTTGGTTGGGAAAATATCAGATGGAGTACTGTACAAAATGGAATAAAGAAATTTTATCCGATTTACGACTGGACTGTATATGATGTATGGAAATATATTTATGATTATAATATACCATATAATAAAATATATGATCTTCAATTTATGGATAATGTTTCTATTTATAATAAAATGAGGGTTTCTAATCTTATTCATGAGAAAGCATGGAAATCATTAATTACTTTACCCAAATATGAACCCGAAACATACGATAAGCTTTGTAAGCGAATAGGCGGTATTTCAACCGCTATGAGATATGGAACTGAGAAACTTATTTTTTCTAATAAAATACTCCCAACTCATTATAAGAGTTGGGAGGAGTATAGAGATTTCTTATTAGAAAATATTCCAGAAAATCAACATAGAGAGAAATTTAAGGCAAGATTTAGCAAACAACCAAAAAAAGAAGAGGTTTATCAAGCTCAAGTAGGGCAGTTATTAATAAATGACTATGAGAATAGTAAAGCTTTTAACACCAAAAGAGATGAACAATTAGAGAAATTGAGAGAAAAATGGATGCAAATAATATAATACACGATAGTTGTGAAAATGTACTTGATAAAATGGAAGATAATTTTATCACTACTATTATTACTGACCCACCTTATGGTTTAAAATTTAAAGGTAATAAATGGGATTATTCAATCCCATCAATAGAAGCTTTTCAAAAAATGTTTAGGGTATTAAAGCCAGGAGGAACGATGCTTTGTTTTGGTGGCAGTAGAACGTTTCATAGACTTGCTGTAAACATAGAGGAAGCAGGATTTCATATAATGGATACAATTATGTGGCTTTATGGTAGTGGTTTCCCCAAAAGTGTTGATATTGCTTATGTCATTGATAAGAATCGAAATAGACTTGGAGATATACAGCAAGAATTAATAGTAAATAAAAATCCAATGGGTGGCAAACATAATGAACAAAAAGTTATCAAAATAAATAAGCCTAATTCAAATGAAGCTGAGGAATGGAATGGTTGGGGAACTGCATTAAAGCCTTCATTTGAACCTATTCTTGTATGTAGAAAACCAATTGAGGGCAATTATGATGATAATGCTTTAAATTGGGGAGTTTCTGGATATTGGATTGATGGAGCAAGAATTAATACTGACGGGAAACATTTTGGTATTAAAAGAACAAAAGAAGGTCGTTGGCCTGCTAATGTTATTATTAATGAAGAGATTAAAGATGAATTAGAAAATCAAAAATTTGGAGCTTCTAATTTCTTCTATTGTGCTAAACCTACGAAAGAAGAAAAAGGATTAAACAATACTCATGATACTGTTAAGCCTTTGGCTTTAATTAAGTATCTTTGTACCTTAACTAAAATGCCACAGGGTGGGATAGTTTTAGATCCTTACGCAGGGAGTGGAACAACTGGTATTGCTTGTGAGGAAATCAATAGACCATATATTTTAATTGAAAAAGAAAAGGAAAATATAGATATCATTCATGAAAGAATCAGTAAATACAAAACTCTATAATATGAAAGAAATAAAAATGAAAGCCACTGAGGCAATTGAAGTTAATATTGATCAATTATTTGCCAATGATTACAATCCAAATCGAATGCCAGATACTGAAATGAGCTTGTTAGCAGATTGTATTCAAAAATATGGTTTCTTGTTTCCTATAATTGCAACTTACAATAAAGCTAAAAGCGAAGAGGTTGGTAGGCCTATGTATAGAATCATTGATGGTTATCATAGATTTGAAACTCTTAAAAGAATAGGGTCAAAAAAAGCTTGCATAGTTGATTTACAGTTGACTCATGAAGATGCAGTACAATTAACTGTCCTTATGAATAGAATTAAAGGTATGCATCAAGTTGAATTAATGAGTGAATTAGTTGTTAAGTTACATGATCTTGGACTTGAGGATGAAGAAATCATAGGCAATCTCGGTATGGAAACAGAAGAATATATTCGTCTCAAACAACAGCTTGGAATTGCTCATACATTCAGAAAACATCAATATATGAATAGTTGGACTATAGATAAAGATTCTTATGGACTTAAAAATGAGCAATGAAATATGGAAAGACATTCCTGGATATGAAAAATATCAGGTTTCTAATTTAGGTAGAATTAAGAGCTTTAATAAAGGAATTAGGATTTTAAAATACCAAATTAAAAATGGTTATTGTACTACATTTAAAGATTTATATATCCATCGCCTCGTTGCTTTAGCTTTTATTCCAAATCCAGAAAATAAACCTATAGTAAATCATAAAGATGGAAATAAAAAAAACAACCATATTGATAATTTAGAATGGGTTAATAATAGTGAAAATGTTCAGCATGCATGGGAAATTGGATTATCTAATGATAACACAAGGAATAAATTAAGTAACAAAGCTAAATTAAGAGTTGGAAATAAAAATAGTTGTTGGCGTGGATATGTAGATATTTTCGATATAGATAATAATTTTATTTGTCAAAGGGAAACACTTAAAGAAGCAGAATTTTTTATTAAAGAAAATACTAAATATAAAAATGCCGATAAGGGCAATATTAGTTTGGTTTGCAATGGAAAATTAAAACAAGTTTACGGATATAAATTTATATATAATAAAAATGCAAGAAAAAATTGAATCATTACTTTTTGAACTTTGGGAAAATTTAGAGAAATTAGAATTTGAAGAAAAAGTAAATCAACTCAATAATATTAAGTCTTTTCTGCATTCCATTTCTCCATTTGAAAATGAACCTGTGGATTGTGTATTGTGGATTAAGGGTGATAAAATTCATGCCAATAGTTATAATCCCAATAATGTTGCAATACCTGAATTTAAACTTTTAGAACACTCTATTGAATGTGATGGTTATACTCAGCCTATTGTTTCAATGCTTGAAGAAAATGGTAACAGGGAGGTTATAGATGGATTTCATCGTAATAAAATAGGTAAAGAATCTTCCAATATAAGAAACAGAATAAGGGGATATTTACCCGTTGTAACTATTAATAAAAACCGTGAAGGAATTAATGATAGGATAGCCTCAACCATTAGACATAATAGAGCACGTGGAAAACATAATGTTGATCTTATGTCAAAAATAGTAATGGATTTAAAAAGAAGAAATTGGACTACTAATAAAATATCTAAAGAATTAGGCATGGATGCAGATGAAGTGTTAAGATTATCTCAAATATCAAGTTTATTAGAGATGTTTAAGGATAAAGAATTTTCAATGACATGGGAAGCAACTGATGATAATATAACTTAAATGACCCCACGCCACTATCAATACTGCAACAAATGCAAGACTGAAACTCCACACATATTAGATAGTAATAAATCAATTATTATTTGTAAAGTATGTGGTTATCGCAAAGATGTAAAAACCAAATAATTCGTCAATTTTAATTTAATTTTATTTCATTGATAATTTCCAGAAGGGGCTTGATTTGTGTAAATTTGAAGCCCTTTTGTTTTATAAATCGTTTACTTATTATTCAATCATAAACTAATAATTTTCATGAGTCAGAAATATTTCAGAAGTAAATTCTCCGAAGACATTTTTAATCACAAATATGCACACAAAGATTGTGAAACGTGGGATAAATTAAGTAAAACACTAATAAATGATGTTTGTGGAGATTTGCTTACTAAAGATGAAATACGACAATTAATTCAAATTCATACTGATATGCAAGCAATTGCGGGAGGTAGATATTTATATTATGCTGGTAGAGAAAATAAATTTTTTAACAATTGCTTTGCGGGAGAAACTAAGGTCTTAACTGATTTTGGATTAAAAGATTTAAAATCTAATGTAGGAAAAACTTTAATGTTAAAATCTCCTATTGATGGTAAATATTATCCTTCTGAGATAATTTATCATGGGAAACAAGATGTGCAAGAAATTATATTTAAACCAATTAGGGGCAATTCCAACATATCTTATAAAATAAAATCTACAAGAACTCATCATTGGCCTTTAATAAATGGTAAAGATACTTATGATTTGCGAATCGGTGATGTAGTTCCTGCTGGAAAATTTTCTAATTTTAGTAAAAGGGGATGGATTCATGGTTTAATATTTGGCGATGGAAATCTTGAAAGAATAAGAAACAAAGATCAAAAATATACACATAAGATTCGTTTATGTGGAGAAAAGAATATGTCTTATTTAAATAAAGTAGAAGATTATTTAAAAGAACTTAATATTGAATATAATATCAAGTTTCCAAAAACTTATAATGGAGATGCTGTTATTAGAATTTGGAATGATATAAATTTTAAAGAGTTACCAAGTAAAAATGAAACTACTGACTATATAAGTGGATTTATATTAGGGTGGATTAAAGCAGATGCTTGCGAGAAAGTAGGAAAAAAAATAAATTCTGTAACAGAATCTCATATAGATTATTTTATAGATAATGCTATATGTGCTGGATTAGTTATAAGTGGAGAAAAAAGATTTCAGGATAGAGAGACGGCATATAAAAAACATTCTAGAATTTATACTATTAATTATAATTATGGCGAAAGGTGGGAGGGGTTTAAGGTTGATTCTATCAGATCATTAGGAAAAGAGGATGTTTATTGTCCTTATGAACCTGTGTATAATAGATTTATACTTGAAAATAATATTGATACATTTAATTGTTTCTTGTTAAAAGCTGAAAGCGATACACGTGAAGAATGGGCTAATTTATCTTGGAGAGCACAATCTTGTCTTATGACAGGTGGAGGAATAGGGATTGATTATAGTGTTTATAGGCCACGTGGCAGTAAATTGTCAAAAACTGGTGGTGTAGCTTCTGGTGCAGTCAGTGCAATGAGGATTATTAATGAAATTGGTAGAGAAGTAATGCAAGGTGGCTCAAGGCGTTCAGCTATTTATGCTTCTCTCAATTGGCAACATGGAGATATACCTGAATTTCTTAAAGCTAAAGATTGGCATTCTCAAAAGATAGCCAATACTAATGTCGGTACATTAAAAGAGAAAGATTTTAATTTCCCTGCTCCATTAGATATGACAAACATAAGTCTTAATTATGACAATGATTTTCTTGAGCAAGTTTATCAATTACCAATTGATCAAATTAAAGCTAAGTATTTAGCAGGCGAACAATTAGAAATAAAACATATTCCTCCAACATTTCTTACAAATTGTAGACAAGCTTGTCAAACTGGTGAACCTGGTTTTAGCTTTAATTTCTTTGAAAAAGTAAATCAAACTCTAAGAAATGCTTGCACAGAAGTGGTGAGTGAAGATGATAGCGATGTTTGTAACCTTGCGTCTCTTAATATGTCCAGAATTGATGATATAGAGACATTCAGAATGGTTGTTCGTTTAATGAGTAAATTCCTTGTGTGTGGAACCTTAAAGGCTGATTTGCCTTATGATAAAGTTTATGAGGTAAGAAAGAAAAATAGAAGATTGGGACTTGGCCTTATGGGTGTTCATGAATGGTTATTGAAAAGAGATTATAATTATGAAATGAATGATGAATTAAGGCAGTGGTTGCAAGTCTATAAAGATGAATCAGAAAATGCAGCTAATGAATTATGTGATCAATTAAGCATATCAAGACCTGCTGCGTATAGGGCAATTGCACCTACTGGCAGCATTGGGATTTTGTCAGGAACTTCAACTGGAATTGAACCTATTTTTGCAGTTGCTTACAAAAGAAGATATCTAAAAAGCGATAAAGATTGGCATTATCAATATGTAGTTGATGGAACTGCCGAAATATTAATTAATCAATTTGGAATTAATCCAGACAAAATTGAAAGTGCAATTGATCTTGCAAAAGATTATGAAAGAAGGATAAGATTTCAAGCTGATGTGCAAGATTATGTTGATATGAGTATTTCGTCAACAATTAATTTTCCCAAGTGGGGATCTAAATACAACAATGAATCTCTTGTTGATCATTTTGCTCATACATTACTTAAATATGCTCACAGATTGAGAGGTTTCACTTGTTATCCAGATTCTGCCAGAGGTGGACAGCCATTAACAATTGTACCATATCATGAAGCTATTGATAAGGTTGGTGAGGAATTTAAAGAAGAATTTCATGATGTTTGTGAACTTACTGGTGGTGGAACTTGTGGAGTATAATTCTCCACACTTTTCTTGCATCTAATAGATAAAACGTTTATATTTGTATGGTTGTTGTGCAATCGTTTTAATGCACCACAACGGTAAAGTATATGAAGCGGTGGCGATTAATAGCTGTAAGATTGCTAACCGCACAAAACTAAATTAACAGCAAAGGTGGTTCAAAATAGACGTACAACGCCACTGATTTATATACAATGTTGTGCGCTGTAATATTATGATTTCAAAGCAAGAACAAGATGTAAGAAAAGAATTAATTGATGCAATTGATAAGGTATTTGAATTACCTGTATTACAAGACTTTTGTTGGTACGGGAAAAATCAAGTCGAAAGAATGGCTGATGCCGCATTAGCTGTATTGATGGCTACAAAAGAAGCACAAGAATTAATGAAAGATGAAGGTGTTCAGCCATTATAGCGCACAACGTATAATGATAAAAACAGTAATGCGATGAAGAAAGTAATAAACATCCTTATAAAACGAAAGTCTGAAATAGATAAAAAGTTTCAGAAAATGCCAAAAGAAGTAGATCAGTATATAGCTGAAATAGCGTCTGAATTACAAGAAGAAGAACGGCAGATAGACCAAGCATTATTGGTTTTATCTAATGTTGTAGGGCAAAGCGAACAGTTAGTTTGCCCGAATTGTGAAGGCGAAGGTTTTAGTGGTAAAGGTACTAATGAAATATTGCCCTGTCTTACTTGTTTTGGAAGTGGTGAAAGGGCAGACTAATTGCCTACAACGAATTTGAATAAAATGTCGGTGGGATAGATAAGCCTGAGCTGTCCGACTGACCGAAACTAACAGACAGGCAAGCAGTGTAAATAAGACGTACAACCCACTGCATTTTATTTTGTGTTGTGCGCAGTACGAATATGAAATTTAGAAAGAAACCTGTTGTAATTGAAGCTGCTCAATGGGATGGCACAGATGAAAGCTGGCAGCACATTATGAATATGGGATTAACCAAGTGGAAGCCCGGAGAAATGGGAACGCAAACATTTTACATTGAAACTCTTGAAGGCGACCACTTAGCCCGTAAAGGCGATTGGATTATAAAGGGCGTACACGGTGAATTTTACCCCTGCAAGCCTGATATATTTGTGAAAACGTATGAGCCAGCGGAGTAGTATTGCGCACAACGGTTTAGTGTATGAGCAGTAGCCGAACACAAAACTTGACTAGAAGAATAAAAATTATTATTAACAACTGCAATAGTTTAAAACGTCTAACGGCTATTGCTTATACACTTTGTTAGGCACTTTTAAAATTATGGACTATAAACTGACAATTAATGAAATACCAAAACTAGGAAATGAAGTTTGGGAAATTGCAGAATGCGATAAAAGAGAAGGAAGTGTTGAAGAAAAAAGAGAAAGTGATTATGTTTTGGTGTTTTATGATGATATATGGACTCCAGCAAAATTACAGTTGATAAAAAGAACTGGTAGTCCCAAACACGAATATAATTGGTTTATTTTAGGTGCTGGTAGTTGGTACACTGATTTTACAGACGTTAAATATTGGAGATATATGTTAGATACACCAGAGGAATAATTTTTATTGTGCCTAACTATTATATATAAGATTTAACTTGTAAACTATTGATTATGAATAAGAAAAAAGAAGATATTTTAAAGATTTGCGAACGAAAGCTTAAATATCTTAATTACTCAGAAAGAACGATAAGTATCTATATTCACTATATAGATAAGTTTATTCAAAGTACAGGTAAGTATTATCAACATTTAGTTGCAAGCGATTTCCAATCCTATCTTGATCAATACAATTTCTCCTCTATTTCTCAACAAAATCAAGTCATAAATGCCATTAGGTTTTTATATAAGTTTGGCTTAAACAAAAAGTATGATAAGGTTTCATTTACCAGACCAAAGAAAGAGAAAAAATTACCTCAAATAATCGATCAAAAATATCTTTTAGATAAGATTCCCAAGATTGAAAACATTAAACATAAAGCAATTATTTCGCTTGCATATTCTGTAGGACTTAGGGTATCTGAGGTAATCAATCTTAAAATTAAGGATATTGACAGTAAGCGAATGATAATTAATATCAAAAATGCCAAGGGTAGAAAAGATAGAGTTGTCCCATTAAGTGAAAATATTCTTAAATTACTTAGAGACTATTATAAACAATATAAACCAAAAGAATATTTATTTAATGGTCAAAATTGTCTTCAATATTCATCCACTTCTTGTAATCAAATTATAAAGAAATATTTGGGCAATCAATATCATTTTCATCAATTAAGACATTCAAGTGCAACTTCATTGTTAGAGAATGGAACTGATATAAGGATAATTCAGAAGTTATTAGGACACAATTCAAGTAAGACTACAGAAATATACACCCATGTAAGTACTAATTTGCTCAATAAAATTCCATTACCAATATGAACCTTGATATCCTTATAGACTGGTCTAATCCTCATCACAGAGATAAAGTACTCAAACATCTTGAAACACTTGAAGATATTGCTTACTGGTTTTCTATAAAGAAGTATCGAAGAAATAGATCAAGGGAACAGAACAGTTACTATTTTGCAGTGGTAGTTAAAATCCTTAGTGATTATTTTGGATATAATACAGATGAGATGCATGAGATTCTCAAACTACAATTCAATAGCAGAAAGATTGAAATAAAAACCGAATACTTTGAGGTTTATGATGATAGTATATTTGAATTTGAAAAACCTGCACAATATCTCGAAGAAAAAGATATCAATGATATGCTAATCAGTTCCAATAAGCTCCCTTTGTTACCAAAATATACAGTGATTGATATTGACAATTGGCCTAAGTATGGTAAGTTTATTACAATCACTCAAACTCGAAATATTCCATTAACAACCACTGACAAAGACACTTATGAATTTAGTCAATATATTGAATCAATAAGAGATTGGGCTGCAATAGAGCACAATGTGTATATTCCATCGCCAAATGAAGCAGGTTATGAAATTAAAAATTAATATTTTGCTTGTGTTTTAAATCACGATCTATTATTTTTATCAAAATTTTTCAAACTAATAAGGCTATTATGGAAATTGTAAACAAAACTGTTAAAATTAAGGTTTTTTGTATTAATGATGATTTCTCTCATCAATTAGATAAACGAATCATCAAGGCATTAAAACCAGACCTCCCACGATTATTCAACAATTACACAATCAAAAGACAGCATGTCATTAATGGAATCCTTCACTTTGAATTTGAAGAGATTCAGTCGATCTTCATCAAAGACAAGCCCATCACATTCAATGCAAATCAATTCGTTGTAATCAATAATAATTAAGAACTTATTCAATCAATAAGGTATATATAAACAAAGCAAAAACAATTAAATTAAACAATGGCAAAATTTGATCGGTCAAAATTTCAGGCAGCTAAAGTAGCTGACCTACAAAAACAAAAACAAGAAGCAGAAGCTCTTAGACCTAAAAACAACAACACTCGTCCAGGATATATCAATCTTGAGAAGGGAGATAATGTTGTAAGGTGGTATCCACCACACCCCAATACTCTGAGCTATATTTATCAAAAATGTATCAGTTGGTTGCCTTTTAATATAGAAACAACTGACGATAAGGGTAAGAAAAAGGTTGAATTAAAAAAGCGACCTGTGTTTAATGCTCGTATTCATGCTGGCACACCTAAAGATATTGTTGAGGAATATATAGCAGCAGCAAAAAGAATCATTCAAAGAGATGAAACAGATGCGTCTGAAATCAAGAAAAAGATTGATTCGTTGTACCACTGGAAAACAGGAATTAATCCTGTGTACTCTTGGGTAGGATATGCTAATGTTAAAAACTCCAAAGGAACTTCTTTTGGTCGTTTAGAAGTAAAACCCTCTATCAAATACAAACAAGATGAATTGGGTATGAGTGAAGATTCAGATCAACCTATGCAAGTTGATCCGTTCACTGATCCAGATACAGGACGTTTGGTAAAGATTGTATATAACACTGGCGATGATGTAAAGCCTCAAGATGTATATAAGGTTAGTTTCGTTACTAAAGATTTTGTTCCAATTTCAGCACCTCTTTCAGATAGCGATCTTGAAAAGTTTGCCGAAATGGATTCTTTAGAATCCTTATTTGTTAATTCTTATACTTCTAAAGATTTTGAGAAAGCAATTGAGGGACTTGAACTATACGATCAACAAAATGCACTTGGAGTATTTGCAGATGATGATTTCCTAAATGTATGCGAAGAACTTGCTGCCTTGTATCCTGATGCTCCTGAATCAAAAGATAGCGATGATACTGATGATAATGGCTTGCCATTTGAAAAAGGTGGTCAACCTAAAGCTGATCATCCTGTAAATCAATCTAATGGTAAGGATGATAGGTGGATCAAAGAAATGCAGCAGGATGAATCTGAGCCAGAAGTTGAAAAGGTTGCTGTCGAAGCTGATCCTGTGCAGAATTATCCATCAAAAAATCTTTCTCCTGACGAAATGAAGCAAAAATTAGCTGCATTAAAAGCTAAGATGAATAAAGGTAAATAGTTGTTGTTTAGGTTATATGGTTGTTAGAGATGGGGGAGAATATTTCTCCCCCATTTTTATATGACGGAGCGTAAAACCAAACCATCTTTAGTGGTTTGGATGTAAGCGACAAAAAATACAAAATAATTTGGTAGATTAAAATATTTGTTATATATTTGCATTGTCAGTATAAGACATTAAAACCTCGTAAGGGACTTGCGAGTACACGAGTGGAGCAAAAATAAGACTCCTAACTTCTTCGGAAGCAGTAAGCACAAGCTATGAAACTCGAAGCACATTCATCACGAAGTGTGGATGTGTAGTTCACTGACTTTGCGAAATATAATCCTTACATTTACATCATAAATCGTAAACAAAAATTGTAACATGACTCGCATCAATATAGGCATCCTGCCTCATGATCTCACAGATCAACATCTTCTTGCAGAATTTCGTGAATTACCTCGCATTCCCAATAGAGTAAAGAAGTTTGTCAATTCTTAATTACTGTGCTATGAAAGACACCGATATAATGCCATTTGGTAAACATAAGGGAACTGAAATGATTTACGTTCCTGCGCATCATTTACTGTGGCTTAAAGAAAACATAAGCCCTAAATCTTACACTTATAAAACTTACCGAGAAGTGTTTGAATACATAGAAGATAATTTACAAGCAATCAAAAGAGAACATGAAGAAACCCATAGCACTCATACTAACAGATACACACCTAAAGCCTGACAATATTTCTCTTGTAGAAAACATCTTTGATCAGGCTATTGCTAAATGCAAGGAATTGAAAATAGACACAATCCTTCATGGTGGGGATTGGTTTAATTCACGTACTGGACAGCCATTATCTGTATTAAAGGCTACTCAGAGGATAATTGATAAGTTCAAAGATAATAAGATCATGGTGGCCATCATAGCCGGTAATCACGATCGAACAGATTATGATAGTGAGGATAGCTTTCTTGATGTATTCAATTCAACTATCTTTGTAGTTATACGAGATTATTCAAATGTACATTTTGGCAACATTAATGTACATTTTCTGCCATTCTTCAAAGAATCTGGAAGTTATATGCAAAGATTGCAAGATATCAATATTGATACTAAAGAAACAAACATCCTCCTAACCCATGTTGCAATCAACGGGGTAAATAATAATGATGGATCAGTGCAACAAGATGTAGTGCCAGCAAATGCATTTGCACAATTTGATAAAACTTTAGTAGGTCATTTCCATAATAGACAGAGTTTTGATCAATTCCCAATTCATTATATCGGAAGTACATATCAGGCCAACTTTGGAGAGGATGATCAAAAGGGTTTTACAATTCTTTATAATGATGGATCAATTGAATTTATTCAATCTCACTTTCCTTTGTACATCAAATATGAAATCAATGTTGAACAACTTACCTCAAAAGAAATCCTACAACTTCAACAAGAAAAACAAAGTGGCAATAATATCCGAATCAAAATCAAGGGTGATCAAGCCAAAGTCAAGTCATTTGACACTTCCTTGTTAACTCAAGCTGGTATCTCCTTTGATTTAAGCCATAATACCGTCGATAAGCCATTATCTGATAAGGAAATGAGTAAGAACATCACCCATAATAAAAAATCGATTGTAGACGCTTTTAAATCGTTCTGTAGCGATAATAAAATTACTGATAATAAATATGGACTTGAAAAATTGAAAGAGATATGATGACTGAATTGCAAATGATTGAAAAATTAGAATCTCATCCTGTCATTAAACAGTTTATGGAGATTATTGCTAAAGCAAATGAAAATAAAAAATATAGCTATATTGAAGCTCACCTAATTGGTGGTGCAGTTGTTGATATATTAGATGATAGAGATCCTAAAGATTATGATTTTGAAACAACTGATTTAAGTTTCAGCAATTTCATAAACGATAATAAAGATTTTGTTTTTATGTATGAAACTAAAACAGCTAAGACTTATAATTTTAACGGAATTATTATTCAATTGCTTAAAGTTCCCACAACTCAATTTGAATTTAAAATAAGCCAATCTAAATTTATAATACAAAATGGAAAGATTGGATACAAAAAAGAATTGGAAGCAAATACAATTCACATTGATAGAGTAAGTTTTGATCAACAACAATTAATACCTACTTCATTTGATGATCTAAGAGTTGTTAGAGATTGTTTAATGAGAATACCACATTGGCACCGAAAAGGATATCATATTAGAGATGAAACATATCTTAGTCTTGTAAGGGCAGCATTTAGTCTTAAATCCAATAAATCATAATGTACACACCTCATAAAATCGTACTTACTAATTTCGGTTCCCATAAAAACACCGAATACACATTCCCCACCAACCAAACTTCCTTGCTTTGTGGAATTAATGAAACTGATGATGGGCAGAAAAGCAATGGAAGTGGTAAAAGCTGGATCATTGAGGCTTTATATTTCCTTACTACAGATTCATACCTACGAAAGATCAATAAAGCCAATGCAATATTTTATGGTGAAAAATTCTTTATAGTTGAGGGTTGGTTTAGAAGCGAAGTACTCAATCAAACTCTATATATCAGAAAGAAAGTATTTGCCAATACTACTCCATCTGAATATTGGGTTGAAATTAATGACAAAGTTCCTGAACACTTGCTTGTAAACGATCAGGAAAAGAAAAGACTTGATGTTAATCAATGCAAATCGTTTGTATTGGAAACATTTGGACTTTCAAGTGATCATATCTCTGATTACTTCATTATCAGTAAAGAAAAATATACCTCATTCTTTAATAGTTCCGATACTGCCAAGAAAGATCTTATTAATAGGTTCTCTAAGGCATATATAATTGATCCTATCGATGATTCTATTAAAGACGACATCAATACTTATTCAGATAAAAAGAATGCCTTAGAGCGAAGGATTCACGCTAATGAAAGTAAGATTGAGGCTTACATTGAAAGTATTGATCAAGATAGCAATGATAATGGTGAACTGATTAAGCAATATCAAGATAAAATTACTGTCAATATTGAACAAATTGAAGTCAAGAAACAATTAATTGAAAGTAATCAATCTTACCTTGAAGATCATAAATTATTGCTTGCTGATTACACTAAATCAATCAGTGAATTTGATCCACAATTAAAAGAACTTAAAACTACTGAAAAAGAATATGAAACTGTATTAAGGGATATTGAAAAACATTTGGGCGATGAAGTACAGTGTCCAAATTGCAATCATAAATTCTCATTCAAAGATAAATCAATTCCCCTTGTAGAATTAAGAGAGAATCTTCCTATCATCCAGGAATCTCTTAAAGACGTTCTATTCCAGCAACAGATTATTAATACTCAACTGGAACAGCTACAAAAGGATAAAAAATACAGTCAATCTCAATATGATGAATTACAATTTGATATCACTAAATACACTCGTGAAATCAATATGCTCAATAATGAAAACAAATCATTTGAAAGCACTATTAAAGACCTCAGTAAAATAGAAAATTCAAAAGATGCAGAGACTTTACAAAAGATTGAAACTTTACAATCTGAGAATGAACAATATCAAAAACAATTAGAAGATACAAATCAACAATTGTCTAAATGTGAAGAATGGCTGATCAATTTCAAAAGGTTCAAAGGTTATCTTGCCAATCAATCATTATGTGCAATTGAGAGCTATGCTAATTTTTATCTTGAGCAATTAAAATCTAATATCAGAATCAAAATTGAGGGATATAAAGAAGTCAATAAGGGTAAAGATATCAGAGAAAAGATCAATGTCATTGTATTAAAGAATGGAATTGATGTTGGTTCATTCTATGGTCTATCAGGTGGTGAGAAAGCACGTATTGAAATATCTGTCATCCTTGCTATGCAGAAGCTCATTAATATCTCAACTGATGGCAGAGGGCTTAACTTCATTGTCCTGGATGAGATATTGGAATCACTTGATTCATTAGGTATTGAAATTCTTGTTAAATCTCTCAATGATATCAATATCAATATCTTATTAATTAGTCAACTTGTTAATGTTGAGAAAGATGATAGTAATAATTATATTGCAAATATCAATTATGAGAATATCATCATTGTTAAGAAAATCAACGCAATAAGCGAAATTGTGCATTTAAATTAGTAAATTTACCTATTATGCATTTCTTAAAAACATACTTCTCTCCATTTAAGCCATTGAAATTGGATTTTTATATAGGCAGAATAGCTATAGGTACTCCATATTACTATCCTCGCAAAATTGTTAAGAATAAGGCAGGAGTACGTAAATTTGTTGATAAGAAAATAGGATTTGACTTCGTTGATTTAGGATGGAAAACCAAATGGAATGATGCTGATTATAGATTTGAATGGAGCCCCATTTGGTCATTTGTATTTTTTAAATGGCAGATAGCAATTACATTCGTTGCACCTCATTTAGATCATTATTGGGAATGCTGGTTGCATTATACAAGAAATACAGATAAATCAAAAACTACTAAGCAAAGAATCAAGCAAGCAAGAAAGCATTTTCCTTGTGTTTGGCATAGTTATCGTAATGGACAAGAGGAAAAAATATGTTATTGGGATTTAATTTTAAAGAAAAAATATATATAATAGACTAAATATGAAATATATTGGAATTGACCCTGGAGCTAAGGGCGGTATAGTAATTATTGAAGATAATGAATTAACACTTCATGTAATTCCTACAATTAAGAATGAGATAGATGATGATCTGCTAGATAAAATATTGTTTGAATTAAGATATGGCGACGATGGTGAAGTATATGATTGTATGTGTGTTCTGGAAGATGTTCATGCAGTTCCTAAAAGTGGTGCCGCTGCCAATTTCAAATTTGGTCTTATTAATGGCATTTTGAGGGGATTACTTACTGCCAATCGAATCCCCTTTATTAAAGTAGCTCCTAAAGAATGGCAAAAAGAAGCTTGGAGAGGCGTATCTCCTATTAAGATCAATACTGGAAAGAAACTCAAATCCGGCGAACCTAAATATAAAATAGACACTAAGGCAACATCTCTTATTGCAGCCAAGAGATTGTTCCCTAATGAAACTTTCCTTGCTACTGAACGAAGCAAAGTGCCTCATGATGGCCTTGTTGATGCTGCACTAATGGCTTTTTATTGTAAAATGAAATATTAAACTTATGATTATTAATTTAATTTCATTCGTTTTAGCTTTATTTGTCGCGTTTAAACTTATATATAAAATTATGCTTTTTAAAAACAAATAAATATGCCCACATACAATTATTACTGTATCAACTGCGATGAATATAAAGAAATCACTCACTCTATGAGCGAATGTGATCAACCAAGTGAAGCTACTATTGCTCAATGTACTTGCTATTGTGGAAGAAAGATGAAACGCCAACTTTCAATCCCTTCTTTGCTAACTTTCGGAAGAGGTACTTATGATAAAGGAGGATTAAAAAGTAAAGATGAACGTCAACAAGCTTTCAGTAAACGATCAAAGCAGGATAGTATTAAAAACGGAGTTCAGGAGAAAAGTAAAGAAATGGATAAAAAAATCAGAGAACAATTTAAAAAATGAAATCCCCCCAAATCAAAATCTTATCTAAAGGAGAGCTAAAATCAAAGCTCTCTTTTCTTGTTTTACACCATAATCCCGAAATAGTTATTCAGGAAAGTGAATGGAAGGATGTTTATAATTTTTATTTAGGCTATGTAACATGCTTCAAAGCAGTACTTAGTTATCCATTTGATGATAGCTATGCGCATAATTTTATTCTTGAAGAATGCTTTAATTTTCTCATTTCTACGCATTTATAAAAATATTTTTATTTTTTTTCTTGTTTGATATAACAAATATGAAATATTAATGTTATATTTACAGTTCAATAATTAACAACCAAATTATAATTGTATTATGAAAACTGTAGAAAAACAACAAACAAGAAAAGAAAATTCTAATCTTAATTACACTCCTAAAAAGGATGAATTACAAATTAAATCTACTAAGAACTATGCTTTGTTCAATTATTATAGAACAAATCGCAGAATCAACTGGAAACATGTTGATGAATTAGTAGAGAGCATTAAGCAAAAAAACCTCCTTCACGATTACCCAATGACAGTGAATCGCGAATTATGGATCTTAGATGGACAGCATCGTTTTGAGGCCGCTAAGAAGCTTGGAGTAGCTATCTATTATAAGATCAGCGAAAGATTCGATGAAGGCGACATAGCTCGTATAAATAGCTCTGCCGACGATTGGAAACTCAATGACTATCTTGATTTTTATGTCAGTAAAAATTTTGAAGATTATAAAATTGTCAGAGATTTTGCACAACATAATGATATCAGCATCTATGCCGCCATTGGAGTACTTAATGGCGGCTCAACTCAACCATCATCAAAATTGATCAAACAATTTGAGAAAGGAGAATTTAAAGTTAAATCTCTCGGTCAGGCTCAGGAAATTATTTCTGCAATCAATGATTACGGTCAATATTTTCCACATTATAAAAGTAAGTCATTCATGAATGCAATCAGCAGACTGATGAAGAATGAGGATTATGACCATGAGAAAATGCTTCATAAAGTTTCAATGCAGCATGGTAAACTGATTAAATGCACTGACGTTAAACAATATCTGTCCTTGTTTGAAGAAATCTTCAATTACAAATCTAAAGCTGACTTCGTTCACTTTCGACATCTTAATTAATTCTCTGTTAATCATCTATATTTGCGTAAGGTGTGGTATTAATTTATCACACCTTATTTTTTATATAAACATTTGCATATATTAAATATAAATCTTATATTTACATAGATGTTTAACCTAAAGAATAAAGAAATGACAAGAATAGAAAGATTTAAAAAAAGATTAGAACAAGCAAATGGCAATAAAACCAATATGATGAATGTAATATCAGATATTAAAATGGCACTAGCTTCTCATATTTTAGGTAGAAAATTTGGAGAAGATCCAGAAGAATTTTTAAATAGAAAACCTGAATTAAAAGCCTTCAAGGAATGGACAAAATCCATAGAGCTTGATAAAAACTATAATCTTATTAAATATTAACAACCCATACAACAATGATTGACTCAACTAAAACTATCTGGTACTTCACAACGCCAGATGAATTAAGACAAATCGCTGATAAAATGGAAGCTATTTGTAGCAAAGCAACTATCCTTGATAGCCTAACAATCAAAACAATTGAAATTGAGCCAAATATTCAATTAAGAATAGTTGCTGACTACAATAAATGTACTAAACTAGGAATACTTAAAAGAACAGTCTAATGTCAACTCATAGAAAAATAGCAATTGTCATCCTTGTGATAATTCTTACCTACCTATCCCTCACCTCTTGTACTCATAACTTAAATGCTACTGTATCAAATAAGCATGAGATTAATAAACTTGAATACATAGGAGGTAAGGTGGTGCCAGTAACAGAATATTATGTAACTAAAACTAAGTGAAAATGAAAACATTAGAGCAAAACGATATACTTGAGGGCAATAAATTAATTGCCGAATTTATGGGAATTTTATATGGATTAAGAAAAAATGGTATTGTTGAACAAAATTCTAAAGTTCGCATTCATCAATATCAAGATTTTGAAGAAACAGAGGGGTTGCATGTAAATCATTTAAAATTTCATTCCTCATGGGATTGGCTCATGCCTGTTTATAGAAAAATAAAAGACTATCTGGATCGAATTGAAAGACCAAGTAAAAACCATTGCTGCTATGGTGATTCATTAGAAGTAGATATACATTGTGCTGTTACTGAAATACATATTGAAGGAGCGCACAAATCAATTGTTGAGTTTATCAAATGGTATAATAGTAAACCATTATAATAATGAACTACCAAGGTAAACGAAAAGATCAAGTGCAAGTCAGCATTTCAACCTTTATTTGGTGTATGATCATTGCTGCCTTAATCTTTCTTGTCAAGATTTTGTTTTAAGGCTATTTTCCCTTGATCTGAGACACTTTCTCATTGTGAGTAGTGTCATCTATCCAGAAAGTAATTAAATTGATTATAAACGTTTAAAATAAGTAAAATGGAAAAATTAAAAGTAATAAAAGTAAATTCTGAATATATTGAATTTGAAAATGAAATAAAGTTATATTCAGAACATATATCAGATTGTTGCGAAAATCATTATTTATTACTCGATGATTTAGAATTAAGTGATTTTGAAGGATTAGAATTTAATTTAACAAATGATTTTTTCTTTAAAAAAATAGAAGATTATGGAATAGAGTTAATTCCAATTAATGGACATTCTATTAAAATTCCAGGATATGGATATAATAATGGTTATTATTCCACACAATTGACGCTAGTATTGTCTGGAAGAGGATTTTATAAAACCTTTGATATTACTGAATGTCAAAAAATAGAAAATTAAAAAATAATTACCTAAAAACTTGCATCTTAATTTCAATTATATTAATTTCACACAAAATTCAATTAATTTTTTAGTTCGCAGGATTATGGATGATTAATTGAATTAAGTTTTTTAATCCAATAATCAAAAAGGCCAGATAATCCTGCAATAGTCTGGTCTTTTTCTTTTATATATAGTTGAGATCCAATCCCATTAAATATCTCGAAGGAACTATTGAGAAAGCTTCCAAAGCAGGCTTAAAGCATGACTATCTTTTTTTCATGCAATTAAAATCTTTCTGTGATTCTGGATACTTCTATAAAAAAAACTACCTAAAACAAATCTCCTGCCATCTTAATATCAATAAGGCTACCATTAGAGAACGATTTAAATCAATGGTAGATAATGAAATAGCCATTATTGTGTATGATAAAAACAATAAACACGTTGGCTATCAATTGCTTTCCTATGATAAACTATGGCAAAAATTAGGATTCGAACCTAAGAGAAGTGGAAGGGGATATAAAAATGCAAATGAAATAATAAAAATACCTCATGACTTAATTAATAGCAAAAACAAATTACTTGAAGTCATATATCATTTTGATCAATATCGATTAGAACAGAGGCTTTTTTACATTGATAAACGAGATAACAAACCTTGCAGGGCTTATTCAGAGGGCGGTTATCAAATTTCTCAACGTGCTATGGCTAATCGATTAGGATTGAAAACGAGAATGGCAGCTTGTAAAATTCAATCAAAACTAAGAAAGCAAGGTTTAATGTCTGTGCAAAATAATAGCATCATGGTAGATAAAATGCATATCACTACCTACCTTAATGATAATGTTAGCAGACTTAATCCCAAAACTTTCTATATATTTGATAAAAAAAAGAAAGGTATGGTAAATATTCACATGCGTTTATGCAATACACTACTAACCTCTCCTTTGTCTTTTTTCAACGACAATAAACTTAACCACATAAATGGCAAATCCCACAAAGTGTGATCAGACCTTTATTTGTATGTTTTGCTTTGCCTTGCAAACCATACAGGTCAAGTTTATATATAACTTAAAAAAGGATATTATTTATATATAATATATTAAATACAAAGGGAAAAGAAGTATATTATATTAAATATTATATAAAATATATATAATAATAGTTGCAACTTATAAATACAATGATTATATTTACAGAGTAATAAATGTTTAACTAAAAGTTATAGAGATGAAAGAGCAATTCATAATCGGAGAATTATCCACTGAATGTATTTTTGATTCTGGAATAGAGCAGATGATGATCGAAGTATTCAAACAATGGGAAGTCAAAGACACCTACGAAGAGGCTGTTGAATATATCAGAGATTACTTCGATAAGCCAGGGAAAGATAGTACAAGGTTGCACATTAAAAAAGTATTTGTAAAATCATGACCTCACAATCAACCATTCAACTCATAAACCGAATTGAATTAGCAATGCAACGACAATTGCAACTTAAGCGAGAGCAGATAGCTATTCTCAATACCTTTCCTTTGTATGTTGATAACCTTAAAGCAATAAATAAACGAATTATTGATAAAACTTATTTGAAAAAATGATGAAAATCATCAAATCAATATCAAATAAAGAAAAGAGAATCAGATTATTCATTGACTTTATGACCTATAGTGATAATATAGTTTACACTTGGTATATAAAAGTCAATATTAATAATAAAATTTTTAACTTAAATTTACAGTAATGACACAAGTAATCTTATCATTCGCAGGAGCAATAATTATCTTTGCATTAGTCGGATTATACGAATGGTTCAAAAGCAAAAAATAATCTTCTGGTTTCACATATTTAAAGAATCAATCCATTTGTCAATTTTGTTCTTTTGGATTTCTTTAAAGAAAGTTATTGGGTTTATATTAATAAGAGTATTAATGTTAATTTGTGGAAGATGATCTACATCTACACAGACGGTGGCTGCTCCAATAACCCAAAATCAAAGCATCATAAATATGGTGCATGGGCCTTCGTTGTAATTAAAGATGATGACCTTATTCATTTCGATCATGGAGATGCACACAACGTCACATCAAACATCATGGAATTAACAGCTATTACAAAGGGTTTACAGTGGCTCAGAGACAATAACATCACTGATAAGGTGATTGTATTAAGTGATAGTAAATATTGTATCACAGGGCTTAATTTATGGCTCAAACAATGGATTGATCAGAAATGGTACAGTACATCAGGAAAACCAATAGCAAACCAACAATTGTGGCAGTATCTCAATTCTCTCAAATTGTCCTTGCCAAACGTTACCTTCAAGTGGGTTCGTGGTCATGCAGGAAATCAATGGAATGAGATGGTAGATCAGTTATGTTGGGATGCGAGAGGGAAATAACGGTTCGCAAATATAACGTGCCGCGACTAAACCAGTGCGAATTTGAAAACGAAAATTATGACTATAGTAAATGGATTTGATATTGATACTTCCGAAGGAGCTACAGCCTATCTTGAAAGCGAAGGTATTGATGTAGAGAAATATGTAAGAAGGGGAATTGATGAATTGAAACGAAACAAAGCATTGGATTTAGCCGATGTTAGCGGTTCGTTGCCTGAAGGCTATTGTAAATATTGTGGCAAAACTCCCTGTGAAAGAAAAGGCGTGTCTATTTATCCTGAAGATGATGAGTAATGACTACTAACGATGTAGCTAAACGCCTGTACTTGTATGGCGTTTTAGCGTGTGTTGTAGGTATGTAAGCCTACGGATTTGAAAACGAAAACTTGATAACATGGCAAAGAAATTAATTAAAGAGATAAAAGAAAGTTACACAAAAGGTAAGGTGTACAATCTGGCTGACGGAGATGATTTAATCCCAAAGTTACTGTATACTAATTATTTTGAGAATACAGATGAAAGCTATTTAACTGAGGATGGAGAATGGATGGCTGAGGACAGGTGTAAGAAATCTGTAACTTTTGTGTTACGAGTATATGAGTAGGTTTATTACCTACAACGTAAAAGCTATGGTGCGTGGCTTTCAACAACGCACCCAAACAGTAAATAAACTTTAAATTATGGATACAATATCAGAAAAAAACGAACAGCCATGCACTATAGCGGGTGTTAGTTGCCGTTTTTTAGAAATTGGTGACGTGGTTTTTGTTCGTAAATATCATGGTGTACTAAATCATAATTACAGGATGGAAGCTGTGAAAGTTGTAGATGTGTCTAAGACATTGGCATATTTAAGTAACGGACAAAAGGCTTATAGAAAACCACGTAAACACACGATGAATGATGGATGGCACTGGTCTTTAAAAGATGGTAATGCTGCTTATCCAAATGGAAACTAACGTTTTGCGTGTATAAGAAGTGGCGGATTAGAACTCCAAAACTTTCAGAAAACGCAGAACTTAATTAGAATTATAAAACTTTAAATTAACCGAGAACCCGCCATTTTTTATACACGCTGTTATAAGCTGGTGCGGTATTATAGCACAGAACTTGAATCGAAAGACTAACCTTTTTCTTTTCTTTTCTTTTTTGTGCGGTGGTAAAAAACAAAAATTGAATAATGAAACGAAATATAATTTATAACGAAGATTGTAAGATTACCTTGAAAAGACTTTATGATAAATCTATTGATGGGATAATTACATCACCACCATATAACATTAATACAGAAAGAAGTGATTGTTATTACAATAATGGATATTCTGAATTAGATGGTTTGAGTGAGAATGATTATCTTGAAGTTAGAACAAATGAATTTAAAGAATTTTCAAGAGTAATAAATGATACTGGTGTAATTTGCTACAACATATCTTATGCAAAAGAAAATCCTATTCTACCAACATTATTGGTTGCTAAAATTCACAATGAAACTGATTTAACTATTGCTGATATTATTTGTTGGAAGAAACCAAACGCAATACCATTTCAGACTTCTCCAACCAAATTAAGTAGGATTACTGAATTGATTTATGTTTTTGTAAAAAAAGAACATTTACATACATTCAAGACCAATAAGGAAGTGAGTAAAGTAAATGAGAAAACAGGACAAAAGTTTTACAAAAACTATGTGAATTATATTGAAGCAAGAAATAATGATGGATACCAATGTCAATTAAAAGCATCATTTTCACAAGATTTGGTAAATCAACTGATAAATATTTACTTTCCAAAAGGTAGTTTGATTTATGAACCTTTTACTGGAATAGGAACTACACAATTAAGTTGTATTGAAAATGAATGTGATTACATTGGTAGTGAATTAGTAAAAGACCATTATGAAATTGCTTTAAAAAGGGTGGGAGAAAAAAGAAAAGAAAAAGATTTACAAGCAGGAACGCTCTTTGGAAACGAAAGGTAGCACTTGCTTATAACGTTTTGCAAATAAATACAGTAGCGACATGAAAGAACAAATTTACAAAATATGCACACAGCTAAATGATGGGCAGATAACTGTTACGGAAGCATCCGAACAGCTATTGGATTTATTTGCCGTTAGCGGTGCGGAGCGAAAGTTAGTTTGCCCACATTGCAAATCAGGCGAAGAAAACTTCACAAGAAATGGAAATCATGTTTGGTGTAGAAAATGTGATTATGAGTTTAATGTGGGCTAACTAATTACCGATAACTACTATATATAAACAACCGTTTTTAAATATTTGATTTTCAATACTTTATATTTAAGTTTTAATTAAATATTTAAGGATTTGCAAATACAACTTAAATAAACATTTGCATATATCAAATATAAGTTGTATATTTATAGTGTAAACTAAAATAAAAAAGATGAAAACTTTATTCACTACCACACTAATCTTAATCTCCCTTGCTGTATTTGCACAGGACGATCAACTCAAAGACTTAGGTTTCACAGTATCAAGTGAAACAAAAACCCACATTGTCTATGATAAAGAAATAGACAGCGTTCTTGTCCAGGTTTACCAAAACAAAAAGACAAGTAAGTACGATGTGTACATATTCAGTGCAGATGATAACAAGATATATCAAGTAACTCATTCAAAAGAGTTCGATCAAATCAAAAAAATTGTCGCTAAGAGTCGAAATAAAAAAGACAAAGAACTTGCAAAGCATTGATAAAAGAGTTATATTTACATAGATGTTTAACTAAAAGATAAAGAAATGGAAAAGCAAAATTATGATTTAAACTTTTATCAAGCACTTGAAGTAGTGATGAATGGTGGAGCTGTAAAGGGAGATAACTTTGTTGATGGAGTATTTTTGAAACTCAATTCACAAGGTCAGTTAGTGACTGTTGATGCACGTAGATTATACATTGAGGAAACTAATGTGTTTATCAAAGGTATGGTTAGGCAGAAATTCAGAAGCTTAACTGTTATGACAATGAGAGAATTGAGTTATTAATTTTTATTTAAAGAACAAAACAATGAAAGTTCCTACTTTTAAAACTAAACAAGCAGAAACCAATTTTTACAACTTCATAAACCAATTCAGAGGAATACCTAAACCATCATTACAGGTAGCTCATACTTTCAGTGATGGCAGGGTAGTGTATAAGGGAGGTGCAAAATGGAACAAATAGCAATATTATTCATTTCCTTTGTATTAGCTTCTATGTCATTAACATCAATAGGTATAGTACTTAAAAATCGTAATTATGACAACAGCAAATCAAAGAAAAATATTTATTCCTGATCCATTGCAACAGTTAATAGACAGGATCGCAGGAAGAATAATAAAGTCGTTTCCTCAAGACAAAACATTTCATTTTGAGGTTATGGATAAGCCAACAAATGCATACTTCACTATATCATTTAAAGCAGAGAATCAATCTCAAGCTTGGAGAATGGCATTAGAGATGTGTGAAAGAAAAGATTTTGATAGCAGAACGTTAACTAAAATACCGGTGTGATGGAAGAGCGAAAACTATCTTATTATCCAGATGGTAGATTACATATGGATAATTGTGTGATAAAAGGAACAAATAAGTTGACAGGAACTTCCTATGAATATCATCAAAATGGAAGGGTTAAAACAATAACAAACATAATAGAGAATGGCAATAAATGTAGTCATTTTGAATGTCAATTGTATAACGAAAATGGCTTTTTTATAAAGCATTTTATTACTAAGTTTGATAAATTTTTTGATTTATATTATAATTAAAATTATTATGGAAGTCTCAAACAAAACTAACACAATGCAGCCCTATATGAATAAGGGCGATGTTAAGATCACTGAAAATTGGAATTTTAGAGAAGAAAGTAAAAGAATAACTCATCCATATATGAAGCTTGATCATGAAGAAATAGACTTTTCTTTTCTTGAATCAAACAAAAAAGGATTTGATTTATTATCTCATTATCCAAATGGTAAAAAATTTCAATCATGATAACCGTAGTAATATTTTTAATTATAATAGGCATATTGTTTCTTATAGCAATATTTAAAGGTATGGGTGCAATTGCAAAAGATGCTCAGGATGAACTTGATTTTGATCATTATGAAAATAATTCAAGGTATACGGTAGATGATGAAGATATTAAATCATGGTTTGAATGATTAGTCATGAAAGTTATAAGAAAGATAATCAAAGCTTTATTGCCTAATGACTATCATGAGATAGACATAGAGTTAAGAATAAAAGCTTGTGTAAACATAGAAGATTTATTTGATCTATGGAGAGAATATAAGGACAATAAAGATCAATATCATCTTAAAGAACAGAATAAAATCATAAATTTATTTGCATTAAAGATGCAAACCATTTAAAACCCACAAATGATTCCTTCAAAATATCAGTCAGACATCTTTGATGCATTTGATAAAACAAATCGTAATCTATGTATTGAGGCAGGGCCAGGATCTGGAAAATCAACTATCCTAAAAGAACTTGCCAAAAGAATACCACGATACAAGAAAGCTATTGTTGTTGCTTTCAATAAATCGATTGTGGAAGATATCAAATCTAAGCTACCATTTCATGTAGAATGTCAAACATTACATAGCTATGGATTTGGAGCTATTAGGAACGCCATAGGAGGACAATTTAAGCTCAATCAATATAAGACACTACAATTGAGTGATAATGTCGTAAAACCGCTTAAATTGCCCAAGAAGGAAGAGTTCATTTATAAGCTCACTATTCAATCAATCATTGACTTTGCAAGGATCACTCATGTATCAGATGAATCTGGATTTAAAAAAGTAGTTGATAATTACGATATCGTTTGTAAAAATGGCGAATTATCACATTCATTGGAAGTATTTGATGATCTTAATAAATACAATAGAGGCAGACATAAGCAATTCATTATTGATTTTGTAGATATGCTTTATTTTCCTGTATTCTTAAATCTACAAGTACCTCAGTATGATGTAGTTCTAATCGACGAGCTTCAAGATATGTCACCCATACAGCATTTATTATTATATAAAATGATTCGCCCTGGGGGTAGAATAGTTGGTGTGGGCGACGATTTTCAAAGTATTTACAATTTTATTGGCGCTGATACTCAGTCGATTACAAAATTCAAAAACAAATTCGATACCCTTAATCTTCCCCTGTCAATCTCTTATAGACTTCCAAAGTCAGGAGTAAAACATGCTCAAGAAATCAATGAAAAGTTAGAATCAAATCCAGCAAACATTGAGGGCATAATGCGAAAGGGAACCATTGAAGAAATTGAGGAGAAAGATTATGTTGTTTGTCGTAACACAAGACCATTGGTAGATTTATACTTTCATTTACTCGAAATGGAAAAGAAAGCTACAATAGTTGGTAAAGATACTGAGAAAGGACTTCTTACCATTGTAAATAAGCTTGAGGATTTAAACAAACAAGAGGCTTTATTTGCATTAGAACAAGAAAAAACGTATATTTACGACAAATTAAAGCAGGAGGGTGTTGAAAATCCCAAAAATCATTATAAGTATATAGTATTTGAAGAAAAAGCAGACATTATTGCATTGTTTATTAGAAAATATGATCACATATCTGTTGTTAAACAAAAGCTTCATGAAATATTTGATGAAAATAGACCAGGAGTTAAACTAATGACAATCCATAGGGCAAAAGGACTTGAGAATGATATTGTTTTTTATCTCACTCATTATGATGGTAAGAAGCTTATTCCCTCAAAATATGCAACCACAAAAGAACAACTTATACAAGAACGAAATCTTGACTATGTTGCCAGAACTCGTCATAAACAACAATTAATATATATTACAATTTAAGTTTATGAAAGCAAACGATAAACAAAAGCAAACAATTCAAGCCATTGGTGATTTAATAAAAGGATGGCAAACCACAAATGATATTCATTCACCCTCTCATTATACAATTATTGAAGAGGCAATTTATGATATGGATCTAAAAATAAATACAAGTGATTTAATAACAGATCATATAGAGAGATTGTATGATATCATAAAGCATATTAAATGAGCTATAAATGGTTAAATCCAAATCATCATAGTAACGGTGTAAGTAAGCGGTCGTTTTAATGCCGCTTACTGTGTGTTGTACCCCGTTTTTATTCTTTGCGTTCTTAAATGGGGTACAAATGGGAAAGACAATCGCCTAAACAACTGTTAGTTGAATCATAATTTTTTAAAGGTTGAAATACAAAGAATTAATACTCAAATACCTCAAGCAATATCCTAATGCTACTTTTACACACATAGCAACAATGATAATTGAGGAAAATGATACTGATAGCAGATCAGTTGAAAAGATGCGAAGGCATGTGGCTAAAGTTGCAAAATTAGATAATCCCCATAAGATAGAAGATCAATCAGATGAGCAGAAAAGAAGTGAATTTAGTGGCAATAAAGCTAATTTTGAATACAAAGGAAGAAAAAGCTTAACATCTCTTGAACAAGCCATTGAATATTTTGAAATAGACACTGAACAATGGGAAGTAGAAAAATTCACAGCCAACAGTTGGGATGTTACTAATAAACACGGTATCACATATACAAATTATCAAATTAAACTTTTCCTTGTAAAAAAAACAATTCAAACCGATCCTAATTTATTTCTCACCTTTGTGAGTGAACAGCTTTTTAAACAAGCTCCCAAATTCCCAACTATCAATTTTAAATTTACTGAAAATGATAAAATGCTTGAAGTAGGCATTCATGATTTTCATTTAGGTAAACATGCCTGGGCTAAAGAAGTAGGAGAAGATTATGATTTAAAGATAGCTGAGGAACTCTATAATAATACCATTGATACTATTGTTCAAAGAACAAATCATTATTCATATGATAAAATATTATATGTCGTAGGTAGTGATTTCTTTAATGTGGACAATCTTGACAATACAACAACTAAAGGAACTCCACAAGATGAAGATACCAGATGGCAAAAGACTTTTTCGAAAGGAGTTCAAATAGCAAGAGATCAAGCACTAAAATTATCTCAAATTGCACCTGTTGAAATTATTGTAATACCGGGGAATCACGATGCAACAAGATCCTTTTATATGGGAAGTACTCTTGAAGCATATTTCTATAATAATACCAATATAACAGTTAATAACAGTCCTATGAAGCGCAAATACATTCAATATGGACAATGTGCAATAGGATTTGCTCATGGCGATAAGGTACCAGAGAAAGCATGGAATGAAATATTTGCAGCAGAACAACCTCAATTATGGGGAGCTACAAAATACAGAGAAATGCATACAGGAGACAAACATCACCTTGTAAAGAAAAGTAATTCAATTATAGTCAATGAAAACAATACTGTAAAAGAATATAAAGGATGTACATTCAGAATAACGCGATCAATAGCATCTTTGGATGACTATCATTACAGCAATGGATATGTAGGTACTATTAGAGGAACAGAGGCTTTTGTATGGGATAAGGATGCAGGATTGATAAATATTATCAATGCTAATTTATGATGTAAATAAAAATTTTTGTATCTTTACATAGATGAACAGTGAAATAGATCATAATAATTTCATACCAAATCCAGGAGATAAATTCTGGTATATTAAGGAGGCATTAGAAAACAACCTACCTACTCTTAAAATAGTATGGAGTAAATTTGATCCTAATGATAATAAGCATAAAAACCTTGTTAAATCAAATAATTGTTATCAAAGCAAACAACAAGCAATACAATCATTATTATGATACAACCTCAAGTAAAAACGGCTTTAGTAGCAATTAATGATAAAGGGGGAAAGTTCCGAATAAGTGTTGATCTTCAAAACTATGAAATAGAAGAGTGTGAAGATGGAACTTGCATTATATATCACATGTGGGATGACAATAAGATTTATTGCGTAGATATGTCATATGAAAAACTTCATATGCTTGTTAATGGTTTTAATCTTAATCTTTTAAATTGATGTGGCAAGAAAAAGAAAGACAAAACCAAAAAATACAAAGGAAGTAAGATTCAATGATATAGAGGTAGCCAAAAGGGTTAGTGAAATAGCTCAATTACGTCTACAAGGAAAATCATATAGTGATGTAAAAAAATATATGATGACTACTTATGAACTCACTGAGAATAGATACAATCAATATGCTCAGAGAGCTAAAGACAAAGTAAGACAGTTATTAAATGATGATTTAATTCACATAAGGGTAATCCATGCAGACAGATATGAATGGTTCTATCAAACATTCCTTAAAATGGACTGCGATAGATACGCAATGGATGCTCTTGGTTGTATTGAAAGATTATTAGGACTTCATAGTAACACAATAGGAGTAAGCATTCATAATCTAATTGAAAAGAAACAGCAACCAAATCTATATGATTACACAAAGCTAACTGAGCAAGAATTAAAAAGATTAAAACAATTAGTAGATAAATGTAAAAAGTAGTGCATAATTGATAAAAGTTTTGTAAATTTGTTCTTTCATCTTTTTTATTTAAGTTAAACATCGCAGGTAGCCACTAAAACGTGGCTATCTGTTTTTAAACCGTAATGAAAATACTCACAGTCATGACATTGTGAAATTAGGGCAGGAATTTGAACTCGAATTACAGAGAGACATTTACAGGGAAAGCTATTATGAGTTTTTAAAGGAAGCTGTTACCAAAATTGAGCCGGATAACGTCTGGAGCTGGAATTGGCATATAGAGGAAGCATGTAATATTTTCCAGGAAGCAGTTGAGAGAGTAGTAAAAAAAGAACCCAAACCTTACGATTTATCTTTTAACCTTCCTCCTTCCAGTAGTAAATCAATGATCTTTTCTGTTTGCAGTATTGCATGGATATGGTCATTTGCACCTCATGTTAGATTAGCTACAGATTCATATAAGAGAGCACTATCTACCGATCATTGTCGTAAGGCTGCAAGATTAATTAATACAGACTGGTATCAAAAACTTTGGGGTAATAAATATAAACTCACTAAATCTACAGAAGAAAGAATTGAAAATAATCATGGTGGAGTTCGTGTTGCTTATGTTGATACAGGATTTCACTATGATATAATAATTGGCGATGACTTGTTGAATGCACAAGATGGGGCCAGTGAGGCAGAAGTGAAGGCAGCAGATGAATTTTGGTTTAAAACTGTTCCCTCTCGTTTCAGATCTCAAATCTACGGATTGAAGGTTCTTGTAATGCAAAGACTTGCCCAAAACGATCCATGCGGTATAGTAAAAGAAAGAAATCTCAATTATAGACATTTTATTGTTCCTGCAATTCTTACAAAAGATTTGACACCCTATGATCAATTTGTTGATAAATATGGTGAAGATGGCAAAGGAACATTTTGGCAAGAAAGATTTCCGATTCATGTAATTAATGAGAAACAGAAGGAAATGAGTGAATCTGACTTTGCTTCTCAGTATCTACAAAGTCCATCTCCACCAGAGGGAGGTATGGTTAAATATGAATGGATTGAAAAAGTAAGTGCTCATAGTATCATTAGAAATCCAGTAGATGAACCAATATATTTCTTTTTAGATACATCATATACAGATAAACATGAGAACGACCCCAATGCATACCTTGCTTGTTTTAAACGAAAGGGAGATCTATATGTAATTAATGTTCATGAAGAATGGCTTACTATTACTCAAAACATTCCCTATATACAACAATATGTCCAAGCAAATCATTACAGTAATGGGTCATTGATTTATATAGAACCCAAAGCAAGTGGTCAGGATATAGTTGATATTTTAAGGAAACAAACCCAATTAAAAGTAGTAGAGGCAAAAAATCCAATTAAAGACAAAAAAATGAGACTAAATGCTGTTGTTCCATTTATTAAATCTGGAAGAGTAAAATTTATTGAAGGTGCTTATTTAGGTCCATTTTTGTCACAATTATGCATGCAGCCCTTTGCATCACGATGGGATATGACTGATGTTTTAACTATGGCAGTAGATGAATTATTAATGGGTAGTGATTTCGACTTCTTATTAATGTAGATAAAATATTTTTCCCGACATTTGCACATATCAAATATAATCCTTATATTTACATAACAATAAGACATTCAACAAAGCTGATACTTTTAAAAGAAAAGAAATCACTGCAACTATCAGTTGAATAGCGATTAATGCAGCTAAAAGAAAAGGTTGAAAATCCAAGAGATTGTAATGTTGAAATAAGTACCCCGGAAAAGTAGCAATGTGAACTTAACACTATACTACTCATTCAATCTCTAAAATGACTACAATAGACAAACCTTCACGTGGTGTAGTTGTTTAAACTAATTGTCTAATTAAATAAGTAATAACAAAAGAAAGTTATGGATGACGATCAAATATTAAATAGAGGAGGTTCTGAAGAAGATATTGAAAAATATGCTTCAAAGAATGGTGCTGATTTAACCAAAGAAGATTTTAAAGACAGTTGGAGTAGAAAAGAGATAATAGAAATACTTTATAAATATGAACAAGACACTTTACATTATGGTAGAGATCCATATTATAAAGATATAGATAAAGTTAATGAATGGGCTGAAGATAATTTATAACAATAAAACAACATGCTATCACTAATCACATTCATTCTTGCAATAATATGTTACTCAATAATAGAAACACTCATACATCATTTTAGTATTTCTATATTCAGTAAATTAGATCCCAAATGGTGGAATCCTACCTATAGCTGGAAAAGAAAATACGAAATGAAACCAACACTATTTAATAAATATATTAGTGTAATATGGTCAGATGCCTATCACCTATTTAAATTCATTTTTCTTATACTAACTATTGCATCAATAGTAACCTATCAAACATTAACTACATTTTACATAGATTTAGTAATTTATTGGATAGTTTATTCAATAGTGTTTAATTTGTTCTATGGTAAATTATTATTAAGAGTATGATGGCAGACATCTTCCTTGTTATCATTCTGATTCTTTGTATATTAGAGATAATTTACAAACCAAACATCCAGGTAACAAAATACAAAGATGTAGTGCTATTCTATGGAAAGAACAAAAGAAAGTATATTAAACTATTTAAATTGTAAATGTCTAAACAAGTAACCCATTTACGAAGCACCTTAGATAAAGATCAAGTACTACTTGATATTAAACAATACCTCAATGAAGGTAAATTAAATACTGATATCTATAAGGATATAATGGAAAAATATCCTTCCATTAAGTCAGAACAGAAGGTGCAACATCTTATAGTTGAGGCCAGACAGATAATCCAGAATGAACTTGATTTCAATATTGAAGATGTAATGATCAATCATGCATCGAAATATGATATCATCTACGAAAAGAACCGAAACCCTATAACAACCAATGGAGCGAAAGTTACAGATAGAAATAGATTAATACATCATTACCTCACTGCGATGGAAGCACTGAAGAGAAAAGAAAAACTATTGGGAGTAGTGCAGAAGAACCAATTAGAGGTAGAACTAAAGAACGATATAGTAGAACAAGCTCAGCAAGATGAAGAATTATTGCCATCAAGTAATCTTGATTTATCAAAACTTTCAATAGATGAAAAGAAAGAAATCCTTTTATTATTAAAGAAAGCCAAAGGTGAACTTGAGGAACAAACTCAAATTAAAACTACAGTAATGGTAACTAATCAAATTGAGCAAAAACAAGATAAACCCAAATATGAAAATGTTGTTGATCAGTTTGAGGTTGAAGATGTGGGCTATGAAGATGTAACCAATGAGGGTAAAGATATCCCGCAAGTTCATGAAGTAGTTAAAGATATGAAGTTAGAAGAAGCACGACAAATTGAAAAGCGAATAAAGAAACAAAAACTATTAGAAAAACTCAAAAATAAATCGATATGAAAAAACTATTTCAAATACTTAAAATAAATTCATAATAATGGAGCGTGAAACCCATTCATCACCGATAGGTGTGGATGGGAGGTAAGCGACACGCTAACGCTTTTAAAGTTAAACAAATTTAAAATTATTTTCTGATATTGCATTGTTTGGGTATTTTTTTGTACCCTTGTAAAAAAAGAAACCATGTATAATTGGACAAAAGAACAAACAGAATTATTAAAGGAAATTAAAACATCTGACGATTTTGATAGGATTGCATTACTTGTAAATAAAACAAGAAGTGCAGTAAAAACCAAAGCAAACAGAATGGGGATACATGCGTATCCTGAATTGTCCGAATACCATAAGCAAATACCTGAAAATATTAAAGCATATCTATCTGGACACTTCGATGGTGAAGGGTGTATTAGAATGTCTTTAAAAGACTCTGGTAAACTAAAACAGCGATTAGTTGTAATTGTATCTATTTCTAATAAACAAACATTAGAATTGTATGCTAAATATTTTAATGGAGTTATTAGAACCAAAAAACATTTTACAAACAAACCGTTATATTCTTGGACGATTGTTAAAAATGATGATTTATTTAATTTCATAGAAGCTATCATCCGTTTTAGTATAGAGAAAAAGCCACAATTAGAATTAGCTAAAGAGTGGTTGCTGAAAAGAGCCGAAGAAAGAAAAACAGTTGCTTTATCAAATGAATTTATAGAGTATTCAAATGACGTTGCAGAGCGGTTAAAGCAACTTAAAAAGTTGTAAACCATCCTGAAAAGCCGAGTATGTTGTACTGTCAAGTGCATTCGTTCTTAGGTTTAAAGCCCAACCCATCGCTATGCGTGGGTGGGTAGTTTACTTGGTGATTTCTGGTTACCACTTGTACTATCGTTTGGAATTATAATATGGGTAGCGGGAGAATATTGGGATTTCGTTTCTCAATATTCAATATTATCAATTATAGCCTCATGGATTGCTGCATGGATAGTATTGTTTAATTTAGTTGCACTAATGATATCAAAAGTTAAAACATTAATTAGCAGAAGAAGATTTTGAAGATCGAAATATCTATTTGTAAAAAGTGTAACAATTCAAAACCTATAATTAATCGCACTCATTGGCTTTGTCATGACTGCAATCAAGTACGATTAAATGGTGACAATTGGAAACAAGGCAAAATAAAGCGTTATAAGCCATTAAAGCAGTCAAATGGAGTCAGTATATTAACTAAGCAAAGAAAATCGATTGTAGCGGCTAAAAATAAGCCAAAACAAGCTATAGCATATTTTTGTAGTGATGGAACTAAGGTAACTCAAAGCCAGATAGATTCAAGACGATCTAAAGCCTATAGAGAAACCTATCCAAGTCAAATACAAATATGTCGTGGATGTGGAGATCAAGCACAAGGCAGTGCTCATATAATTCCTCAATCAAGATGTAAACAAATACACAAGAGTGAATTGATATGGAGCAATGAAAATTTCTTCCCTGGTTGTCACAAATGCAATGCAGCTATTGAGAACCCCAAAGGTCAGGAATGGAAGAATCTTAATAATATCAATGAATGCCTTGAAGTAATGAAGAAATACGATATTGAGCTTTATAATAAATTCATAAATAATCAATAAAACATTTGCATCTTAAATATAAAGATGCTATATTTACAATCTGATCATAAGATAATATATGCAGCACAAAGACGAATTCAAGGGCAATTAAACTTGATGCTGTGCCGGAGTAGCGATTCCGTTATTATCTTAAAAGAGGTTGTTTAACTCAAGAACTTCAAAGAGATACTCAACACTTGATACTATCTACTATGTAAATGGAAAGTACATGATTGAAATATCAATCAGAGAAGATTTAGAGTTTGATCATTTGAAAGTATACAAAAAGAAATAAAACTTAATAAAACACGTAAACAATCTGATGATGACTATTAATCGGAGTAAAATACCAGAGTGTATAATACCTCTTGGGTTGGTTGAAAATCCATCATACAATTAATAGTGACTTAAACGTGTATAAATAAAAGTTGAAACAGTTTCTTGTGATAAGGTGCAGATATAACAACTGTTAAATGCGGAATAAAACAGCAGCCATTATTACAAGTTGTAGTATGAGAAAATCTACTATGTAAAACTGTCATTGTACAATAAAATCCTATACCACATAGAAGTATAGGTTGCCACAGGATAGGGATGAAAGCCTGAGTAATGGTAATAAAATCATATTCCAGTAACAAAATTGTAACTTGCTATTCAAATAGTACTTAATGAATAGTTAATACACTGTTGGCTACGTTGGTAACGTTACAACCAATATTTAACCCATTTTAAATCTGATGACTGCGTACCACGCGGGAGGAATAGATTTAGAACGGATATAAGCAGGCATGGCGGAAGCGTAGAGCAAAAGCTTTCTAAACTTTAAAGCTCTTCGAAAAGTAGACGCTGATCCGGTCTAACGCAACACCGGGCATTTTCTTATTGAAGTGTTGTAAGCGATTTGCAGGTATCGAATCCTGCTGCCTGCTTATTTTTATTTTTAAACTAAAAATTGTAAACTCATGAAAACATTTACAAAAAAAGATAAAGTAATAATAAGAAGAGCATTAAATAGTTTCATAGCACAAATGATCTATTGTTCTTTGTTAGCATTATCATGCTTTGGAATATTCATTTTTATCCTCTTATATGGAGGTAAGTTATTAATATCATGAATCAACAAGAAATTACTGAAAGCTATATCAATAGCTATCATACTATAAATAGGCTGTACTATGCAGCCTTTACTTATCAAAATTGTGATTTTTACCAATACATTTACGTAGGCTCATGAGCAAAACAATTGAATTAATTGAAGGAAAACATTTCACAGTACCAGGGTTGCTAAGATATCTCAATGAAAATTTTAGTAAACTAATCTCTACAAAGAAAAAGCATAGCTTTAACATTAATGATGTACATCAATACATCAGAAAGGGAAAGCTGCCAAGCTATTGTGGTCAAATCTCCCTTATAGAACATAACAATCAAGCAATAGGATTGATATATATCGAATTAGTAAAATAATGGCTATTGATATTGATAAATTAGCACAAAATTATTACAACAACAAAGAAGTAATGACTGTGCAGGATATAAGAGCATTATTGAGGGATGTATATAATGAAGGAATTCTTTATGCTAATGGTTATTGGTTAAAATATCAACAAGAACAATTGATTATGGATCAAAAAGATGGATTATATGATCAACCTGAAATAGATGGAGAGGAAGAGGAACAAACTATCAATACCAAACCTTATTATAAAGGAAAAGACAGCCTTTATAAATTTGCACAAGAATGGCAACTCAATGCTTATGAATTTGATATCATAAAAAGAATCATACGTTGCAGACATAAAGGTCAATTCAAGGAAGATTTACAAAAAACCAAAGATTTAATAGATATCTATGCCAAAGAACACAACGCAAACGATTAAGCCAGTTAATTCATATATCATCTTTGATTGGGAAACGGGTGGATTAGATGCTACTAAAGTTGCAGTAACAGAACTTGCAATGATATCTATTAGAGGAGATAATTTTGAAGAAATTGATCGAATAAGTACATATATAAAACCCTATGGTAATTACACTTATGATCAAAAGGCACTTGACATTACTGGAATAAGTCATGATGATATCAATAGTGGAATAAGTGTAAAAGAACTTGTATCACAAATTATACAATTATTTCAAAATGCATCTTTTACTAAAAGAAAAGATGCAAGACCTATAATTGTAGCTCACAATGTTTTGTTTGATATAAGTTTTCTTCAACAAGTATTTGCTTTTTGTAAAGTTAATCTAAGTGACTATATACAAGGTAAAGAGGACTTTTATGGAAACTTCATACCTCAATATGTTGATACAGTAGAGGAAAGTAAAAGAAAGTGGAATAGAGAAGCAGGAGAAATCAAAGATTACAAACTCCCTACTTGTTGTCAAAAAGCTGGTATTGATCTCATAGATGGTCATAAGGCAATAAATGACACAATAGCACTTAAAGAGCTATTTATTTACCTCACAAAGAGCTTACGATCTCAAGGAGGTGAGCTATCATCAGTACAGGAATTTCGATACAGAGATACATTTGAATTTTAAAAATATGGGCACAGAATATGAATTATTAAAAGCCGAATACAAACAATTACTTGAAGAAAAAGAGCAATTGGAAAATAAAGTCAGTCAGCTTGAAGAAGAGGCTGACAATATGGTAGAGAAAATTAATGATTTATCGGTGTCGAATAATGATTTAGCAGAAGAGATAGAGAGATTATCAGAAGAAAACGATGATTTATGTAGAGATATAGATAGAATTGAATGGGAAAGATTAGATAAAGTTGAATTAATTGAAAATCTATTTGAAGGTATGGATTTAAACAATCTTGATACCAGAATGAAAATAGAATCATTTGTGCAGCATTGTAAAGATATGCCATCATGGATGTTTGACCAAATGATTGAAAGTCATTCAGAAGCTTTAATTTTAAAGAAAAAATAAAATGAATCAAGACAACAGTATACTTGAATATTTAGAAAAAGAAGAAACGCGACAGGCAGCCTTCAATCTCTCTTTGCAATTTTATCAAATATCAAAGAACTGGTTCTCAGCTAAGCAAATAGCCAAAAAAGTCAAGGGAGAAAGTGAACAAGATATCTATGTCAAATTACTTGCCCTTCAAACTTTAGGCATGAGTCAAAAGAAAATTGACGATAAGGGAGTAGAGAAATTCAAAATCGTTCTCCAATATAAAGATAAAATTCATTACCTAGAACAAAGGGTACACGATCTTGAACAAGAAAAGCAATTTACATTATTAGAAATAGAAAAACTCAAAAAGCAAATCAAATAAATTCCTCAATTATTTTTTTATAATTTTCAATTTGCGTATATTTACAATTGTTTAAACAAATTGTATTTATGCGCATTTATATTTTTACAAAGACATGTCATTACAATCAGCACAGGCAAGTATAATCCACAACAACCTTAAAGCAAACGTAACTAATTACAAAGAACTCACTCTACCTAAATACACTGAGAAACAAATAGAGCAAATCAAGAAAGGTGGAGAGTATGAAGTGTTCTCAGCAGCTTCATTTGACAAATACACATCTGACATTAAAGATAAACTTGAAAAAGGATACCTAACTGAGATAGAGTCAAAAAACTACGTAGAGGATACCAAAAATATTGAGAAAGCCATCAAGGTAGATGAAAAAGGCAATGAAGAGCCTATTTATTTCTACTCCCTTGTAGAAAAAGTAGATTCAATCACAAAAAGCGAATCAGGCGAAGAAACTACAATTCAAAAATCTCAATACAAAGACAATCCTCTCAATAGAAAATTCGACAGAGTAGGAAAAGAATTGCCAGTACAGCAATAATCGTAATTCACATACTTGAATATCTAACTGTTCAATGAGTGAATTGACAGATAAAATAAAATCATTAGAGCTTCAAAAACAAAGATTAGTTGCTGAGGAATCTATCATTATGCGCAAAGCATTTGAAAGTGATGATCCAGACGCACTAATCAAAGCTCAATCATTCTTACACGAGATCTATAGAAGAGACAACAAAACAAAGTCTTTCTTTATAGATCCATCTAATTTTACAGCAAGGGGTGGTTATTTAACTGAACCCAACAAAATAACCCATACTACTCTTAGGAGGATGGCCAATGCCCCTATTATCAAAGCTGTAATAGAAACACGAGTAGAACAAGTAAGTGCATTTCTTGAACCACAAACAGACAAATATAGCACCGGCTTCATAATCAAAAAGAAAAGCCAATACTTCAATCAGGACAACGAAGAGAAGGCTACTAAGCAAGATCAACGAACAATTGAGCTATTAACTGAGTTCTTGTTAAACTGTGGCAGCGATAGTAATAAATGGACAGGGGATGACTTTGAAAGTTGGGGAAGAAAAACAGTAAAAGATAGTCTCATCCTTGATCAAATTTCAAGCGAGATAATCCGAAACAACAAAGGATTACCAGTTGAATTTGTTGCAGTAGATGCAGCCACTATTCGTCTTGCAGACCACAGATCAGACGAAATAAAAAACCTAAGAAAAATATATGGCGAACTACCAAGCCATGTACAAATATATCAAGATCAAATATTAGCAGAATTCTATCCTTGGGAAATGATGTGGGGAATAAGAAACCCACAATCAGCTATCTACACTAATGGATATGGCGAAAGTGAATTGGAAACACTAATCTCCACTGTAACAGCGATGTTACAAGGAGATGCATATAACGCTAATGTATTCAAAGTAGGAAGTGTACCAAGTGGTATATTCCGAATAGGTGGTAACATTAATGAAGCGAGACTTCATGAGTTCAGGCAGCAATGGAGTGCGACAATGGCTGGGTTCCAAAACGCACATAAGATGGGCTTTATAGAAGCTGATAAGATGGAATTTGTTGATCTATCTAAATCCAATAGAGACATGGAATACAGCAAATATCAGGAATATCTAATAAAACTCGCTTGTGCTATATATAAAATCAGTCCAGAAGAAATAGGATTCAGTATTCAACAATCTCCTGACAGCAATTCAATGTTTGAATCCAACAATGAATCAAAACTAAAATACAGCAGAGATAAGGGATTAAAACCATTACTTAAATTCTTACAAAAAAGAATCAACAAATATATCATCACTCCTATTGCTCCTGAATATGAATTTGCTTTTGTAGGATTAGAAGCAGAAACAGAAGAGAAAGAACTTGAAATGGCAATAAAGAAAGCAAGCTCATTTAAGGGACTTAAAGAAGTACGAAGAGAAAGAGGATTGCCAGATACAATAGACGAAGATGATGTTATTTTGAATCCTGTATATATGCAGTGGCTTCAAATGAAACAAATGGGCAATCAGGAAAGCAACCAATTTATAGACGAAAACTACCAACAAGATGATAATCCATTCGCAAAATCGTTTAATGAATTCGTAGACAGAGAATTGATAGTAAAATAATTTTTTATGTTTAAACAAGTGATAGCAGACAACAGAGATCTTTTGATTAAATTCGTAGGAATAGTGAGTGGATCTATAATATCCAATCTTGAAGTGGTAGAGATGGGATTAAGAATCTTATCGGGTGCAGCAGCATTTGTTGTGGGTATTCTTACAATAATCAAATTAATTCGCGATTTAAGTAAGAAAAATGCCAAAAAATAAAATATATATATGGTAGCACAAATAATAGCATACTGCTTCTTTTGTTTTATTGTACTATTTTTTATATATTTGGTAAAAATTAATGGCAAAGATTTCTATGAAGCCATTAAGGGAACTGATGGAAAACTTCAAATACCTGAGATAGTAACAATAGTGTGGCTAATACTTTTTATCACAATAGTGCTCAGTGAAGTATTCCTTGAAAAAACAATCCAGGACAACATATGGTACTCAATGGATGTCATAATGTTATTCATCTTAGGAGGTAAGGCAACACTTCAATATGTTGATAAGAATAAAAGTAACTAATTGAAAATCAAATCGTAATGAAACTCTCCATTCAAACAATACTCCTTATTCTTTGTATATTTGTAATAGTATTTCTTGCAACAGACAAATACTACAATCACAAGCAAATCAATCAACTACAAAGAAATAATGAAATACTTGCAAACAACTATCAATTCACAGTAAGCAAGAAAGATAGCCAAATAGTATACCAGGAGCAGATAATAGTTGATAAAAACAGCAAATTAGCCAAATTAGGTGATTCCCTACAACACATAAAGAACATCAAATCTCAAGTAAGAATAGTCACAGTAACCAAATACGATGTCGATACAGTCAAAATACCCAATGACAACATTGCCACAATAGATACGACTAATTACCTAAAGCTGCCTTATACTCTCAGTAAATCAACAAAATGGTACAATTACAAATTCACGTTCACACATAATGGTGAAATAATCAGAGATTCACTTTCGTTTGTAAGTGATTTTATTGTATTATCTGGCTATGAGAAGAAATTCAATCTCAATCCCTTCAATAAAAACAAACCTATTGTATATTTCAGAGACAAAAACCCATACACAAAGGTAACTCAAATGCAAAACGTCATTGTGAGCGATTTTAAGCCGCGTAGAACAACGATTGGCATTCAAGTGGGGTATGGAGTCACAAAACAACAAATAACTCCTTATATCGGCTTAGGAATAGGTTATACACTATTACAATTTTAGAGATGAATCCGAAAACAATAATACATTATAGTTACCTTACTTATCAAAATGGTATAGTGAGAGAAAAAGAAGGCAAAGCTGTTGTAATTAATGAAAAAGATAATTCAATAATAGCTGAGGTAATTAATCCAATAACAGGAGAGAAAGAAATTAGAGCATTTAATGAAGGTGAATATTATTAATTATGAACTGGAAAGAATTAAAAGAGTTTTGTAATTCATTAGATGAGAATCAACTCGAAAATAAAGTTATTCTTTGGCGTGAAGATGAAGCTATAAATAATATTGAAGTAGAGAAACTGCAAGAAGATCATTATATCAATAAAGATGAGCCAGACTATGGATGCTTCCCTGTTTCTGAAGCAGGATATTTAGATACTAAAACCAAAATTAAAAAGGTTTACAACAAAGGGTTCCCAATTTTGTGGGAAAAGTTTTGATGAATAAATTATCAAATTGGCAACATCAGTGAATCATAGATCCGGGCATAGACAAGCATTTATTCAAAAGTATTAACAAATTTACAATAAATTAAGCAAATTGTTATGAAAATCATATATAGTGGATGCATCAAGATGTAAAATAATCGAAGAATGAATAAATATACAGAACAAGAAATACAAGAGCTATTCAATGATATCTATGATCAGCAATCTATTCCATTAAGCATAAGATTGCACATTAATCTATCAATGAATGACACTGAAAACTGGAAAGATGGAGATTATCTTGGAGATAGAGGAGGCGATGAAGAAATCAAAGTAATTATCGATACTGTTAAGGAATGGATCAAAGATGGAGATTTAAATAATTTTTAACAATGGGAAAATCAACTAAAAAACCTATCATAAAAGATAGCAACAAAGGTATGAAATCCTTATCTCATCGTAAATTCAGAAATAAAACAAAACAACTGATCAATCAAGGTAAATTCGATGAGCTACCAGACGATCAGAGACAATTGACTAATCCTTATGATATTTGCGATTGGGTTTATGTAATGGATAAAAATGCAGAGAATAGAATGAGAGAAAGGGGCCATCTAACCGATGAGGAAATCGAAAATGAAATGAATAAAGCTAAAAGAAAATAGTATTCTTTGAATAATACAAAGATTTAAAATATTTCACCGCAATTTCAGTTAACCAACATTAAAATAATACAATAACCTATGTGCTCCTCTTGTAATAAATTAGACCTCAACGGTCAAGTATTTGAACAAAACGAAAAAGGCGAATGGATCTATAAAGCAGAAGATTCAAAGTTTAAAACTCAAAAAGGAACTCTCAAGGCTCAATATAAAGACCTTCCTCGTTATAAACTAATCTACAACTACGAAGATCACTTCAGAGCACAATTTGATAATACATTAAGGCAAATCCAAAAAGACATTAAAAAAAAGATGGAAATGTTTGTAGGTTAATTGAATTTGCATATCTCAGATATAATTTATATATTTACATTTCAAATCTGATAAAGCAAAAATATAAACCCATGACAGGAAAAGTCTTAATCTGCAAGCTCAAGAATATACAGGAAATTCCAGGAGCAGATCAAATAGTACAAGCTAATCTATTTGGTGAAACTGTAATCATCTCAAAAGATCACAAAGAAGGAGAACTTGGCCTTTTGTTCGACTGTGAAACTCAACTAAGTCCAGAATTTTGTTACAATAACAATCTATATAGACATAGTGACCTCAATAAAGACAAATCCAAAACAGGATACATTGAGGATAATAGAAGAGTGCGTCCAATTCGATTGAGAGGTGTGAGATGTTCAGGATTATGGATGCCTCTTGAATCATTGTTGTTTATTCATAGTGGTTATTTTAGCAAAGAAGAAATAAGAGAGGGAGTTGAATTAGATCAATTGGGAGGAGTTGCTATTTGTAATAAATACATCACTCAAAAAACCAAACAGGGGAGAGAAAATAAACAAGGTAAAGCAAGAGTAAATCTATGTCCTACTTTTAAAGAGCATATTGATACTGACCAGCTAATGAGAAATCTTCATAACATTCATGAGGGAGATTTAATAACGATTACTGAGAAGCTCCACGGTACATCTTGTAGATGTGGCAATCTTCCTGTATTACGTCAAAAGAACGTATTTGAGAGAGTTTTAAATAAAATTGGTCTCAATACACCAGACACACAATATAAATTCGTTGTAGGCTCTCGTAGAGTGGTTAAATCAATTGGAGACACTGAACACACCGGCCCTGGATTCTACGAAAGCGATCTATGGACTAAAGCAGCTAAGGAAAACTTTGAAGGTAAATTAAGAAAAGGAGAATCTATTTACTTTGAAATCGTTGGCTACACACCAGAAGGTACTCCAATAATGGGATCTCATAGCAATGAGAAGCTAAAGAAATTCATGGATAAAGTGGAATATGGGCAATTTGTTGAAAGATATGGAGAACAGACTGTATTTAGTTATGGATGTACTCCATTTGCTTTGCAAAATCAACCTCAATACGACATCTATGTATATCGTATCACAATGACTAACGAAGATGGAGAATCAATTGATTACTCATGGAACCAAGTAAAAACAAGATGCGAACAATTGGGAGTAAAGCATGTGCCAGATATTGAGCAATTCGTAGTTATGAATTGGCAATTAACTATGGCATCAGAAGGTCAGTTGATTGATTTTAGTTTAGAAACTCATTTGCAAAAGTTAACTGATCAAGATTCTGAAATTTTCAAACAACATCTTAAAGAAGGTATAGTTGTTAGAGTAGACAATGGAGGATCAATTCCTTTGTTTTACAAGAACAAAGCTTATCTCTTCAAAGTGCTCGAAGGGATTATAAAAGATACTGATGTAGTAGATTTAGAAGAAGTACAATCATGATAGATAATTTCGATCAAATAAGAAGATTACTTGATTTCAGATCAAAAGATGATTTTTACTTTGTACAAATACTACAAAGAAAGAAAGATCATATTATTGGTAAAGTAAATGGATGCAATAATAACAGTAGGCTCATTAAAGCTTATTATATTCGATCATTAGAGTATTTTGATTTTATAAAGCCAGAGATTATTGAATTGTGTAAGTTATTTCAGGCACGTGCTGGTATTAATTTAAATCGAAGATCATTTAAGAATATGGCCCTACAGAATCTTAGAAAAATTACTGATCAAATCCTTAATGAAGATTACATACACGCCCCTAAAGCTTATAGTAGCGTATGTGGGATGTATAGTAATGAAAGTGATAAAACTTGGATTATTGATATTGATGATAAGGAATATGTAAGCTATGAACTTAAATCATATATTGATACATTGAGACCGGAGGGGGATAAATTCATAACAGAAATTCCTTCTAAAAATGGCTATCACATCATAACAAGACCATTTGATTTACAGGCATTCAAAAAACAATATCCAGATATCGAAATCCATAAAAACAATCCAACAAATCTATTTATACCATGAACAACGTATATTTTACAATCGGGATTAGTGCATCAGGAAAAACCACGTGGGCTAAAAATTCCTGCAAAGAGACAAATGCAGTAAGAATAAACAGAGATGACCTAAGAGGTTCATTATTTGGATTATCATTGCAGGAATACTTTGACACTTACAATGATCATAAAGATAAAGAGAAAATCATCTCCTCTCTTGTATTTAAAATGGCCAATGAAGCATTAAAGCAAGGTAAGGATGTAGTTCTTGATAATACCCATCTATCAATTAAGTACATCAAAGAAATATTAAATAACATTGAGGGCAATGTAGTATTCCGAGATATATGGTTTCTTGAAAATCCTCAAACATGCATTGAACGTGATCAATTAAGAGAAGTATCTGTAGGAGCAGATGTAATCAATAAACAATCTCAACAATTCAACGATCTATGGCAGCAAGAAAAGCAAGTTATTAAGTTGATTGAAGATAGACAGAAATTAAATTTTACTCCTGTAGTGCAAGATAGTAGTTTACCAAAAGCTGTAATTTTTGATATAGATGGCACACTTGCAAAAATGAATAATCGAAGCCCCTACGATTGGGATCGTGTTGATGAGGATAGTTTAAATGAATCTGTAAATTGGATGTTTACTTTTGTTCAAAATTATAGATTTGCTGAACACATAAGGGATTTAAATGACTCAAAAGTTCATGTTGTCATTTGTACTGGAAGAGATGGTAAGGCTGAAGTTAAAACAAAACAGTGGTTAAGAAAACATTCAATCTCATATAGTGATTTCTATATAAGAAAAGAAAACGATAATCGAAAAGATAGTATTATTAAACATGAATTTCTTCAAGACATTATAAAGAAATATCATATCATAGCAGTTTTCGATGATAGAGATCAAGTGGTACGAATGTGGCGCGACTGTGGAATAACATGCTTTCAAGTAGATTATGGAGATTTTTAAGTCTCCATTTTCTTTTTATATTCACTTATATTTGTTAACTTTATACAATGTTCACTCCTAATCAAATACAGCAAATAAACAACATCATAGAAAGTAGAATAACTTTCTTTATGGCTAATTATATCTCTCCCGATCTACTTTCCAGTGAACAAAAACAAATGCTAAAACAAGCAGGAGTAGATGTAATAAAAATAAACGCCAAAGACACACTCATATATCAAGCATTTGCATTAGGAATGATGTCAGGGGCAATACCTCAATCAGTACTAAATAAAACCTCATATAATCAATTTAAGAAATATCTCAATAGTGATAAATTCATTCCCCTAAATACTTATGAGAAAGCAGTCATAACATCTATCCAAACTCAATCACTGTCAGATATAAAAGGATTATCTAACCGCCTTGAGAAATTTGTCAATGATACAATAGCGCAACAACAGAGACAACACTTTGAATCCACTATTCGCCAAGAAATAGAAACAGGCACATCTCAAAAGAAATCATTAAGAGTAATCAGCAATGAGATAAGTAAGAAGCTTGGAGATTTCAGTAGGGACTTTGATAGGATTGTACAATATGTAAGTCATCAGGCATTTGATGAAGGTCGTGCAGCTATGATTGAAAAGAATTATGGTGAGGATGCACTCGTTTATAAATCCCCATTTCCAGGTGCGTGTAAGTGGTGTATAAAGCTATATTTAACCAATGGTTTAGGCAGCAAACCCATTGTATATAAATTAAGCCAACTAAAGGCAAATGGTTCAAATATAGGAAGAAAACCCAATGAATGGTTACCTGTAGTAGGAAATGTCCATCCGTATGACCGTTGTCAGCTTGAATATCTTCCAGATGGTTATGTATGGAGTGATGAAGAGAAACAATTTGTTCCTGGGAGGGTAGAAAACAAATCGGGTAGAAAATCAAAAGTGAGGGTAGAGTTCAATGGAAAACAATACGAAGTCTAATGTAGTTGAAATATTCTATTTCGCAGCATATAGAGATGATCTTGGTCTTCTTGTAATATATCTTAGAGGCACCAATAAAGATCATGGTAAATTAATTGATATACTTATAGATGAGAAATTTGAACTAAGACCTATAACTTTTGAAGATTGGGTAAATTTTCAATCTAAGCAACATGAAAGACTTAAATGTTTTATGATAAGCGATATGGAAGAATTGCAATTTTTCATGAAACATTTCTCAAAATAATTGATCTAAGTGTTGGATATTAAATATAAAAGTTGTATCTTTGGTATGTCAAATTTAAAACGCTTAGAAATGAAAAAAATGGTTAAAATATTTGCGGTAATGAGGGTATCAGGCTCAAAAATGGTTGAGGTTTATAGGAGTGAGTCAAAAAAAGATTGTTTGAATTTCAAAAAGGAAAATAGACGTTTAGGCAAACTTGGCATTATGTACATAGATAACAAATTAGTGTCTTTGTAAATAATTTAACAAAAAATCATGGTTAATTTAAATAAACAAGTTCCAAGTCACATTATAGAAAAATTTAAATCAAAGGAAAGCGCACAAAAAAGGATTGGTGAACTCGAGAAACAAAAAAGGCAAATATTAAACGGTTATCAGAATACATTTACTAAGGAATGGGTTATACATTATATATAATTTCAACTACCACTTGAACCTAAAATGGCTTAAATATAAAATCATGAAAAACGCATTTATTCAACAGACAGCGGAAGACTACGACATGAAGTATGAGGATGTTAAATACATCTACGACCTATGGAAAGATAAAGGCAGATTTTACGAAAAACTAGAGGAATACATAAAAGAAAGGTCACGATGAACAAATTTGACATAGTAACCTCTAAACAGATAGCCTCAAAATAATTGAGGCTTTTTTTGTTATTAAAATCAATATTTATTATCTTTACACATTCTTTAAAGAACATTGTTTATTGCGCAATTAACAAATTATTAACAATCAAATGAATAGTTACATTTTTGAAGACAGAGATGGCGAGGTACATGTAGAGTACTTTGTAGATGCTATCTCACCAGACTTTGGTAAATTTCAAGTATATCAAACAAGAGGAGTATCAGATGCCGAAATTAGGGCGGGTATTCAATTCAGAGAACTTCCTTACGGCAAAGATGAGTTTGTAGAATTTGCAGACACTTATGATCTAAGATTGACCTTCCGTGATTCAAGAACTCAGGAAGACACAGTAGTTCGTGATTGGGGTGATTTCTCATTCTCTATTAGCTTAACAGATTCTTACTTGTAATATTTATAGTATAAGTGAAAGTCTGTTATACTGCAATAATAGGAAAATACGATCACTTAAAAGAACCAACAGTAATAACCCCTAATTGGGATTATATCTGTTTCACAGATCAATCAAATTTAACCTCAAAAACATGGAGGATTGTTAAAATAGACAATCCTCTAAATCTTGAAAACACACGGTTAGCAAGACAAATCAAGATACTTGGCCATCAATCCATAAAGCACTATGAAATGTCAATATGGGTTGATGCCAGTGTTGAGATTACAACCAACCTTGACAATTTCCTTGTCAAATACCAATTTAATGATAACGATATGATGTTATCATGGCATGCTGGAAGAGATTGTATATATGCAGAAGCACAAGCTTGCATTCAACTATTAAAAGATGACGAGAATGTAATCAAAAATCAGATGCAGCGATATAAGGAACAACACTTTCCTAAGCACTATGGCCTTGTACAAACAGGAATAATAGTAAGAAGAAATAATCCAGCCACTGAAACATTTTGTCAACAATGGTGGAATGAATTAGCAAGAGGAAGCAGAAGAGATCAACTAAGCTTTAATTACATAGTTTGGAAATTACATAGGTCAATAAAACTCAAAACAATCACACCTAAAATATTCTATAGTGATTTCCAGTTATACAATCATACTCCAAACAAAGAGAGATTAAGACAAAAGAGAAAAATAAAAAGACAGAAATTAAATAAAACATTAGCAAATCGTAGAACATTATTATGATTGATTGTATCATTTTTTCAAAAAATCGTGCAGCACAATTACAACTCCTCATTGAATCCATAGAGCGATTCGCACCAAGATTATATAATAACATTTATGTAATCTATAAAGCTACAACTAAAGACCATGAGACTACATACAATTATGTAGCTTCAAAATATTATCATATAACTTTCATTGAGGAAGAAAATTTAGTTGACAATCAATTTGAGAAGATCACAAAATCAATAATAAACCATATCAACTCCTACAATACTCCACTACTAACTTTCCTTGTAGATGATGATATATTCTTTAGACCTCCAAGAATAAAATCAGAACAAATTCATGAAATCATATATCACACCAAAAGGGTGTTCAGTTTACGATTAGGGAAACGATATAAATACTTAAAGGACTTTATGGTTCACAAGAACTACATAACAATTCCACGAGATATTAATGTTAAATGTGCTGCCTATCCTTTGTCTGTAGATGGAAATATATTTGATACAAAATTCATCACAAAGCTAATAGACAAGATAAGCTTCATTAATCCAAATAAACTTGAAAGCAGGTTACAGAAGTTCACACCACAATGCAGCAATATGTTCAGTGTGATAGAGCAATGCTTAGTAGGTGTACCGATCAATAGGGTAAGTGATACCTCTCATTGTACTTTTGGAGAGAATCATTATCTTAATGAAGATGAAATATGCAAACAATTTCTTGAAGGTAAAAGATTCAATCTTGATGATATAAGCTTCAAGGGAATAAATAATACCCATGTTGAATTAAAAATGGAAATGAAATGAAAAAGATTGAAATAGGAGACAATTTGGCAATGATTTTATGGGCTACAATAGTATTAGGTTTTATGTTGTTGCTGATATATTCAGATAAATTATGAAATTTATTGCAAAACGATTCACTCTAATAGTGATATCGGTTATAGTAATAACTGAACTCATAGTAAATAACACACATGATTCAGCTATTCTTTTTGTATTTTATGGATTGTATAAAATAATATCATTAAAATGAAAGATTTTGATTTAAAAGAACAAGAAGAAAAAGATCGCCTAATGATTCATTTAATAATGGCTGGATTAGTAGTAGTCATTTTTAGTTTGGCAATATATATAGCATCATAATGCTTCTATCACTTCCCGATCTTGTACGAAAATATAACCTTAACATTAAAGGTATAATTCATTGTGGAGCGCACACAGGAGAGGAATATCCTATATATCAAAAATTAGGCATTGACAATGTATTATGGATAGAAGCAAACAGGCACCTAATCCCACAACTCGAAAAAAGAATTAAGAACGATAATCATCTAATTCTTAATGCAGTAATATCAGATGAGCCGTGGAAGAAAGTAGATTTCATATATACCAATCAAACGCAATCATCTTCTTTGTATCACCTTGGATTAAATAAACAACAAAGGCAAGGATTACAGGAACAAACAATTGAGCAAGTAGAGACTATTTCATTAGATCATCTGTTTAAACATCATATAGACCTCGACATTAAACGATATAACCTAATTAATCTCGACATACGGGGAGGAGAATTAAATGCCCTGAGAGGGTTTAAAAATTGCTTAAAACACATCGATTATATTTATTGCGAAGCTCATATTAAAGAAACCTACAAAAATGTTCCTCAATTAGATGATTTATTAAATTTGCTCAATCCACTTGGATTTAAACTAAAGGATTCTTATTTTTACAAAAACAAAGGTTGGGGAGATATATTTTTAATTCGCGAGATATGATCAAAACTCAATTCACATATCAACAATTTCTTAATTGCATAGATCAACAAATACCCTTTTCATTTGCTCGTTATGGTGATGGAGAATGGAATGCAATATTTGGCCCCAAGAAACCTCACAAAAATACCAATTGTGACGGACACCAATATTTTCCCGAAATGGGACAAGAATTGAGGGATATTATCAAAAATGAACCCAAATACACACTAGGCATTCAATCTCTTGCTATGAGATTAAGAGGTGAAGAAATACAACAATTCACAAAAGACCTTAATATTTCATGGTGCGATGCAGATATATTACATAAAGCATCAATCAAAGGAAACTTAGATAAACTATTTGCTGTACTCAATCAAACACCTGAAAAGATAGTAATAGTTGGCCCCGAATATCTCAGAGCAATAAGAAGTAAAATAAAATATGGAACTTTCATATCAATACCTTCAAAAGACTGTTATCTTGTGACAAATCAGGTAGTAAATGAATGTGCTAAAATTATGGTTTCACACAGAGGAATGATTTTCCTATTTAGCGCATCAATGTCAACTAATGTATGGATTGATAAATTATATACTCACTTCGGGCAAGACAATACCTTACTGGATTGTGGTAGTGTTTTTGATCCCTACATAGGAGTGAATAAAAGGAGTTATCATAAAGATATAATAAGTAGAGAAAAAATATAAAAGAAACCTCCATGCCGGGTGGCATGGTTGTATTTTGTTAATCATAGCTGTTTTCAAACCTTATTAACAAAATTTCATAGGTAGGCAAAAATGGGAGTGTGGCGGTACCCGCTCCCATTTTTAAAATTCAAATTTATGAAACACATTTTCTTATTGACATTATTATTATTTACACTATCAGTTATAGTAAATATATTATTAATTGATTCTATAAATGTTTATAAACATCAAAATAAAGAATTAAACATATACAAGCATAGGTTTTTAAAAGAGGCAGAATTAAGAAAATGTAAAGTAAATAAAAAAACAGTTGAACTTTCATTTGGAAAATTAGCTTATGTGATTGTGGGCAAAGATACATTATACAGAAAGGCTACATCAGTAGTAAGATGGCCATTTTTTTTAAAGAATGAAATTATAGTTGATATTGACTGGTATAGGAAAAGTACAGAGTTTGAAAGAGAACAAACTCTATTTCACGAATTAGGACATATATATTTAAATAGAAAACATTACAATGCTCATTTATACAAAGACAGAGTTTTTATTCCAATATCAATAATGAATAGAATTAACACACAACATTATGAACAAAATAAAGAATATTACCTCAACGAATTATTTAGAAAAACCAAAGATTAAAAAACTTTCTAAACGAAATCAAAGAATATTTACTAACTTGCAAATTATAAAAATAATTAAAATTTGTAATCAAGAACAAATACTTAAATATTTATCATTATGAAACACACATTGATTTTAATTTGTCTATTTTTAACATTTCTTGCACAATCTAATGCACAAGAGAGAGCTTGGATAAGCAATAAATCGTCAATCATATTAAGAGATGATATGAGAGGATTTAATAAAATTAATGACTCTACTTATCAAATGATAGGAATTAATGAACCATGCATTGAATCAGATTCAAGTAAATCCATAATTATTGATGGAGTTGGAACTTTTTCAAGTATGCCTTGCTTTAGAGATTATTTACTAAAACAACCAAATAAAATTATTGTTTGGGGTAAATTAAGTATTGCAGGCGATATAGATACCACAACTGTATATAACTGGCAAAATGATGTTCTTGAATATTCTGGTTCAAGGTGGTCGGGCGCATTTTCTAAATTACCTCCTTATACCGGTTGCAAGTGTTCATTTTCAAATGGAGTAGGCGACAGCGTAAAATTAAATTTTTACGGTAATGGTATTAAAATTTGGGGAGAGCTTAATTCACATTTAAATACAGCAGATGTTTATATTGATGGAATTAAAGTGGGACAAATTGATGAATATGATTCAGTTGGATTTGGGAATGACCAGTTTATTATGTATGAAAATATGAATTTATCTGACGGCAATCATGTATTAAAAATAGTTGTTACAGGAGAAAATGAGCAATCAAGTGGCAAATATTTTGTTTTACATAAAATAGAAGTGTTTAATGAAGATAAAGCCATAAGTCCTATTGTTAATAATGTTGATACAGTATATATTCATACAACAGACACAGTTTTTCTTCCATCAGATACAGTAGTTAAGCGATTGTATTACATGCCTACAGCCATAGAAAACGAAGGTCAAATACAATGGGATTGGCAAATAATAGAAAAATAATATGACAGTTGAAAAGATTCTCAGTAAATTCAGAGACAACACAATGTCTTTTGATAGTGCATTTCAAGCACTTAGTGAAATAGGATATTGCCCTAATCTATTAAACGATGATAATGGATATTGGGCAGTAACATTTGATGGAATGCAAAATATTAGGCAAACAGATGATGAAGATTACACTGGTTCTTTTTATATAGAAGCTAAATATTGGAAAGAAACAATTAGGGAAGCATTAATAGTAGCACTTGAAGAAGAAGAATAATGAAAATAAAGTTAATATTTGCATGGTATGACTTTTGGGTTGGTATTTTTTATGATAAGAAAAAGAATTGGATATATTTCTTTCCAATACCAACGTTTGGATTGATAATTAAATTAAATACATGAACTACATCATCTCATATCCACGTTCTGGCAATACTTGGTTAAGGTATATAATAGAATATCTAAGCAATCAATCAACTAATGGATTAATAGATGTACCAAATAAACACGACAAACTTCAAAAGCCCCTTCTAAAGTCAGGAAACAATTTTATAGCACATAAGCTTCATTCATTTGATGAAAAAATAACTGACAATGATAAGGTAATCATTATCATAAGAAACTATAAAGAGTGCATCATAAGGCACAACAAAGACAAGCGTGGATATGACTTTGAATTATTTGAGAAACAAAATCAAGGTAAAAGAGATGATTATATAGGAATAATCAAGCATTTTGATCAATTTAACGGAAAAAAATTGTATCTTTACTACGAAGATTTAATTAACGATTCATACATACCTAAGATATGTTATCAATTATGTCAATTCTTACAAATTGAAAATAGTAGGATAAATTCATTTTTAGACAATCTGCAATCAATTAAATCTCAATCTCTTTGTTTATATCCAAAGAGCAAAACTAAAGGTAAAAGCGAAATACATCATTCACAATTATTAACATGGGATGATAGGTTAAGGTGGGATTTTTACCTTGCTTTTTATTATAGAGATTTATACCTGGATTATTTAACAAGATATGAAGAGCAATAAAGAAAAAGAAGAGATATTAAAGATTGCACAAGTTCAAGCTCAATTAATTGAAAATATCAAATGGAGAGTTCCTAATAGAGGCTCTGGTGGACAAGTAGTTGGATTATGTAGATCAGATGTAACTTTAGTAAGCGAAGAAGTAAATTTTGAAATTACTATTGGATATTATAGAAGCCAGATTAAAAACAAAGAATTGGCTTTAACTTTATTTAGATTGTACTTAGATGAAATAATAAAATGACCAGAACCCAAATAATTAATTCAATAGCTAAAAAAATCAATGCTCAATCTTACCTCGAAATAGGAACCAGAGAGGGCAAAAACTTTGATGCTATCAATATCGAATATAAAGTAGGAGTTGATCCTGATGAAAATTCAAAAGCAAATTTTCGTTGTACAAGTGATGAGTTTTTTGCCTATTATAATGATCTAAAATTTGATATTATTTTTATTGATGGTCTCCATGAACATGAGCAGGTAAGTAGAGATATATTAAATTCACTTGATTGCCTCATTGATGGAGGTTATATTATTTGTCACGATATGAATCCAACAAGTGAATTAATGCAAAGAGTACCTCGTGAATCGAAATGTTGGACAGGAGACTGCTGGAAGGCATGGGCTGATCTGAGACTATTTAGAGACGATCTAAGCATGTTTGTTGTCGATTGCGACTATGGAGTAGGAGTTATCACAAAAGGTCATCAGAAGTGCTTAGAAAGACCTCACAACATACAATGGGATTATAACAAGCATCTAGCAGTAGATAGAGAAGAAATTTTAAACTTAATAAATGTAAATCAATTCAAACAATGGTTGAATCAATAAAAACAAAAACACGTCATTTCGGAGGTAAATTAGATAATTTCACTTCTAAAGAAGAAAGAACCCACGAACAAAAGCATCTTAAAGCTTATCTCAGAGGAAATAAGAGATTTCAAAATGGATATCATACTAATAAAGCTGGCCTAAGAGAGCCATCATGGTTTGACGTTAAAGAAGAGTGGAAATAATTAATGAACATCTATTATTCCTCTCCATATTCAAGTGATAAATTACTAGGTCGTG